CCTCCTTACGAGCCATTACAAAATCAGCTACCCCTTGATACTTATAGCCCTCCGGAAACCTAGCCCGAATTGTATAGCAGTCTGGAGTTACTAAGAAGATTTCAAACTTTTCTGCTATTAAATGTTCCCATAATAACTGAAACATATCACAGGTAGTCAAGTTTTCCTTTAAAGCTTCCTCGCATGGAACTGCTACATAATCAATATCCTTATTAGTAAGGCCGAGAAGTTCATCCCGTACCTTACCTCCTACTTCGTAAAACTTAAACATCTCCATTTTCAAATAATTCTCTAATATCGTAGCAGTCAATATAGGGAGTTCCACTTGCAGTTTCTTTTTCACTTGTGAAGAAGTCTACAAAGTCCTCCCATGCTCCATCATCCTTTAGGATAAAATCAGCAAGAGGATATATTGCCATCTCTTCTAACTGCCAGGAGAGATGATACTCTTCAGCAGGAACCCACTGGGTAAGGTACTCTCCACAGTGGTCAACTACATACTGAATACAATTGTCTAGCCAGTCATTGCCTGCAACCTTACAATGATAATCGTAAAGTATTGGATACTTCTCTGCTAAGAATAGTAAGAAGTTTTTATCAGCCTCTCGTGAGAAGTCACAATAGTCAGTAAAAGACTCTCCAGCCTCTCCTTCCCATATTCCAATAAGGCGTACTACATCTTTAGCCTTCAAATCCTCCCTATTGTAAAACTTGGTCTTCTCCATAGATTTCTCCGCTATATTCATTCCATTCTTCATCGTCCTCACATTCTTCTATAGAAGAACTATAGTAAGCATTTTCATCTACTCTACTCCATAATTCATCCCAGTCGCCTTCTTCCATTTCGTCTGGGTCATAGCCTTCTTCCTCAGCTATGTCCTGGTCATGACCATAAGAATAGAAGTTGTCATAAGCTAATTGCTCCGCTAAATCCCACAAGTCCGACTCAGATTCAGCAACTGCTCTAAATGTATCCTCTTCCCCACACCAATGTGTAGAAACATGAATTAAAAACCTTTTCATAATTTCTTAACAGTTATTTGATCGTAAGTTATACCTTCTATAACTCCATCTAGATAATTATATACTACGTCCATTAGAGTATCTTCTGGTACATCTTCTAAACTAGTATATTCTTCAGATCTACCATCGTTAGCGTCTATCAATAACGAGCTATCGGAGATATCAAATGTAAATTCTAATTTAAATTTCATGTTAACCTACGTTACAACAAATTTGACTGAAGTCAGAAAAGCCTAAAGATGTCCACGATATGATATACCGTAGAAACTCACAATAATTTTTACTAGTAGTAAGCTCCTCTAGATACTCCTTTAAGAGTATAATCTCCTCAATATAATCTGGATTATTGGCAGCATATTTTTCATATAGAGTTAATCTCTCAGTAGAAGATTTTATATCCTCTTCAATACTATGAATAACTCCATCTAAGTCTGAAGTATTCAAGTTGGTATACACCTCACTTTCTCCAGCCCATGCCACATTAACTTCGTCGCAAATTGCACTATATATACAGTGGGACCGACTGAAGCTAACAATGTCTATAGGTTTACCCTCATTCTTAGGAACACCATATATAGTCAAGTAACTACTCATAATTCACTTACTAATTTAATTACTAATTCTTTAAGGTGTTGTAACAATTCTTTCTTAGATTTCTCAGTAATACAAAGACCTGTTAAGTCCGCTCTGTTCTCCAGACAATCAATAAAAGAATCTACCTTAAACTTCCCTTCATCGTAGTGAAGGGTTTCTCCAAACGCACTTAGAATCTCTTCATCTGTAATTAATTCTGTTGTTGTAAACTCTACATTCATAATTACTTGACATTTGGTTCAACAAAAGATACTGGCTCATATAATTCCCACCCAGTTAGCCATATTGGAATGACTATAGTTTCTACAGCAATAACATCCCAAACAATGTTACCAATACACGCTTCATAGGTTACTCCCTCGATTTTCTTAGTTTGATAGTTTGCCCAACCGTAAGGTTCAGCTACAAACTTAGTTCCATCAGCTCTCTCAAAAGTCTTGCTGTCTGCACAAGAACTTAAAGCAATAATTGCTATTAACAATAAACCAAATAATTTTTTCATACACTACTATATTTAATTAAAAATGATGCCCTAACTGCGCTCTCAGCATTACGCCTTGGACTGTAGGCACTGTTAGTAGGCCAAGGGGGCTCAGGTTTGGCATCACTACTATAGCCCCTTATTCGTTAATGAATCCAATGATCTGATACAGTAACATCTGCACCTAAAAATACATTAGGACAGAATGGTTTCCCTCCATCTATCATACACTTAACTAATACCTTAGATACTTCATCGGCAATAGATTCTGGGCATTCTAGATTAAACTCGTCATGGACTGGAACACACATCTTAACAATGTTAAGAAGCTTATGCTCCTTAATCCAATTAAATAGTTTAATAGAGGAAAGTTTAAAACACATTGCTCCCCTGTTCTGAATACGATAATTGATAGACTGCTTTTCAGATGCTGCTTTTCTCTGAAAATATCTCTTAACGTCTTGGACGGTATCACAGCCAGGAGAATCTCTCTTCATTTCTCTGTAATAATTCCAGAACTCTGGGTCATTGAACTTCTTAGAAATCCGCCAGAGGTCATCAATATCATATATATGTGCTCTATGCTTAGTTATGGGATTTAACAGAATATAACCATCCCTCATTACCGCCATTCTACAATAATCTTGATACTGTTTTACTCCAGGGAAACCCTTCATAAAGTTATCATAGATTTCTTGAGCTTCTGACAACGGTAGCCCCTTGTTATTAGCTATAGTATTTGCATCGCCTCCATAATTGATGGCAAATTCAATACCTTTAGCATCCTGTCTTTGGGCATGATATAATTTAGCTATATCCTCTATAGGGCAGTCTCTAGGGATAATATTCGGATAAGACATTTTAGCTACTAGACTATGAACATCCCCACAGCCATGTTCAAATAGTTCAATCATAGCCTCGTCCTTAGATACAGAAGCAATGATTCTACTTTCTTGAGACTGATAATCCGCAGAAATCCACTTATTACCTTTCTCTGCAGTAAAACATGCTCTAGTTTCCTTGTCATGAGGTAAATTCTGTAGATTAAGTTTATATACTCCTCCTCCAGAACTTACTCTAGCTGTATCAGCTCCTAGTGAGTGAAAATCTACATGGATTCTTCCAGTCTTAGGGTTAATTGCCTTCAACCAGTTCTCCCCATAAGTAGAAACCACTTTTGCAGCTTCCTGATATTTTAGATAGATAGGAATAATCGGGAAATCTTTAGCCTGTGGAGCTAGAAGCTTAGCTTCAACAGATTTCTTTTCCTTCTTAGTCTGCTTATCAAATGTCTTGACTTTAATTCCTAGTAATTCAAATAATTTAATAACTTGTTGAGAGCTACTCCAGTTAATTGTACACTTAGGCTTGGTATCAAAGCCATTAAATAAATCACCTTGATTATCTACCTTAGTAAATTGACTTATTACTCTTTTTCTATAAGCTTTAACCTTTCCGTCTGGTGTTTCAAGGTCTTCTTGAGGGCATCGGACATATTTCTCTTTTAGTAGTCTAGCTACTTCATCCTCTATTTCCATAAGGTTATAAAATTCCAATTCTGGATATTTAATATCCCATCCGTCATGCTCATGTCTCTTTTCAGAATCCCATTGAACTACCCAATCGTTTAGTTCTTGCTCAGCATCCTTCAGTTTAACAAGGTCTTTAGCTATCTTATTTCTCCATTTTACGACATCTAAATGAACGCCGCAATGCTTGAAATAAGCAAGACTCTTGATAAACTCACACTCAAGTTTCATAGCAAGATTTAATTCTTGCTTAGCAAGCTCTATTTCTTGTTTTTCTTTAATGTCTTCTAGCCACATTACGTCTCCTGCAGCATAGACTACTACATCTTCAGTAAGACCATCATTTATAATCTTGCCTCGAACAGATTTATCTAAGTCATAGTTTAGATAATTCCATGCAGCTGCTTTCAAACTCATTTCTCTTATATTAGCTGGATAGCCTAACCAAAGTAATTTCTCGGCAATCATACCATCCCAGATATAATTTGGCCAAATATCCTGCACATATAAAAACCCTAAGTCAAACATTAAATTCCATCCAAGAAATACTCTATCAGACTCAAAATAATTCTTTACCTCAGCTTTCTCTTCTGCTGACATAGTTGTCCAGTCAAAGACAACTTGATTTTCTTTGCAACCTAGTTGCACAGTTAGTAACTCCTTAGTATGCGCATCTAACCCCTTAGTTTCAGTATCAAATTGAACTAAAGAAAGAGGCAACAATATTTTCATTGCCTCCTCGAAACTTACTTCTTTGTATTTTGTAGACCCAAATAAAGTTTTATTCCGACTTACTAAATAAATCATGTTGATAGATTTCGATGTTATTTATTTCAACATCTTTGGATTTGAACCTATTATAAATAGCTTCTTCAACTGCACCTTTAATATCATCTTCATCTATTACTTCTACATCTACAAATAACCCTAATTCAACTCCTACTTCTACCTTAACCTTAGTAGGTAGTGGTTCATTGTAAGGTGCTCTAGGGTCATTAGCTGCACCCATTGGATAATTATCTAAAGTCGTCATATGGGTCATAAGTTAAAGGATCAACTACTTCCCAATCATCTGCGTTTATATCTTCACCATCAAAAGGATAGTAAGTACAAGTCCTATCAGAAAAGTCATACATAATAAACTGGTCATGGTATGTAATACCTACACCGTAACTACACATAAGAGCTTTCATATCATCAGGGATAGAACGCATGGCAGGTATTCCATCTCCAGAAATCATTGCAGGTATCTGCATAAATATCACCAGATTGCTCTGAAATACTTTCCTTCTTACTACTTTTCCCTCTTGTAACTTAGACAATATTTCTCCGAATTTCATTACATTAAATTTTTAAGTTGATTAGAAAATCTACGTCTTAATTTAGCTAAAGCTCCCTCCTTCATCTGTCTTATTCTTTCTCCTCCAACACCGTACATATCAGCTATAATTTTAGGATTGACCGGAGCCATTCCTATACCAAATAGCATACAGATTAAATCATGCTCTCTAATTGTTAATTTAGAAAGTAGATTCTCTAGCTCTTTAGTTACATAGCTTTTATTTACTTGTTCGTCAAGGGGATCTTCACCATCTGGAATAATATCACAGACTTGACTGTTTTCTTCATCTCCTCCTATGAAATCGTCCACAGAAACTAACTTATTAGAAAACTGTGCTAGATAGTCAATTTGCTCCCTAGGAATATCAGTCATTTCTGATATTTCTTCGGAACTTGGATTTCTATCATGCGATTGCAAGAATTTATTAGTTGCATCGAGTATACTTATTACCAATAATTGCTGAGACATTGGAAGACGAATTTCTCGTGCTTGCCAATATATAGAATTATAGATACTTTGTCTAATCCACCATACAGCATATGACAAGAATGTAACTCCTCTTTCTGGGTCAAACTTATCAATAGCTTTCATTAATCCTTCATTTCCACTAGAGATTAAATCCATTAAAGGAATACCTCTATTCTGAAATTGCTTGGCGATAGTCACAACAAACCTAAGATTTGATTTTATGACTTGTTCTCTAGCAACATCATCTCCTTTTTGAGCCTCACAAATGAGACGAGTTACCTCAGTACTATCTAAAATCTTATATTTAGATATATCCCTGAGATAACTCGTCAACAGTGAGTCAGAACGGTCTGTGAAAATGATTTTTTTACTCACCTTCTTTTACAACCTGGGCTTCTGAAATTTCATCTTTAGGAGCATTAAGACCAATACGAATAGATAGTACTGATATATATGCTTCCATTGCTTTTAGTTGGGCGACTAGTAAGTCTTTATTAAGGTTGTCAACCTCCTTGAACTTATCCCCTAGGATAAAATCTCTGAGCTTAACAGCACGTTCATTAACTTCGTTAAATTCTCCCAACATTCTTTGAAATACAGCTTGTTCCATTTGATTAATTTTTAATATTTACAAATGAATCTAGACCCGTAGGTTTCAAGGAAGTCCTTTTCTTCCTGTATTATCTCATAAATTCCAACTATTACTAATGACAATACTAATCCTCCAAATATATAGACCAGAATAGTATTAAATATCCAAATATAAAGGTTCATAATTAATATCGTAAGAGTCATCGAGAATAGATACATTGGCGGTCTTTGTCTCGCCTGCATCTAGTAGCCAATGATTTCCTTCGTGGATATGTCCACAAAAAGCATACTTCGGTTTCTTATCTATAATAGCCTTAGCCAAGACCTCATTTCCTGCATTTATGGGAGTAGAACTCCACCTACCAGGCGGAATCATACCACAATCATTTAATGCTGGAGCATCATGACTAATCAATATATCGCAATTTCCTGGGATATGTGAATAGATTTCTTCCAGTTTCTCATCAGAATACATGAAAGCCCAATTACCAAATTCATGGCAGGCCGGAGTTCCATAAATTCTATATACCTTTCCTTCATCACTTAGATAGTCTAGATGAGAATTATCAAGAAATTCAGCTTTTCCTTCTGTAGGAAATTTAATCACAGAGTTATTCCAAAGAAAATCTCTATTTTCAAAAACAAAATCATGGTTTCCAGCTGTAAATACTACCTTCTTACACGGCAATGATTTAATCCAATCTGCAAATACAGTCTTCAACCACTTCTCACACTGTGGCTTGTTTCTCTGCATATAAAGAGGAACAATATCTCCACATATTAAAACAAGTTCACATGGCTCTATATAATCAATTAGAAATCCATGTAAATCACTTATTGCACATATTTTCATATCTTATGAGCTAATCCGTAAACATTTTTAGTCCATCCATTCATATGCCCTTTGTTATTTCCAATAAGGCATCCTTTGTTTGAGTCTATCGCGTATACTTTGTGAGTAACGCAAGCGCCTCTAACTTTACAAAATACTACATCTCCAACATTACATTCTTGCCACCTTATAGGAGTGACAAGATGCTTTTCATTGCTCTTATACAGAGGGAGCATTGAATTTCCTGGCTCGCTTGTTATAAACGATTCACCAGCCTCCAATCTCTGTATCTTTCTCAGTGTGTTTGGATTCATCAGAATATTTATTTAGTCCTTCTCTAGTCATATTAGGTACTATACTAATATAAACCTTTTCACCATCACGGTCATACAACCATATATGATTGTCTACTACATAGCTTAGAGATTTATCATATCTAGTATAGTCTAGAATAGCTTCCCAAGTAGCCATGCTGCCAGTAATACTATCCTTTTTATGTTTATTAGCCCAGTTAAATATCCATAATAAATGCCAAGTTCTGAAAAATGTTATACAAATCATCGGGTCCCATTCGTGTCTGGGACTATCCCATTTATCCTTCCATCCTAATGCATGAAATCCTATATCTATCACCGGACTATAGTAGTCTCTTCTTATGGGAAGTCCAAATGTCCAAAAGTTCTTTCTAAATAGAAAGTGGGCCTTGGGACGTTTAAAGTATTTTCTGGCTTTCCACCAGTGATACCATGGATTACGATACTCGTTCCAGCCAGGAGAAAGGAAAGGAATTTTACTATGAAAAAAGTACGACAGCTTGTAACGCAAACTGCCATACTTTTTACTAGTTAAGTACTCTTTAACATTCATATCCTTGTTTTACTAGCTCTTTCTCCATTTCGTCTAAAATATCATCAATGACATAGTCAGTTAGACAATCAGAGTCAGGAAAGCCTAAGTTCCGCAGATGATAATCTATGTTATCTCCCGCTTCATTAAGTATCATCCAGCCTTCAACTTCTCCCTCTTCATCTTCCTTAAGTGTTTTCACCACTTGGTCGATTAACTTAGGGATATTCACATCGTAGTTCTTAACTACCTCTACATTATAACTTATTATCATGCTTCGTCTTCAATATTAGTTTCACCTTTGTCAAGTTCCTTTCCTTCCTTATCTAGGAATTTAAAACATTTAAGCTTAAATGCCTCAGATTTCATATTCTCAATCTTAATAACTATTCCCTCATGAGGTACTTTGTTATCGCAAGATGGCGAAGTTCGCTCCATATAGAATCTAGCGTCGTTAGCTAATTTCTCCATGAAATTTTCGTTCCAGTGCTCAGCTTCGTTAAGTTCTGGATATAAGCTATTGGCAGTACCATAATACCACTCTTCTACTGGGATAAGACCTACCTTAGCGCACCATTGTTGAACTTCCCTAGCACTAAATTCGTGAACTACACCGTCAACATTAGTTAATGTTACACGATATATTCGCACTTTAAAGTGCTTTTCGTGAGTATACTGTTCTCCTTCTTTAGGAGGCATACAGCCATAGTCATAATTCTTTTGGATATAGCCACCATTAGGTAAGAAACCAACGATTTCATAATATGCAGTCATACCTTTAGACAAGCAAGGTTTAACTATTTTATCAGCTTCCGCCCAAACGTCACACCCGTAGAATCCAGGAGTAACATTCTTATTATAGAACTGATTCTTTATTACCGTTCTAGAAGCATACAAATAGTCATACTTATTGAACTCTTCTCCAGTAAGCCATTTAGCGATTTTCTGTTTCCAGTTCAGATCTTGTTTACAAAGCACATAAGCTGATATACCAGAAGTTCCGTGAATTTTCTCAGTAATACTGATTAAATCATTTGGATGAATTACATTAGGACATTTCTTAATAAGAGTTGTGTCGTAGTGGAATCTAAATTGTTCATCAATGACCTTGCTGATTCCTTTGACCTTCTTCGTTTGGTTGTTACGTGGTGTGCCACCTTGTCCTTGCTGTCTCTTAGGGATGTACTTCTTGTTAATCCAAAATTCTTTGCCTTCATGTTCTACAATATCAAATTCAGTTCCTACTTCAATTTCTATCTCTTTATTAGTTACGGACATTATGTAGTTTTGGAACTGTATAATGGGCATAATAAAACCTTCCGACAGTTCATTTTTAAGTCTAATAGCTTTGACTCTACCATTGTCTTCAAACATACCAGTTTGTTCTGGGTCGTTGTTCAACTCCTTATGTCTATACAAGTTGCAATACCTTAGAAAATCAGGATTAATGCAACAAGCAGTTGGGAAATAAACATACAATCCTGGCTGGGAATCAATACCAGTAATAATGTTAAATCCATCGATGGTGCAACACTTAAGTCTAGTTACTTCTGGGTTACTGTGTTGTCTAAAATTCTTAATTTCTACAATCTTTGCCAAATAATTGACATTGGCTTTCTTACTTTTTGATAACTTCATTTCTTATATTTTTAAAATGGTTCTTCAGTAGTTTCTATAAATTCACACATAAAGTTAGCATATACTTGAGCCTGAATCTCATTAAATTCATTATTGTAATAGAACTGGAAAACATGAAACAGCTCATGATAAAATGTATTCCTAAGCTGTTCATCACTCATAGAGACGTTTCCTTCATATTCAGACTTTACTGTTCTCGCCAATTTAATAGTGTTAGTAGCATCACAAAAATAACCGTAATCGTTATTTGGAAGAGAATCTTCTATGATTACGGTTATTTCTTGATTAGCTATTTTAAACTTGTCTGGGAGCTTTCCTCCATTATTCAATTTCATCATAATACAGTTTGTACAGACTATTTAAATAATCCACAAACTCCTGTTTGTTTTCAAAAAGATTATCTACATCAGGAAGCTCTACCTTATTCTTTCTTCCATCGTTGTCATAATATTCTATACGTATCTGAGATACGCTATGGCACATGATATCACACATTCCAGCGAATATCAGAATATCATTTTCAGATAGATACTCCGACAACCAAGGAAAATCTTTGTTTTCATCTACATGGTGCCCATATCCTGCAGAGTTCCATCCTTTCTCAGAAAATCTTCCGGAATACTTACTAACATATGATAAAACCAATAGGAGAAGTTCGTCTTCTTCAAACGATTCTTTATCAAATTCAATAGTATCTCTCATGTAATCACCATCGTTTGCGTCACATTCTACATAAACTACATACAGCTCTCTATTATTCGGAACGATAGAATATTTAGCTTTCTTTAGAATATCAAATTTTTCGTATTTCATCGCGTATCAAGTACAATAAAATTATCACACATTTTTATAACATTTACTTTAAGCCCTCCTTTCAAGGCGCGAGTATCGCACACTTCATATTTCTCTTCAAGAAGGGCTGCATTCTCTTTGGTTATCTTTACCCAATAAACCCCGTTTTTCTGCTTAGAGCCATTCCAGATTAGATGATTAACTAGCCAAATATAGCGTTTTTCTACATCACTCATTTTCAAAGAAGTTTTTCAATGTCTCATATAGCGGCCTAAGCTCATCTGCATAATACTCCAACTCTAGACCTTCTATGTACGAGGCTGTATGATACACAAAATTTTCCGTATCCTGTTCCAGATAATTCCACATATCTTCGATGTCAGACTGCATTAGTTCAACGCTGTCATCGTCTAATCGAATACTTAAATACATAATTAATAATTTATTATAGAATTATAGATTTTATCTGCTTCTTCCTTAAACTTAGCAACTATATCATTAGAATTAGAGAACTCCTCAAACCATATACGTCCATATGGTAATTCACTAACAGCCATAGAAGCAACTTCTGTTCCATCTATCCAGTTCTTGAAATACACACTACCTATTTCTATACCTTTATAAGTAATACGTCTAAGCTTAGATATTTCGGATATACCCTTAGATTCCTTATATAATACTTGTAAGTCACTCCTATCCTGTTCAGAAGCTTCACTGAGCTTTCCTATTTTACTTAGAATAGCTGATATTTTGTTTTCTGCCACAGCATCTTTGTAGTATCTTACCATATACGCATTTTCAAATCTAGGAGCCTCCTCTACATTCTGTATAGGTATTTCTGAGTTTTCTATAAAAACATCGTCTAGGTAAGATAGATAAACATTACAAAGCAGTTTAGAATCCTCGATTTCTGAAGGACAAAGAAAAACATAAGCTTTAGTCTCACCTTCTTCAATCTTGTGAGATATATTCATAAAGCCTATCTCATAGATACGGCATTCGTCGGGAACTTCTAACTCTAGGTTAGAAAAGTTCCCATCGTAGTAATATTGCCTATACTTAATCTTCTTCATAAAAATTGATTTTAAAAGTATTTCCAGCTATATAGTATTTGCCTTGATGATAGCAGTTGTCCCACTTATCATGTACTTCTGACTCTAGAGACTTTGGAAGATACAGCTCGTGTGATTGCCCGAATCTATTTGAGCTGTTGCCAACTATATTAGCGATAACTAAAATAATTATATCTTCAGCGCTCATTCTTTAATCGCCTCCATTCTTCCAAAAATCCTTTTGGGTAACGCCAGTCTGATTCGCAAGTGTATACTCTAGAGAACTTGATATGCTTGCGAAGTGTACCACACAATGTATCGTTAACTTCATCAAATAACTCATCTTCGTCCTCACAGTATAGATAGTCACTAGGCTGCAGTTCGAATACTCCTTCACTAAGACCAGATATAACAAGCGACACATCAAATTTGTACTTACTCATAATCGCGAATACATTTTAGTACAGGTTGCAATGGAGTACCTTCATCAGATAGATAGAAGTACTTAACAGTAGCCATCTTTCCTATCAGCTCCTTAAGTCTTTCCCTATATTGCTGTTTAAGTTCTCTAGAACCCATTGGTTTAGCTTTAAATTCTATACCATCTTCTGTTATTAGCGTAAAACACATATCTTCTTCCCGAAGACCTTCTGATAAACCAGTAATTTCAAACTCTGCATCTTTGTAGAATTTAAATTTTAGCATATCATTAGTACGCTTGCCGAAGCCATACTCTTTATCTGGATTTCTACATACTACTCCTTCCCAACCTTCTGAAACATATTGGTTGTGCAGTTTCATAATATTCTCGTACCCAGAGACCTTTTCCTGCGGGACTATTTGCAATTGTAACTCACCCTCTTCCCAATCTTTATCTGGATTAAATCCAAGATTAAGTTCTTTCTGAAGCTGCTTAAGAATTTCAAGCCTATCAGAGAACTTCATACTAGGAATCATTATATCGTAAACATAATATTCAAGCCAGTCGCAGTCAACTGCGTTTTTCTCAAGACGAGCTGCTCCACTGATTTGTTGGAGACTTTTACCATGTCTATACAACTCTCCATCAAGAATGTAAGTGGGATGATTCCTGAAGAACTCAAGCAATCTCTCATTGTTTCGGATATGGCTTGTTGAATAGTCATAATTTCCCCCACCTCTGGAAGCAGATAGAATCTCACCGTCCTTATAGTAGAAGGAACACCTAACTCCATCAATTTTTCTGCTAGCATACCAATACTTAACCTTATTGATTGAGGATTCCTTAACTTTATCTGCAGATTTTGCAAGCATGTGCTTTGCAAATCCATTCTGGTCGGTTTTAATGTCTCCATAAAATTCTTCCAATTGAGTTTCGCTATAAGTTTCGGGATCGTTCTCTAGCTCCTTGTAACCCTTATCTAAATATTTCTTAAGCTCAGACTTAAACTGCAACTCAAGTTGTTCTCTATGCGTTCTACCAGCTTTTCCTTTAGTAATGACTATTTCTGGTTGCTCTGTCATCTTTCCATGTAGCTGTCCTGTAACTCTATTAATTACAAATCCAGCTTTTTCTTCATCCCACTGCTCTGTAGTAGATAAATATACAACTCTAAACTTGCCAGTTGAGGCTTTGCTTAACAAATATTTAATCATGAATAGTTACATTGAGGTTATCGTAGATAATATCTTCAATATCACTAAGAGTTCCGTAGTAGGCATTTTTTATTGCTTGTAATAATCTTTCATCAGAACAAGCCTCCTCCTCTTGCAGTTCGAGAAACTCTAGCAGATCATCTTCATGTAAATCTTCCCCTAATACAATATTTTTGTGTACTGTAATAGTGACTACTTTCTTTTTAAGTTCTTCTAGTGTCATTTCTGATAGTCCTTAACTAAGTTCCACAAATCATCAATCGTATCAGTAGGAATTATATTTCCGTCTTCATCATAAGCTTCATTAGGAAGACTATTTTTGAATAGTCCAGGCTTCTCAAACAACCACCAATTAACCCAGTCCACTCCTTCATCAGAGAACAATTCCGGAAGTACTGTATTTAAGAATCCCCAACCGAGTTCGGATATAGGAAGTTCAAACAAATCAATTCCAAAATCAGACCATCTATCCAATTCCTTAGAATAGTTCTGGGCATTTTCAATAAGCTTTACAAATCCTTCTTTAGTCATAGTAGTAATTATTTTAATATTCTTTTTGTAATATCTGTCTTCCAACCGCAATCGCACTCCTCGGCTGCTATCTTAAATGATTCCTCTAGGTCTCCACTTTCCATATACTCTGCAATTAATATATCAGTGTCTACATCGTATTTATCAACAATTCTTTCAGTGACTATCTTAACTGCAACACCTTCGAGTTCGTCATAGATAACATCTTCCAACTTACTCATTAATTCATCCCATTCATCACTTAGTTTAGCTGTGGTAGACTTGCTGTCTTCTTCTCTCATAGCTTCTTCGAGTTCTAATATTTTAGACCTCAATTCCTCTTTAGTCATGGTACTTTTAATACATTTTTAACAACAATTTCCTTTTTCATCTTACCAAATTGCTTCTCGATTTCTTCTGGAATATTCACTCGTATATCCATTAGAGAAGTTAGATACTTGACTTTGTCTCTTGTATCATCAATAAAGTGATAATTAGTTTTGATTTGATTACTAATGTCCTCAACTCTCCGCATGAGACAAAGTATTAGGGCTAAATTACATAACCCCAATACCATTAATATCCATATCATACTCCGGTATGTCCAAATCCCCCTTCTCCTCGTTCAGTGGAAGGTAATTCTTCAACAACTTCCCATTCTATAGTTTCATGCTTAGCAATAACTATTTGGGCAATTCTTTCTCCATCAGTAATTCTAACTGGGACATTAGAAGTGTTCACTAATACAACTCCAATCTCTCCTCTGTAGTCGGCGTCAATGGTTCCAGGTGAATTAAGGACAGTAAGTCCCAATTTTAATGCAAGACCGCTTCGTGGTCGAACTTGCGCCTCGTAACCCTTAGGTAAAGCTATAAACAATCCAGTCGGAATCAAACATCTACCTCCGGGCTTTATTTCAATAGTAGAAGCAACGGGAATACTAGGAACTCTTCTATCAGTAAGATTTCCTTCCTTGTCTACCACAAATGGACCATTTGGATCTTCAATTTTACTAATAGCTACAACATCAGCATCGAAAAAGAATTTCTCAGGCTTATTGTCTACTAACTTAATTCTACTAAAGTCTCCTCTAATATCCATACCTGCTGATAAGGGAGTTTCATACTGAGGAAGTTGATGTCTTGATTTATTAATTATGAGTACTTTCATGTAATAAAATAAATTCAGTTAAATAAAATCTTGCATCTATAACACACTTAGGAACTAGTCCTTCTAGGCTTAAATTAGATCTTAGGGCATCTCTTACAACAGTAGCCGATATACCTTCTTCTACCTGTTCTCTTGCCATGAGAGTCATTGATATATAACCCTTCAGCATAAACTTTGGAAACCATGTTGTAATAATTTCGTATCCATCGCTATAGTAGATATTAAAATGGGACTCTTTTATAATACTAACTATGTTAGCATATAAATAGAATCCCCAATCCTGAGAGTTATCAGACTCATCAGTCAAATCATTAAGAGGCTGAATGATACATCTACTAAGTAAATCTTCGTCCTCTAAGGCAGTTTCTAGTAATTTTATCCTAACCTTTATAGGAATAGGATTACGCTTGTTTACTTTATCAGCACTACCAACTAACAAAAGAACCTTATCGTTCTCTGAACAAGCTTTTTTAATTAAAGCTAGGTGCCCATTGTGAATGGGCTGAAACCTAGCTAAAATAACTCCATATTTCATTTCTGATCTTTTGGTTTTATCTCTGTTGTTTTAATTATTTCCCTAAAGTCGAGCAATTTCCAGTTCTGTCTCTTATACTTCTTATGGTCTTGTGAAAAATCTTTTAAGTCAGATTTGTTACAGAACAAAGCAAAGGCATAATCAACAATAATCTCAGAAATCTTTTCATAATTCTGTTCCTTGTTTGTAGTCAGGTTGAGAATTACATCATCAATCTCTAAGTCTGGACAATTATACTTAGCTGGAATATAATTTTTGTCGTTGTAATATACACAAACGATGTTAGTAAATTTTCTTATCATACACTTAATTCGTAGAGTCTTATTGGAGTAAATTCAAATATAAACCACTCTCCATCTGCATCCTGGAACATACTAGAGTCCCAATCTATCATGGTAATTCTCTGTATTATCTTAGTCGGCTCACTATCAATAATTAGAGGAAGCCCAACCTTAAACGCTCCAGTTATCCCTTCGTACACTTTACCAGCGCCTGACCTATGACTAACTTTAATCATTCCGTGCTTGGAGTGCAAGAGATTTTCTTCTTCTTCAGTAAAGTCCTTGAAGATATTCTCTTCAAGTCCTTTTATCAGAAGTTTCTTCCTTTCAATAATATCTTTAACCTTCAATTCTACCATACACTACAGGATTATTTAATGCTTTCATTATCTCTTCTATGGTACAAGTATTAGCTTCACTGTAGAATGCCATTACTGGAGCTGCATCATTATCAATTAATACAGCAAATGGAGTATGTCTAGCGCTAAAACCTCCCTTAAGCTTGAAGGCGTTTTTACGTTCCTTAAACAAGCCTTCATGGTAAGTTTGTAATTCTACTAAAGGATATTTAGAAAGAACCTTTTTTAATTCGTCAACCAGATGTTGACTGTTATCATCATATGCAACCTTAAGAATCATTTCCAAAAACGTGATGTTATGTCTTTAACTATGGGTTTTCCACAGCTATTATCTATATGAAGCATAACTTGATTAGTTGTCTTACTATTTAAAGGCCCGTTTTCTTCAATATATGGACCTAGCTTGATATAATCGAAATGCTTCATATTCACGTGCTCTGATAGTTCTTGTCTACCTGAGTACCATGCCACTTTTAAATTCGGATAATAATCTTTAACAAAACTAGCTAACACATTTACTAAGTGAGGGTCAGAATCCCCTCCCATAAATGCTATACACGAAATACCATCTGTAATTAGTTCGTCTAGATGAATAATGTAATCATCAGAGAACCCCTGCGGATATTCAATTAATGGTTTACCTATATCTTCGGCTAGGTATTGACTATGACATCCTTTACAATGACAAGGACAGTTAGATATATTTATAGCTAATGTAATCTCATCCGGAATTTCCTGAAAGACTACTCTGGCATCAACATATTTAAGCATACTCCTCAATCTTTTTAGTTTCTGTATCTAATATAAAAGGTCTTCTTACGTCTAAGCAAGCAAACTTGTCAGTAATAATGGGTTCTGATTCCAATTGAGTATGCCCAAATATTTGATAATATGTAGACTCTCTATCTCCTTCTCTGACATCGCTCCATACCATACTGCCTGTATTAGACCACCCTCCTCTCATACGAGATACTTCCCATAGGAAGCCAACTAGAAAGTCCTCAGGCTTAGTAATTAGGTCAGTAATAGTAAAATCCATACTCTTTAACCAATCATTAGTAACTCCAGCATGAGTATATAGAATACCTTCCGAGAAGTATTTGAGTTGGAATAGAGACTTGAAATTCTCAAACATTTCCTTAATTAGCTCTGCATTAGCGTAATCATACCTAGAAGCACTTCCGAAATCATAGCAATAAGCACAGTCGTGATTTCCAAGGAGTAGTATTACCTTATCGGGATTATCAACTTTGAATTGGATAATCTCTTTAAACTCCTCTATCGCATTCTCTCTAGTAATACCTTCATAACCATATGGGTCGAGGTAGTCCCCTAAAAAGACTACCTTATCCACACTATTAATCTTCTCTTTTGCTTTTCTCCAGAATGGTCTACCGTGAACATCTGGAATAATTAAAACTTTACTCATACAACTTTATCAATTCTATAATGTGCTTTTTCATCGTATTTCCACGCATTACATCTTTCTTTATTTCCTCTACAATAATACCCGAAGTCTGCACAAGTCAAGCAATCTTTACATAAGTTTTCTTTAGCATATTCAAGATATATTTGTCTCTTCTTTTCTTCGTCATTCCCATAAAATACTAAGGTATAAACGGTTCTATCAACTGAGCATCCAGGTCCTGCAAAAGTTTTAGCTTGTCTAGATACTATATGAGATAGATTAAAATGTTTAATAACTTGCATTTCATTAAGGAACTTCTCCAGCTCAGCAGCTGTTCCTACAAACTCTTCTATTTTATACATTTTTTGAATATGTTCTTCTTTCAGCTTCTATTCTTCTATCCTTACCAAAAGCAGTGATAGGTCTTAGATAGCCAATAATTCTGGTATATTGAGTAATATGTTCACTTCCACATTTAGGACATACCTTAATGGGAGCTTTCACAATATGTTTACAATCCTCGCACTTACTATTAGGAATATTGAACGTGAAGTAATTAGTTCCTTGCTGAATAGCAAAGTCTATAAGCTTCAAGTATTGCTCCTTAGACAGATGTTCCTCCAAGTTAATGTGAGCTGCACTACCTCCATCTGTATACTGATAAGTCTGCCTTCCATGAAGTATAAACTTATCCAACACTGATGTATCATCGTGGGCATTATAGAAGTAACTATTGTATAGATTCCTATCTTCAGGAACCCAATAGCCATCTGCTTTATCCCATTTATAATTCTTACCTCCTAGACCTTCTGCAGGTACTACCTCAGAATTAAATAAGAAGGGACGCTTTTTATCATGGATAGAATGAATCTTGTTCTGCTCCTTAATAGTTCCGAGAATTAGTTGTAAGAACTTGAAATACTCTGGATTGTTAGATACCTTCATTCCTAAGAACTCAGCAGCTTCATTCAGACCATTTAGCCCAATAGTACTATATAGGTCTTTGATGTTTATGTAACCTCCATTTGAAGAAGCAAACATCTTCTTATCCTCCCACTCATAGAGCATGGTCTTATAGGTAATGTGATACTTGTATACTCTCTCTAGAATATCTATTAGATATTTTTTGAGTAGGGCAACATTATCTTTACAATGCAAGAGATTTTTGTCTCCATCTTCACTCCACCAAGTAGTTTCTTGTCTAGCCCAATCTTGGACAATTCTGTTAATATTCAGAGTAATAACATTACAAGAACCTGTCTTTACACCAGTCATACCAGAGGTAGGACTAAATGTATTTTCAGCTAATTCATTACGAAGACGACAACAAGATGCAAGACTATCTGCACTGTCTGAGATATAGGTAAAGAAACTATGACCTTGAGAATACATTTCTGCACATAAGTCTTTATAGTTCTTATCTATAATATCTTTACCGTCATGCACCATAGCAAAGGTTTCTACTGGAAATGTCAGAACTTGTTTCAAGCGAAGTTTATTAAACCAAGACATGAACAATCTCTGTAAAGTATCAATTGCTACCCATTCTGGCTTAGTTCCGTCTGGATAGTAAAATTCTCCAAATAGAGATTCAAAATAGGTCTTATCGTAGTACGAAACATTAGTAAAGGGAGATTGATAACTTCTGTTTCCAGCAGGTTGATTAATTCCCCAAACAAACTGTTTAAAAGCTTTAAGGATGGAGTCTTCGATAGTTCTCTTAATAAGAGAATGTTCCGAAGTACATATACAATCGAGCTTCTCATACCACTTTTCTCCGTATTCAGCAATAATATAATAGTTAAGTGCAATAAAATAGCTACCTACAGCAACTGCTCCTTTACATTGAGAAGACAATAGAAATACTAAGTTAGTAACCTGTCCACTAAATGACTGCAAATCATTAGGAGGGCCAGGAGTAACTCCGTCAATATTACCTACTCCCTCTAACATTAGAGGATATAACGAGACTGCCATACAATACTGTTTAAGTACTGACGTAGAAGCCTCATCGTGAGTATAAATAATATGACTGTCTAGGTCTCTAGAATATTGAGAAGAGAGTTCGGGATAAAGAAGCTTTAATTTCTTCTTCATACGATAGCGCTGAATTTCTCTGTTCTCGCGCTTTCTATCTTCACTCTCTAATGTAGCAACGTTCTTAGATACAACATTAGCATTTCCATCTGTTTCAGATGAAGTAGCTGCATTTTCGGAACTATTAATATAGTTATCTTGATAACTAATCTTAGCTATGATTTCTCTAAGTCTAGATTGTTCACTTCTATACTGAGAATATGCTGAGGCTACATCATCGTAACCATAGTCCCTCAAGGTTTCTATTACTACGTCCTGAATCTCTTCTATAGTAATGCCGTCCCATAAATGCATATCAGCCACCATAGCTGTAATGACTTCTTTATTTTCTTCAGGACAGCAAGCATTAAATGCTTTAGATATTGCTTCTACTATCTTATTACCGTCAAATTCCTGTAAACTTCCGTCTCTCTTTACTACTTGCATATTAAATACCCATTACGTCCTTAATTAACAATGTCTTCTCGAATTTATTTACTAAGTCTCTCTTATCCTGGGTAATCAAGTCAGTAAATGCGTTATACACGGTAAATCCATCTACAACATTGTCTGTTGTATAATACTTAGATTTTTCATCATAAAACAAATCTTTATAAACATCAATCGGAGCAGATTCAGCTAATTTTACAGAACCAAATCCCATGTTGATTTTAGAATTGATGCAGTTGTCAACCCAGTGACCTAGGTCAGCATATATATCATCTTTCTTATACTCCATCTCTGAAAGTTTCTTAAGCATTAAGTTGGTTTCATCTGTCATCGACATAGCATTTCTTAAGAAGCTATAGTTAATAGCAGATTCTGGCTCTAGCTCAGAAACATTTAACATTTCTGGATTAAATACACACAAGTTTAGACAAGCCATATTTAAAGCTCCTACATAGAACTTAACTAATGGTTTACGAGTATCAAGGGCATAAATCATACTAATTACTCTTTTATGATTATCCCAAGCATATTCGTCCGGCAAAACACCTTGAATCCAAACTCTATTGTATATTACATCATCAAAATTAATCTCCCCATCTTTAGTAAGCGATATTTGGTCAGCAGGCTTAGCATTAATGATAAAATTATCAGTCATTTTAGATACTCTGTCTATAAACGGAGTTACATAGGCTTCAGTAGTAAAATACTCTTTATCCTTAATTCTAGTTGCTTTCCCTTGCATCAATTGTTCAATCGTCAATTCCATATTTAAACATTATTATAGTAAATCTCCTTTAATAGGAGGTCTAATCTAAAGTGTTCATCCAATGCTTTAACCCTATGCCTTAGAGAATACATAGCTAATTCTGCAAAACTCTCTAATTCTGGTTCTTTGTATGCTTTGGAAGGTGAAACTCGAAAATATTTGCGCCATAAAGGTTCAAATTTTTCCATTAGAGTATCTATTTCCTTTCTCGGAATGTAGCAAAAATACCTTGCCGAATCGAGAAATACTCCATTGAAATTATCTACTCCTAAATGAGTACTAGTATCATAATACACGTTTCCTAAATACATCATAGCCTGTAATAAAGACCTATGTACGAAAACAGAGTTAATACCTATATCTCTTTTAGTTTCTTGAAGAATCCAGAACTTGACATTCCGGTTTTCATCATAGAACCTAACTATTCCATCTGTAGGTTTTCCCGCGATGGATTCTTTTCTTCCGATTATTAGAGGATTAACTAAGCTAAAATAGTTATAGAAATGATTTTCTATTACATCTTCAAGCACACAACCTCTGTTTGTATAGAAATTAATTCTAATCTGAGGTCCTGTTATAGGAGTAAATTCCATTTAATTGTTAATTAGTTGTTACACTTCCATAATTAAATTACGTTTAATATCTATTAAATATAGCTTATCTCAAAATAAAAAAGGAAGACCACCCTTAGGCAATCTTCCTTTTAAACGTATATCTTTCAAGAAATTAGGCTTCGACACCGAAAGCTAACCAAGTACCATTCTTGGTATTCTTAGAAGGAGTATATTGTGCAGTTGCTACTACTGCTTGTCCTTCAACAACATCCTTAGTTTTCACCAACTCAGCATTTCCTTTATACTTACCGCTCTTATACAATTCTTTGATTGCGTTCTTAGCGTCAGCTTTGTTAGTATCAACTTGGCAAACAACAGTCTTAGTTTCTTTGTCAATCCACTTGTAGAAAGTCTTAAACTTACGCTTTCCATCACCTTTAACATCGTCAATCTTGTACGGACGCTCACGAGTGTCTGCAACAGACGATTCAATAGTAATCAGATAACCAGCACCGGGGCAGTTCTTGCCTTTCTTAGCGAGATATTCAAGCATAAACTCTTTTACATCACGCTCAGTAATACCCTTAGTCTGTTTAGCTTTCCAATTTTTGTAAGCCTGAGTTGCATCACCATTTACATGGAATAATGTGCTTTCAACTTGTGCGATTGCTGCTTCTTTGCTTTCTGCTACTACTTCTACTTTCTTAAAATTCAAAATCGTTGTACTCATAATAAATAAAATTTTTAAACATAAATCATTAACATATAATCTGAAATTATTTTTCCGTATCTAATCAGTATTGTTTCCCTTACTGATGTAATCAATTATACTACATCATACATAGAAACCCTAATCTTCAAATGTTAATTTTATGTTAAAGGACGTTAAAATCCTCTTAACTAAAAATCTCTTAAAATGGTACATAATTGTCGAGCAAAATCTGGAGCTGTTTGGGCATATCTTTCGGCTTAATACCAAAGTCAAGAAAAGTGGTACACCCATACATTAAATCCTCACAGATAGCCCCTAAAGACTTCAGAAAGGTATTTTTTTCTCCCTCCCTAAAATCTTTTCCGACTTTCAATAAAACATCATAACACGTTACCTTTTGACCTTTTTTCTTTAACTCATTAGTTATATAACAAGTAAGAGCAATACAGGCTAGTTTATCACCCATATTGCTCCCTAGGTAGTTTAAGGTAAAGTATTTTGAGTAAATTGATGACAATTGTTCAAAGCTGATATTTTGAAGGTCGTTCATCAAGAGAATAGTCTCTATAACCTATCTGATAGGCTACATACTTCAAAAGAGTCTTGAACTCATGAAATCCTTGTCGCAATTCCAAATAAGTAACTGGCCTAACCTTACTATAAAAGTTCGGAATGGTAGAAACTACTAAGTAATTAGCTTGCAATTTTGGATTCTCCAAGTTATAGAACTTTTCAGCACACAACTTCAGAAGGTATAAATACATAGCAAACTCCCTACTATAGTGATACTTATTGATATTGGTATCAATTTCACTAACGATTTTTCCAATCGTCTTAATATCATTCACTACAATAGTGTTAGTTTCTGTATCTATTGTATAATTATCTAGTTTGGACTTCAGGTGTAAGATAAACTTTTTTCCATTAGGGCAGGTCGCCTCCACGTCCAATAAAATAGCTTGCTCATTTTCAGAAATAGGTGTTTTAGTTATCCCTTCAGGATGTAAAAGTTTCTGCACTTGCTTATTGCTATTTAATGCTGATACACAAGACTTTACGATTTCTAGTGATTTGTTGTCAAGATATATAATTTCCTTATCTTGTGTTAAATCAAATTCTTTTAGCTGTCTATTCTTCCAATAGTTAGTAGAAGCTTCAATCACAGATTTAGCTAGTTCCTTGGTAAGCTTTCCCTTGTAATATTCGACCTTGTCTGATGCTTTCTTTACATCGTCAAATGTTACTTCTCCTTTCAGAAAAACGGGATAGAGTTCATTAGCCATTGCTCCCAACTTTGCAGTAGGTTTACCAATGTCTTCTGACAGTTCAAAACTATCTGGCTGTAGCACTAATTCGTGTACAGCACTTCCAAGTTCCAGAGCAGAAGAGAAAGTATTTTTAAACCCAGTAAAGAATTTATCTGGATTACCATCCTGCCGAGGATTAATTAATCCTAAACGGGAGTTACTAACATATCCACTGTACTGTTCAGAAAAATATACCTTATCACTTATCTTCTCCAATCTTAGTGTGTCTAGCAGAGGCCTAAGCTTGATATCTTTTAATTCCATCCTAAAGTTGCTAATTCTAATTCATATGCAAATCTAATTTCGTCAATATCTAAACTATAAATGCGGAATAAAGGATCTCCATTCTGGTTATGTGGCCTATCTATTAGCAATGCTGGAAGTCCAGAGTTTATTGCCATAGTCACATTACTAATACTGTCGTCGATTAATACATCGCATTTGCCTTTTATCAAGTCAGCCTTGTTTCCGTGCTGATAATACATTTGATAAATAGGTCTTATGGGTAAATTGTATTTAGCTAGACAATTTCGAGTATAAGTTTTACTGTTAATTCTTTTGGTTGCATAAATATGCGGCTCGAAATTTGGCTTTTCTAGCAAGGGTAAATTTTCCCAAAACTCCTTGTTGTAGCGAAGACTTACTACGTTTCGTGTAATTACGTGCTCAACTAAATCTGATTCTCTAGGGAATAGTGTTTTATATGCTCCCCAGAAATCGAAGATTGTGTCATCCAAGTCTAACGCTATCCTTAATGGATTACATAAATTCATTTATCTCAGATACGTCTCCTAAATATATTCCATGTTTTTCAGCAAGTTCTATACAGAAATCATCATAATCCAGAAGATCATCTAAATCGTCGTATTTATTTATATACATACTCTTTATCTTCTCTTCGCAATCCTCATAGCTTCTTGCTACTACTTTGCTAATAGTACAGACTTCGTCTGTATGCCATGGAAATAAATATATGTTCATAACTCGATTACTTCAATAACGTTCAATCGCTTCTTTATTAATAGCTCTAGGTCTTCTCTATCTACGTAGATGAAATGACTTTTCTTCAAATCAGATAAAGTGGAATCAAACTCAAGAGAGAATGCTTCCATTGTCCTCCAATTCTTTTTAGCTGTCCTTAAATAAAGAGCATATTCATCATCAAAGTCATTAACTATACAATTTTTAATAGTAGGAACCGGACCTTTAACTACTAACTTTTTCATTTTCTAAGCAATTCATAAAAATATTCTATAGGTATTACAGCAACTTGCCCTCTAGCTGACTCTCCATTCTTTCCTGCCTTTTTCCAGCATATACAGAACGGCTTTGACTTATCACTGCAAGCATCTCTAATATCAAAATAGTTAGGCATATTCTGAGTAAATTTAGCTTGGATATTAACCGGAAGTTCATTGTTCATGTCAACAATATCTATTTTGTCAGCATCAGCCAATTTGTTTTGACTTCTGCTAGACACACATCCTTCGTATCCTATATCTCTAAGTTTGTGAATTATTTCTAATTCATACTGAGAGCCTTTTTGTTTACTCTTCTTTGCCTGCTTACTTCTTCTAACTGCGGGGTCTGCCCATTCAAAGGTAATTCCGTCTTTTGATTTTGCTCCAGAGCCAGGCTTATTAGCTCTAGCTTTGATTGAGTTTATCTCCAAACCAGTTCCTTCGGAGGCTAATTCAACAGATTCAAAAGTTTTCCTACTACCGTCCTTAAAGATGGCTGTAACACTTGTATTAGTCTACTTTTTCATTCTTCTTAAGTTTCTTTATGTAATTAGTAATAAATTCTTGTGTACCTTTTCTTCCATACATATGGTAATAATCACTTATATCCTTAGCTCCTGTGCTTCTGGGAATCATTGATACAATTAGTTCTGGATGCTCTTTCCTAATCTTATTAGTAAAACGTACTCCAGTCAAATCATTATCATATAGCAACACAACGTATTTGAATCTCTGCTTTAATTCTTCTAAAATCTTATCAGAAACAAACTGAGTTTCAGAGTTGGGAGCTATAGCTGGTATTCCTAAAGAATATAAACACATTACATCTTTCATAGATTTAGTTATAACAACTAGTTTTCCACTCTTAGCTAATTGCTTATAGCCTTGAATAGTCTTGGTTGAAACATTTCCTATGAATCTAAACTCCTTTCGTTTTGGCATATAAATTCGCCATTGCTCGATGTTCTCTTTCTTTCCAAAATAATAGCCATATATAGGACTATGCTGGGCAGATTGTGCGTATATGTTCCCATTCAAAAATACAGTACTACAACTGTATACTTTGAACTTATATAGGATGTCTTTAGTTATACCAAAGCTTCCCCACCACTTCAACTCAGGTTCTGAAAAATCCTTAGCCTCTATCTGAATAAAAGTTTGTTTCTCTTCTTCAAACTTAGGCTGGATTTTCACTGCAACTTTCTTTACGGAAGAATCTTTCGTATATCCAAAGTCTTTAGCTATAATCCTTAAAGCAGTGTGGTAGTTACAATTATACTTTTCCATAACTACTCCTTCGAATGTGAGACATTTTCCAGAAGCAAAGTCTTTAAAATACAAGTTTCCAGATTTTCCTCTAAAGAAACTGCAAGTGACATGACTGTCACTACGCAAAGGAGACTTAAACAATCCTTTCTTAACTGGGATGCCCAGATAATAAGTCATGTAAGTCTCCTCATTGTTTTTAGATAGAAGAAATTCCTTAGTAATTTTTGGTTCAAAAGTATAATCAAACATGGTCACTAAGGAATTTATGAATTACTCTACTAACAAATCATTAGAGTAAGTCAGTGATGTCCAAATCATCTGCTGGAGCTTGGTCTACTCCTGCTACATCTGCAATTGGATCTTCTGACTTCATTTCAGTAGGCTTAGCCTTCAGATATTTCTGACGTTCTCCTTCCTCATAGTCAGAGAAGAACAGCTTATCGCCAATATAGTTATCAGAAATGAACGACTCACCCTGTTTGTTAATACCAACAATACGCGGTATATCAGCAACTACCTTACCGTCACGGTTTCTACCAATCAACTTCAACTTAGTCTCTGTTCCCTTCACCTTCTCAGTGATTGTAATCAAAGCCTTAGCTACATCGTCGAAGCTCTTAAACTTAGAGCTAGCTGCTTGCATCTTTTCGAATCCTGCAGGGTTAAGAACCTGCGCAGTCTGTTTAACTACAGCCATCAAAGTTTCGAAGTTGGAGGGCATCACTACCTTTCCACCATTCTTACTATCAAATTCTCGTCTCTCATCATCACCAGCTTTCGGGAAGAATTGAGTTACTGAGAAGTAACCATCTTCGTTCTCAAAATTGATAGACAAAACTTTATAGTGGGCTGTTGGGTCCTTCTTCCCATCAAATTCCTTGATTTCGCAACCCATGAATTTTACATCATGGATATTCCAAGGGGTTAAAGGACGACGTGTGTTTCTTACTGCTGAGTCTGCTGATATACCAAAATTAAATGCCATAATTAATTCAAATTAAAATCAAATTTTTCTAAGTTTTTGTCATCTTCGTCTATGTTTAAATTATCTAATGCTTCTATATCGAGTTCTTTTTCGATATCAATTATCTCTTCCGGCACAGGATTTGACTCCTGTACCTTATCTCCTATCAGATAATAAATTCCTTTATCCTCTGTAGGTTCCAACTTAAAGACAGTACCGTAAGCAGAAAGCTTTTCGTTAGCAGCTCCTCTATAACTTACAGTATTACTTTTAGTCAGCTTGTTTCCAGCCTTAGTACCGAAAGCAGCATCGGTTCCAATAATAGGAACTGCCTTCTTATCCTTTTTCTTATACTTGATGTCTACACGACAATCTGCACAGACTTGTAACAAGTCTACTGCCCCTTGGGTCAAAATCAACTTGTTAGAATCAAGCGTAATAATAGGTTCAGGATTTTCATCTACCTTAGCAGATGAAGATTTACTACTTGCAGCTTTCTTAGTAGCTACGGTGTCAACATGGATTTCTTCTTTACCAATATAGGTGATTTCACCCGTTTGCTCATTCACATCATAGTGAAACAGTATGTCTAATTTCATTATTCCCCTTCGTTATAAGCGTCAATAACTTTAATAATCTCATCCAAATCATTATCAATTTCTAAGTCTTCAAACATTCCCAAAGAAGTTTTTGCTACACAGCTACCATCATTGTTAGTGATAAGCTTATACTCCATTCTACCGGAGTCTCCTTCGTTTACTTTAGTAAAGAAGATATATGTAAACAAACCTTCCAAGGTTACTTTTTCAGACAGCAACTTACCAACAGTCTTGATAACATACTTAGGATTAACGTTGTCTCCAACATTTTCTGAGTGAGTCAAGAAGATCATTTTGCAATCCTCTCTCATCTTTTCTGAATATCTCAGAATTTCCATAGCGTGTTGAGCTAATTCACTAAACTTAGTATAACCAACTTCAGTTGCTCTATCAACGAACTCATAAGAGAGAACATATTGGAAGTCATCAATGATTACCTGCTTGATGTGTGGCATCATCTTATCAATAATTTGAAGAATTTTCAGTATTTGGTCCCACTTTGAACTTACATAGTAGTTACCACTCACGTTCTTTCCTTCGATTTTGATGGGAATATACTTCTTCTTCCATGCACGGAAGGGAAGGGGTTTACCCGTAGTACTTATAATAAAAGTAGTTTCGGGATTAAGATTTCTTAAACTTGTACTTTTTCCAGTACCTGATTCACCTACGATAGCAATTGTTTCAGCAGCCATTATTCTAATGCAAAATTAAAATTCGAATTTGAATTATCTAATTCTGTAATATCATCTAGCTCCTGTTCTACAATAGAACTATTATCTTCTAATATATAGTTTGGACTTGTATATCTCTCATAATCATAAATTTCATCGGGCTTCGGCAGCTCGTAGAACATATTAATCCATCCAAAGAAGTTTACTCCAACCTCAACATCGCAATCCCCATATCGGTTCTTAAGTACCATAATACTCCTATAATAAGAGCCTAGATACTCAATATTGTAATGTTTATAAGTCTTCAATCCATCTCTGTGAGGATTATACAATGCAATCATGATATTACAATCTTGCACAGTATTACCTGAATCCTTAGCATCGTGAATAGTAAACGCACTTTTGCCTTGTTTAAACCTCTCAATATTTCCTTGCTCTCTATTAGCTTGCTGTATTACTACAGGACTAATAAAACACTTATCTCTAAGAAAAAGAAGATAGCTAGACAACAAATCAATATCAGGCTTTGTACCAACAAGACCAATATGGTCTACGACTACATTATAAATAAGATTAGGATTATTTGGAGTATAGACGAGGCGGGTTTCACTTTCAGAAAAGGTTCCCATTTCCTCCAACCTAGTTTTCAAGATGGCATATACCTTCTTCGGAGTTACCTTCTTGTCATAGATTTCTAACTTCTTACTAATCTTATCTATCCAAGGCATACATTGCTTAACTAAGTCATAATGCTCATCAGATAAAATATATTCTTTTTCTCTTGACAATATCTTCTTAAAAGATAGTTGGATTCCATAGGTCTCAAATATATATATGGATAACAGCTTAATATACAAAGCTACTTCTCCCATTTCAAGACTGAAATACAATACCTTAAAATCATCATCATCAAGATGTTCCATTAGTGGTCGATATACATAAGCATATAAGGCAAACGAAGTCTTACCTGCACCAGAGTTTGATAGAATTAAAGTATAGGTTTCCCTAGTAACTCCATCAATAATACTCTCTAGCTTAGGAAGTTTCATAGAAATACCATGATTTAGTCCCTGTCTACCTCTATCAATTTCATTGAGAAGTTTATCAGAAATCATAGTAATCTCATAGAATCATAATTAACTCCGCCTTCATTCTTTAATGCCTCTAGTTCTTCCCACTTATGGTCTATTACAAAATTAGCTATTGTGGTACACAATATATTGTGTTCATTAGCCCACTTAACTAACTCTATAATATGGTTATGAGTTTCTGGCTTCCATCTGATAGTTTTACCATAAAACCTATAGAAGTCTTCAATTGTATCAAATTTCTTAGATACGCTTTTCAGACCCACTTGTGTATTATTAACTATCCCAAATAATGGATAAGTATCCCACAATTCCTTACCTAAGTCGAATGAACACTTATAAAAGTCTTTCACAACTAACTTATTTAGAGGAACATCTAGTGGGTTAAATACAGACCCTTTCTCAGGAATCTTATAGGATTTATGAATAACTCCAGCATCGCGAAGTCCAGTTAATAGTTCTATTGTAAAACCACGAGCGCATACTCTAGAAGAGAAATACTCGTGGACAATTTCGGGTTCATCACCCTCTTGGGCAATAAGAAGAATTTCTAACAACAACAGCTCACTTGGGTTTATGCTATATTTTTCACAAAACAAAAGTTGCTGTTTCAGTTCAAGATTTTTCACGTGTACAAATTAATAGATTTTCTACTAATCTATACACTAAGTCTAGTTTACTTGTTAAAGCGTTAAAACTTAGTTACGTGATAAACTTTTAGTCCTCAACTTTTTCGCTGGCAGTTTCAAGAAGTACTGCATAGTCCTTCTTTAATTCCTTCAATTCAGCGGTAAGCTTACTAACTTTAGTTTCCAATGCTTTGCACTTCTTAGTCAAAGCAGACTTCATCTCATTAAACTCTTTTTTAGTGTAATAAGTTTCCATAATTAAAAACGATATGTAAAATTCTGCAATTTTTTCTTGTAAGGTTCCCAAGGCTCTCCATTAAGTAACTTTCGTAAGTTATCTACATCAATAGTAACATACTCGCTCTTTTGATGAGACTTCTTAAACCATTCTTGTTCAACGGTATCTTCTAGCACTAATGTGAATATTTCAGAGTATTTAGAACCTTCTTTTCTAATGACTCTACCAGCGGCTTGAGTGCTTTTTGTGCTACTAGAGTCAACTCCAAGCATTATCCCGACTGATAGACCGGGACAATCAAAACCTTCAATAGCCAATTTACAGCTATTAATCACACCCTTGTCTAGTAGGGCGAACTCCTCAAGTGTAATTCTGTTTTGTTTTTTACTTTCTTTGCCAGTGTAAACATATCCTACTCCTATCTTCTCTGCCATTGCAGTGTTAGCAGAGAATGTAATAATTTTCTTGTCTGCTCTGTGAGCAATAATCTCCCTAGCCACTTCTAATTTAGCCGGATGATTATGGATAAACTTTTTTCTAGCTTGTAAAGCTCTCATAAAAGCTGTAGAATGAAAGGTAATCTGCTTCAAAGCATTAGACAGCTCAGCTTTATCCGAACTACTGCAAATCTGGTTTCTGTAATTAAGCCTATTTCTGAGGCCGTCTTTACCAACCATACTCATTGCGAGTCCAAAATCAAAGTTAAAGAATTCAAAATGTCTTATAAATTCCCTATTTTGCTCTCGATAGCTTTCGATGTCTTCTGCTGTGATAATTACTTGATATTCAGTAAAATCAGATACCCAACCATTGGCTTTGGCTACTTCAATAGTTACACTATCAACTACAGGGCAATATTTCTCGACTATAGTATGTCTACCGTCAAGTCTTTCCAGAGTAGCAGTTAGCCCAAGAATTAACTTGTATTTAACCTTACTAAATACAAATTGTAAAGTCTCAGCAGCAGTTCTATGGATTTCATCAATGATTAAAAAGTCACATTCGTATCCATTCTTTGCTGTAGTATTTACAACTTGCACCTCTGTATTTAACCCTAGACCTTCCTTATCTAATATATCTATCCACTGGTTCTTTAAAAGTTCCGTGGGGACTACTACCAATGCTCTAATAGTAGGATATTTAGATAGAACAGCCTTTAAACAATTAATAGCACATCGTGTTTTACCAAAGCCTGTACAGGCTTCTATGGTGCCTCTTCCTTTATGTAATAACCAGGCTCTCTTACATTGCTCCTGTCGCTCATCACGAGTAACAGGAGTAAAGAGGTCTTTCATCAATCTATATTCCTAGTGATGTCCCATCCTTTAAGTTCTGCAACTTTCTTGATTTCTTCCATCTTATCCTTCCATTGTTTAGCCTGGTTCTCGCATTGATTTTGGAAGCGATAAAGAACTTTGTTTGATAGCAGTCTGAGCTGATCACTAGTTAAGTTAGCATATTTATCTCGTTTCAATCTACACATAGATCTAAACTCAGCATAACTTAATCCAGTATCACAGATTTTCAGAGCTATAGAAGGATTCAAACGAAGTTCCTTACTTACTACTAACAGTCTGTTAACAGCTTTACCTGTCACTGGGTCTTTACGATACAAGTCTTTCTGCATTTCTTGCTGTGTAAACCACAGTCCCATTTTTACAATGAAGTTAAGCGTCAAATGAGAGTTGTCAAACAATCCCAAGGAATCTAAACAAGCATCCATAACTAAACTTACTGGTACTTCTCTAAACTCTACAGGGATTCCATTAAGAATCTCTCCAATTGGATAGACCTTAATAGCCTCATTAGTTAACACTTCCTTATTGTTTTTGATAACAGCTTTCAAGTCTTCCAAACAACGTGTGTTTGTGTATTGCTTTTCAGCTCTAAGCCATCTAATAAGAAGCTCTGCACGACATCTTTGTATTTGGTCGGACACAATTCCGAGTAATGTTACACGACCCGGATTCTTGGTATCAGAGTTGTACAACATTTGTTCACAATGATTGTAGAATCGTCTCAGCTGGTCATAACCTGCGTCTACCAATTTAATTTCCTCCTGGACCCCATTTACCTTAGGTCCTTTCCATACATAGCTATTAACGTCGTTTGCTTTATCGCTCAAAGCCTCTCTCAGCTTATCTCCTAATACAGTCATAAATTATTCTTTAAAAATACTTCATAGTTTATCTCCTTTTTAATGTTAATCTAATAATATTTGTCCATCTTCAATGATAGGCTTTTCATGAATAAATTTCAAGAAAATTATATTACTATCCTTGTATGGAACAAAATCTTTACCATCGTACCATCTATCGATGCCTTCTTCTACGTATCTTAGTGAAACATAGCCGACATCTCCTAATTTCATAGAACACTGGTTCCAATTCGGGAATCGAACACACATTATATCCTTGTAATCTAGATTATCATATTCTAGCCTTTCAAAGACATAATTAGCGTATCCCATCCCGTCCTCACATTCAGCAACAAATTTGACATGGTAAGTTACTTCTTTGGTTTCCACACTTCAAATGTATTAATATCCTCGAACTTCCTACAACCATAAGAAGCGAAGTCTCCTTGCAGCTTATCCATGTTAGGCAAGCAAGGGTAATTCTTACACCTAGTGCAGCTACGTTCAGGATGTTTGTAGTGAAAACCATCTTTGTCCTTAAACATTACTTCAGTAATAGGCATAATAATATTAATACACATGAACCAGCAGCGCCATATTTAATGACATTCTGCTTCTTTTTTAAAGACTTATTAAGACCTTCAATAGATCTATTTTTATCTTCAATTATGTTTCCATAATACAGTAACTGAACTCTACGAAGAGAATCCGTTTTTTCCCAACTCTTATTTATTAGTTCTAGATTAGTTATTCGCTTATTCAATAACGGAACAGTTTCAGACAACTTCTGATGCTCGGCAAATATCAGATTAGTTGTTTTTAGTTGCTCGCTGGTTATTGTAACGGTCGATGTATTCTGAGAAAAAGCACAAATTGATGCTATCAGAACTAGACATAATAGTAGATACTTTCTCATCATACTCTTTGTCTATATACTTAATTTTCTCCACGATGGAATCGTTAACTATATAGATGCTATCTCTAATTATAGAATCCCTTACTATTTCCTGCACATTAGGCGGAGAAACTGCGGTTTCCTTCTTAGGTATTAGCAAATAAATAATTAGCAATCCCATCAAGGCTATTAAGATATAGCAAAACTTAGTCCTGTTCATTTAGCTCAACGCCTATTGCCTTGGCTTTAGTTACCAGTTCAGCGCATTTAACTACATCTATACCTTCTTTAGCTAGATTCAAAGCTTGCTTCTCTTTATCAGAGAGATTTTTGATTTCGTTCTTGAGGGCTTCTTTTCTTTCGAATCGAGCTTTCATTTGGTTATACCCCTTAATGATACGCTCTGGATTTTCTTTCAAGAAAGTAAGCTCCTGTTCCAAGAATGCTTTTACCAGCACTTTACCTGCTACACCTCTAGATGTAGTATAAATAGCTGGACACTTTGGATCATGAAGAGCCTTATCGTAAGCCTTCTTCTGTCCCTTAGCCAAATCGAAGGTATCACTAGGATTACATACTGCAATACCAACGGTTACTACTCTACAGATTCTAGCATAGTCCGGATCATTTGTGCATATGTATTCATCGGGAGCTACCCAACCTACTGCTAAGACACAATCATCCTCACTTACTTCAGCAGCCTGACTTAAAGCACAAGCTACAATTTTACGTTCTTCACCCTTAAAGTCTACAAATGAGTCTACCATGTACTCAATCACATCCTGTTTCATTTTCTACAATTTTAAAACCGTTATTAATTAAATATTCTTCGGGAGCAAATTGTAATTCAAAGAATCTATGCAAAGAGTACTTCTTCCTCTTACAACATAGTTGATTCTTTTTCAATACAATAGGTTTATTAGAAGAGTAGTATTTTTCTTCCATTAGAGCAGCTCCCCAGCTCCATATTTGATATACTGAACTACAGTAGATAAACTTATCGTGCGTATGCACAATTTGTTTATCCTTCTCGTAAGTCCTCCGTGAGGTCGTCATAAAACACCTTTATAGTCTTAAAAATGAATTGATTCTTTTGAGTATTATAACAGTCATTCCAGCTACATTTCTGATAGTGAGATAGTAGTTCGGAAGCTTTTACGCCAGTATACACATTTCTGCAAAAGCTATCGTCATCATCACAATCTGCTGCGTTTATGGTGTACTTTCCAATAGAAATCGCATAATGATAATGACTTCTCGCTACTTCGCTAAACTTTTCTTCTAGTTCATAATCCTCGTAAATAATGACTTTGAACTTGAATTTATCTCTACTTAGTAGCCTAGCTAGACAGTATGCTATATAGCAACACCCTCCACAATTAACGTCATATTCCTCATCTAAGAATCTACAAAGCTTATTCAGCCTCTCCGCTAGAATCTCCTGAATCTCCTGAGACTTCGAGTTTAATTTCCTCCTTTGCCTTTTTAAACTCATCTAAGTACCTACCTAAAGTTATAACTTCATCTTTTCCGAACTTTTTTCTTACTGCATAATGGCGACATCGCTCTATAGCAGCTTCTAGGGGATAGCCATAGCCTTCCACTTTAAATTCTTTTCTCGGATTTTTCCCACCAATATCATACAACAATTCCAAGTCAAACCTCGGAGAAGATTCACTAATGGGAGTAAGTCTGTAAAAAGGACCTTCAATTACCATTTTTATTTTGTTATTTACAAACGTCTATTACAGTTAAGTTCTCGTTGCTGGGACGATAATTAATATCCCTATGAGAATTAGATACAATAACCTGGTCAAAATTATTACACATATTAATCAGACCTTTATCATTAACTGCGTGACATACGATTATGATAAACTTGCTATTTGGATATCTCTCTTTGAGAACCTTAAGCTCTCCTAGGAAAGTTCCTCCGGCATCACACAAGTCATCAATGAACACAAATGTAGAATAGTAGCAATTCTTAGACTCCTCTATTTCAAAGGACTCAATTCTTCCAGTCTCTAGATTTCTTTCCTTTTTGAAGACTAAATAACCATAGTGAGAATAGTTACTTCCATATCTGTCCTTCGCCCCATGGTCTGGGAACACGATATTACTTTGGGCTGGAATCCAAGAGTGGTGTCCAAATTCCCAAGGTAAACATCTGTCACCAAGAAGATGAAAAGTTCTACTAGAATGTGCCTCAAGAACATATATGTTTCTATAGCCTAAGCTATTTAACATATTACATACTACTTTCAAGGAGAATGGACGATTAAAACTCATTACTCTATCCATACGCATAGACATTAAATAAGTAATGTGTAAATCCCATTCTACTTCTTGTCTATCTAAAATATCTCCTACTTGCACTAAGAGGAATAAATCCTCAGTATTAGATATTCTACAAATGACATCAATAGATTCCTTTCTGTTTAATTCCTCAGTAAGGAAAAACTGAGGCTCTCCATCAGGAAATCTAGTAACATTGTACTTAATTTCACTGATTTCCTTGTTGATTAAGTTTAATTTCATCTACTACATATTTTAAGATTTCATAACTTTCTTCCAGACCTGCCCTATCATCTAGGAGGATATTGTAATAAGGTTTCTTAGATTTAGAGAATATAGAACTACTAATGTTTGGAGCAGATAAAGTATTAGAAGTAATATTTGCTATTCCTAATCGCATACAAATTGTCTGCTTTGCCATAATTTTATAATCATCTTCATCAGTGGTGAATAAAATCATTTCAAAACCTAGAAGTGAGCATTCTTTAAGTAGTTCTATAACGCAACTATAATCTCCGCCAGTATTATGGTAATCGAAAATAGTATTATCAAAATCGAAAGCGACTATTAGCTTTCCGTATTTATGATACTCTTCTAATAGTCGTTTCTTGCAAGCTTCTTTCCCAAAAGGATGATTAAAGTCCATGGTCAATTCTTTGTCTGATTTCTTCAAGAGAATATTCTTTCTTCAAGATACCATCTTCAAAGACAGTCTCTAAGCATCCCTCTTTTTCCTCCTCGATTGAGACCTGGTCGGTAGCAGTATACTTCCCATCCAGACATTTATAGACAGCAATCAAACCTTTCAAAGAGTTCTTAGTACCATCATCAGTTTTAGGATGTTTGAAGATTTCTTTCAATTCGCCATTTACTACGCAAGCAGTAGCCTTAATAGCAAACCCAAGACTATCTCTACTTGCATACTGATAGGAATATGAACCTACTCCCAGAACGAGATTACAAGCCGCCATATGAGCGTTTTCTAATCTCAAGTAGATTTGCTTTTGACGTTCCAGAGTAATAGAATCTCCATAAAGCAGACCAACCTTAGTGCTAGGATAACGGTAATCCTTTGAAGTAGTATTCCATCCGAAGATTTTACCAAGCATATAATATGCCCCATAATATTGACCTTCGGACACTTCAACATACTCTGCATCGTCATTAAACGGAGCATAGCAGCAATAATACTTACCTTCTTTCATTCTGGTATTGAAGTGAGGATTAGTTCTCAACCCGCAGATTATATCTACTGGGTCTCCACTATCAGGACGGATTACTACTCTACCATCACGAGCCATAATGTCTTTCTTCAGCTTGGGCAAGAAATTTTCAATTACATTCCAGAAATCCCAAGTATCAGATACAATAGAAACAAACCCAGAAGGATACAAATCATTAATTAGACGTTTGAAAGTGCCCAGCTCATCTTCCTCCCCTCCAGCACACATTACAGAGTGTTCTGTTGCTGGAACTGTAGCAGCAATCAATTCCTCGTCTGAATTAGCTCCATAATATTCTTCCAAAGCAGCAATAGCTGGAATAGTTTCACTTCCCACAAAAGAAGTCATATGCGCCATACCAGATATAATTGCGGCTTCCATTCCCGCCATACCTCGCATTGAGAAATCATGACAACAAAAACCAAGATTTACATCTGTTGGAAAACCAGTCTTGCAAGCATGACGATGTAGCTCTTTCTTATAAAGCCTAGCTCTAGTAGCAGATGTGCATGGCATCCACAAGGTACAGCTGATAATAGTCTCTAAGTAGTTAGTTAACCAAAAGAACTCGGGTAGAGTATTTGTAATGGTCATCATGGGAACCCGAATAGGGCACACAGAACCTTCAGGAAGAGCCTTTATGCGAATTGGTAGATACCCAAGGTCATATAAAGCTTCAATATGTCTGTACCCAACGGATTCAATACCAACAAAGTTGTTTACTCTACGATAGAACATCTCCACAGCTTCCTTCTTTGGTAGATTAAAGAAGTTTTTCTCAAACTGTTTAATGAGATATTCTTTGATTAGGTATTGAATACCAAATACTACTGAACCTTCGGTTGCTTCTGGGAAGTATTTATTACTTCTAGGAGTCCAGTTACTATAAACTTGTTCAGTACCTTCGGGGTACATTCTGTGATGGCCCAACTTGTAACCATCTGTAGCATTAATTATTTCCATTCTAATTTTTTGTTAAAAGTTATTTCTTTTACTTCTTCAGTTTCGAGTTTTCCACCTTTGATAAAGTATTGGTGAATAAGAGTATTAATTGTTCTTGCTCCAAGAGTATTATTGCGAAAAGAACTTTCGAGATACCCTTTCAAATCACTAATGACTTGTTCTCTATTTACATTAAAGAATAAGTCAAGATAATTCTGCAACAAGTCTGAACACTCCAAGATAGAATACAAATCCTCTAGAGTGAGAGGTTTAGTATTGTAGATTAATCCTACTCTTCCAAGAAACTCTGTTTTAACTCCAAAGTCTCTTAGTCTATCTAATGTAATGTGAGGCTCATTATTGAATGCTCCAGCAAACACAAATAGTACATTATCAATAGGGACTGATATGTACTTCCCATAATCGCCAAAAACACTAGTAGTATCAGACTCTAAAAGTTTGAGAAACTCGTTCTGTACACTGGCAGTAGATTCATTAGCCAGTTGGCTATTAGTGTTTCCGTTGATGAAAAGTTTATCAAACTCGTCTACGAAGACTACAATAGGTGTGTGACTATAGTTAACAAGTGGAGATAGAATTTTGCTTAAACTATTTCCAGAAATACCCTCTTTAGTTATTTGAGCTGCATTAACTTCTAGAAAGCTAAGTTCATTCATATCACATAACTGTTTAATAGTAAAGCTCTTACCAGACCCGCTCTCACCTGTAAGAATAAAGTGCGGTCTTATCTTGCAATTACTATTTACAAATACCTGAAATATTCTATTAACTTCCTTAATTAACTTGTCTTGCCCTATTATCTTACTCATAGTCAATTTTCAATAAATATTTAATATTACCTCCGGCACTCAAATGCCTAAAGCATTTAGTTACGAAGTCCTTGGTTTCGGGATGTATAGCTCTAGGTGAACTTAGAAATTTAATCCACCAGTTGTACTCACTCCCATAGGTAAAATCTTTATTATAGGTTCTCCCAGCAGCCAGATAATCACAGACTAATTCCAAAGCATATTTTCTTGGCATTTTCGCTGGAACTCCTCCTTCATCTAAACTATGAACCCAATATTCATAGTGATGTGGATTTCTTCCTCGATGATGTAGGAAGGTTTCAGAATATCCGTGTATGTTTTTCTCATTAGCTAGAGGACTAATAGTATCGTCCCAATACTTTATTGACCTACTAAATTCAGTATAGCTAAACTTAGACCAGTCATGTACTATTCCCTGCCAATAAAGACCTAACTGGAAACAATAGCGTGCTACCCAGTATTTATGCTTAATAATCCTAATTAGATGTTTAAATATTCGTGTCATGTATTGAGTTTGATAAAAACTTAATAAAAGAAACGTCTACCTCGTAATATTTATCGCCGAGAAACTTAAGCATATATATAATCCAGCTTACTATAGAAAGCGAGACAGCTACAGGAGGAAGACATAGGCTCACTAGGGCTATAACTACAGCCCAACCAGGCACAGATATTCTTCTCCACCTTCTCCACCTTCCAGAACCTAAATAATCTAGTTCATAGGTATGATAAAGTGTATAGTATAGGAGCGCATAGAGCACAACTCCTATACAATCACTTATCAACATAATCTTTACGTCCATACTTAATTAGTATTTCTGGACCACAGAATAATGTATTCCCTATATCCCTTACCATTATACCATAATAAGACATTATCCTCTGTAATATCTACATATGGGTCGTAATAAATAAAGGCGATTATCAAGACTATTGCTAGTATAATAGCTAACATAGATTATCGAGTTTTAACGGAACCAGGTCTAGTGGTTGCAGCTTGGAAATCTTTTCCCTGCTTATCCCACCATGCCTGTTTATCCTTTAACCATTTTACTTTTTTCTTGTATTTCATTGTTCTGTTACGATTACGATTCTGTTAAATTCTCTATCTCCAAACTCAGTAGTGCTTCCGCAGCCTTTAACTATAAGCTTATCCTCTGGAGCGCCATAACTGATAAGGGCCTTCTTCATAGATTCTGCTCTAGCTACAGCTAAGTTGTCATTAAAATCTACTGGACCTTCTTCAGAAGCATATCCTTCAATCATATATGACTTACCACTATTTGAAATATAAGCTGCTAACTCCGATACTGCAACATTAGAAGTTGTAGAGATTTCAGAAGAGTTCTGTAAAAACTGAATTTTAGGTGTAAGAAGTTCTACCTTAGTAACTACTATAGTATCAGTCTTAATTATTTCTACTGGTTTACGAGATTCCAATTCGCTATTCTTAACCCTCAACTCGTTAATAGCAGCATTAAGACTTTCTACTTCAGCGTCACTATATAGTTTCATCATAGGAAAGTTTCCTTTATTAGACTTAAACCGGTAAGTGGCTCCTATATAAACATTTACTTCATGATTTAGAGGAGTAGTCTTTGGAAGTAGCATATACTCTGGAGTAACATTTAGTGCCCAACTATCAGTAATATTAAAGTTGCATCTAATTGCACCTCTTGCAGATACATTATTATAAACATCACCATAAGTATGATACCAACCAGCACCTATCAGTAATACAGGCTCAAATAAACGTCTAGAGCCTTCGTATCCACAAATAAGATTAGTTAGATTAGTAGTTACATTAGCTGTAAGGTTATGGGAATCGAAGAACGTTTCACTGCCTTGATTCATACCTGCCATCATATCTAACTCTAGTCCAAAGATAGGAGTAATTTCTTTACCCACCGCAATATTTACTAATACATCACGAGGTTCAGCCCAACTTCTTGAGTTGTCCCAAATTGTAGTACCTACATTACCAGAAACATACCAGTTATCTTTCAAACTTCCAGTTTCAACAACTTGTGCGCTAGCAAACACGCACATTAAACACAAACAAATAATACTAAAAATTTTCTTCATAATTCTATTAATTAAATTAATCCCACCAAGACCTCATACGTTCAAACTTTAGTTTGTTGTATAAGTACCAGGCTTTTTCTCTTCTCAGATAATCTTTAAGGATTGGGGTATTCCAATCGAGATCAGCAGCCTTAGAGTGGAATCGATTCCAATTTTTAGTATTTATGTGTCTATCTACAAATCCCTTTGACCCAGGTCTAAAGTCATGGTGATACGCAGAATCTATTTCTAGCACAATATCTAATAGCTTTAGTGCTAGATTTAGCTCTTTTTCGACACGTTCATTGCCTTCCGCAATTCTAGATACCTTAAAGTATTCATACATTCTAATTAGGGCTTGTTTCTCTAAAGAGAGAACAAATCCATAATCGAATGGATAAAACTTCATAGCTTCTTTGATAAGTTTCTTATTCTTATTCTTTCTTAGTTTCATATTCCTGACTTGCTTCAACTGCTAATTTATCTGCGAGATTATTCATCTGAGAAAAGAAGTCTGAACTTGAAGTATGTCCTTTCACCCAACAAAAGTCTATATTAGGACAAAATTGCTTTGCCTTATTTAAGACCTTGTCGTATAAATTCCATAACTCTACATTCTTCTTTCTTTTCCATCCTTTAGTAGCACATCCTATGACGTACTGAGAATCTGAGTAAATAGTCAGAGATTCGATTTTACGACTTACTGCATTTAGAGCATAAATTACTGCTAACAACTCACATTTATTATTAGTAGTATTAGGAATCATCTTACTAAATTCATAGGCTTTTTCCCCATCAATTACGAATACAACTCCTACTCCTCCTGTGTCTCTAGACGAGCTAAAAGCTCCATCAGTGAACACTTCTAGCCTGCTCATCAGCAGTATTTACTCTCATGTTAGTTCCGAGTAATATTGCTATCTTTAGCAAATCGTCTTGATTGTCACAAAATATATTATCTAAAATATAGTTTGCATAATCAACAATTCTAACTCTCTTTCCTATAGCACCATATTTTTCGTTAAGCCATTTAAGCTGAGGAGCAAAATCTTCTAGGTCGTCTCCTAAATGCCGTAAAGCCTTCCTAATAGGAACAGGAAACCACATTTTCTCCTTTATCCAGTCTAAATGACAATAACCAAACGCAAATGCTCTACTTAAATCCTTCTGAATAAACTCGTCTAACTCGAAATTTCTCTCATGCCTACCAGCTTCCTCGAAATCATCTTTCAAATCCTCACAAAAAATCTGATTAAATTCAATCATAACTCCAAGTTTCTAGGCAAGCTATAAGTTCCAGCATCCCATATCTGCAAATAACCTTGAATGGTCCAGTAGCTATAGAAAGATAAGGACTTTTGTTGTCATTGTACAGCTTCATTACTTCTCTTAGTAGTACGCTAGCATTTCTGGATAGTTCGTAAAGAGTGGGAACTCTGTGTTCGTTCGGACCTACATACATTTTCCATGTACTTTTGCCTATACAGCGACCCTCGTCATCATATTCTCTATGACTCTTGTCCCACTGCATATACTCCAGAACCTTATCAAAATCAAAGTTCTCCATAATGCTTTTGTATTGTTCCTCCAATGGGGGACAATCATCCCTTGTCAGGACTGTTCTCTTTGTTTTGCTCATTTTTGTAACAATTAACAAGATTCTGTAAGTTGGACAACTTATCAGTTCTTACACTGACCAGTAGCCCACCCTTACGTAAGTTGTAACTAAGTTTAATTCCGCAATGATTTAGAATTTCGATAAACTCTCTCAATGCGCTTCCCTTTAACACATTTCTGTAGACTAGTTTCTGACCATCTTGATATCCTGCTCGATAGTATTCATTCGCAACATCAGAAATAAGCCATCGCTTAATAGGAGATACCCTACTTAAGAGTTCATTGACTCTGGTTGCGATAAAATCCATATTACTGAATACTATCAATTACAAGACTATCCACACCTAGAGTGTCTACACTCATTGTGTCAGCAACTTCTTTAACGATTGCGATAGAATCGTTTTCTGGAGCCTGAGTCTTTGTATTACCTGCACAAGCAGACATCAGTGCAACCATTCCGAAAAGCAATAGTACTTTCTTCATTTTTCTTAATTTAAATTAGTTAATAATCATTTTATCTATCAAAAAAAAAGAGTGGTTCCAGTATCTGTGCTTCACCAGATACTTTCCCCACTCCTATCACTCCGAAGAGCTTGTACCATTATTAGGTTGGTCAACCTCCCTCTTCATCTTGTTGAGAATTTGGGATAATAGTCACCAAGTTTAAAGATTACTTGTAACTGAAGCAAAAGGCTAGAATCCCGAAGGGATTCCGTAACTCCTTCAACACGTGGTTGACGAGCTATGTAGGAAGCTAACGCGCAGGCAAAGATGAAGCCGTAGTCAAAGACCTAGCTACACTAACAAAGACTAAGACAAAGACTCTCAATTAGAGAGTAGGTTGTAAATTTTTGTGTAGCCAGCGAATAAAGATTAAATCCATGCGGATTTAAGAATATACTGTTCATAATTATTCCTGTTAAGTATGTTATGTTAGCTTCCTACGGAAGTCCTCTAATTACTTAGAGGAAGAGTCGCCTTGTCTCCTAATCTCTTCGAAAATATCTAAAAGATTCTTAGGCAAAGCGATTTTTAGTTTGGAAATACGTTCCATTTCAGAAGTTTTCCAACTATTGAAACGACTTCTCAACTCTCCTAATTCGGAGGTATATTTGTCGTATTTTGCTTTAAATTCAGCCATTTTCTCACGATACTCTTGTTCTTGAGTGTTAGAAAGTTTATTAACCTCCTCCTTAAGCTCAGCTTTAAGAGCATTTAACTCCTTCTCGTAAGAACGATAGGTGTCTTGAAGAGACATGAACATATTGTCCACTTTTTCTACTTCGATGGTAGGGTCTTGGTAGTAGAGAATTAAATCTCTTCCAGAGCCTTCCTTATAGATAGGACAATTCTCAGCTGCATGAACTTCTTTTCGTGCTTTACTAAAGGCTCCTTTTGGATGAATATACTTTCCATAGGTAGAAGCAAACGCCTCTAATCTTAGGAATTTATTTCTCTTGTTAATATCCCACGACTTTATGATAGTCTCTTCAGTCGGAGAAGGTAGAGCTTCTGGATACTTAGGCTGCTCTGGCAGTCCTATTCCCTGACTTTCTGCCCAATCATCAAGCATAGTAGCAGATACTTTGCCAATCATTCCTTCTTTCTCTTTAATAGCTTCTCGTACCCAAGCACAAAAACTATTCATGGCAGCGACCTTTTCCAAATCATCTTTTATAAAGTCAAGGGACTTTTGTCCTACTGTCATTAACTGCTTTTCTCCTCCACCGATAGAGGCTACAGATACTTGAAAGAATTTCACATTATTCAAGCGTTCCTGTGCTGCTTGAATCATTTCTTGTGCGATGTTCGCATAGAAGTTTGCTGACGTAGAAGTCAACCCTTCATTTCCAAAAAATACACTGTTCATATTAGTTACGTTTTGTTAGTTTATCCACAACATTAATTATTGATTCTTCTCCTGCTATAAATCCATCACGATGAACATTTCTAAGTAAACTCTTCAGAGATTCTAATTCTTCATCTGACTTTAGAGTATTTTTTCTATATATTTCAATAAGTTCTTCTATATATCTTTCCATATTATTGATATTAAATTAGTACCCGAAGTGGGACTCGAACCCACACGCCCATTACTGGGCATCAGAGCTTAAATCTGACGTGTCTACCAATTCCACCATTCGGGCATAGTAATTAGCTATACTCACGTACCGCTAATCAACTTACTATAATAACAGTACAAGTGTTAAATTCAAAGTTAAAAACCGTTAACTTATTTAAACTGCAAACAAATGTTAATAAATTTATCGACATCAGTTCCGCAATCTACATAATTCGGAGTGTTAGCTTCGAAGTATTTGAGAACAGCCTCTGTTCCAAAAAGTCCTATCTCTTCGAAATCATACCCCCTCACCGTGAATATCCGATGTAGGCATATTTGGTCTGAATACTAACCAGGCTGTACCAGGAAATTCACAACACGTACAAACAGTCAATCCACTTTCCCTTAGTTTATCTAAGATTTGTGGACTAACTGTTTTCAATACGACACAATTATCCGAGTTCTGCAAGTCGTTGTCTGATTTCATCTTCGGACATACTTTCCATTTTCTCAGACTGTTTCTTAGCCAGCAGTTCAGTCAGGCGTGCCTTCTCAGCTGCCTTATCTTTAGCTGCTTCTCTAGCGGCCTTGTCTTTCAGCTTATCAGTGATAACATCTTTCACAATGTTGAACTTTAACTCCAGTTCGCTATTGCTAGGAGTATCATTAGTTATGAAAGATTTTCTAGGACTCTTGGCTAATTCTTCGTCATAGGACACTGCCAGTCTGTCCAATGCAGGCAGACTTAAGTCCCACAAATCTTCCACACTCAAATTACCTTTACTAGTTGCAAAGCGCAACTTCATTTTAGACGCTTGTTTGTACATAATTAGAATTTAATTTTAAATGGTTTATTATCAACTTTAACTACAACCTCGTCGTGAGACGTACTAGAGAATCCTAGTCCACTCAACTGGTTATCGTTGTATTCTGCTTTAGCTCTAGAGCCAATAGCTTCGAATACTCTCTTATGATCTTTTTCGAGATCGGGTCTCAGATATTCATTGAAGAATCCCCGAACTGGGTCAGGATTTTTACATCCATCAATCATGAAGAATAGGTGCTTGTTTCCTATTTCATTACCTTCCCAATAATTTGGAGAATACATGATGCAAGAAACAGTTTGGAAACGCATAGTATCAATGCCCCACTCGTTCATAGACTTATATGAGGTTGCACCTTCGGCAATTACCGGACTTAGGGTTATATTACCAATAGAATCTACCTTGATAGTTGCTACCGTAATATATTCTCTGTCTGGCACCATCTTATCATAGTTGAACTTATGAAGCTCTCCATTGATTTCGATTTCTACCTCGAATCCAAAGTCTATATGCTCTCTTTTGCAGAAGTTATGCACTCTCACTACATATTGACCTGCTCTGAGTTTAGATTGGTCAGTCCAGATAATATTCTCGACTGCATCTCTGGTTTTACCAGAACCAGCGTTCATATCTACATCTAGTGTACCACCAGTTAATCCTCTCTTATACCCGTAATAGATTTCATTACCACCAGGTTCTGTTACATGGAGGTCAAGGTCATCATAGTTAAACCAGTGTAGAGAACATCTTAGGAATCCATTTACGTTACCACCTGCTGCTTTTACTTTCTCCTTGAATGAATCCGCCATAGAGCCATTATACACCCAAGCGAAGTTATTCTTCCATTTGAACAGCTGACCTGCATCAGGGTTCTCTGGAGCAGTTAGGGTAACAAAATTAGGAATATGCTTATTCTCAACAAGAATTTGCACATCCTTAGAGTGTGGCAATACATTAGTTACAAACTCCGAAATTGAAATTTCAGTAGCTTTGGTATACTCTTTAGGATTAACCGTTGAGGTCTCTTTTAAAGAGTCAAATATACCTCCTTTCATACGTGCACGAGTGTCTCTATTTACGAACAGAACGTCGTTTACAGAAATATCTTCTACACGAGCATGACGGCGAGGAAGGGCATCAGTTAACCCAAGTTCTTCAACCTTCTTCTGAGCAGCCTCAATTTGTTTCTTAGTAATAAGAGCAGTAGGTCTCTTATAGTTAGATGGAGCCATAATGTTCTCATAAGACTTAACAGCTCTTTCCAGGTCTACACCATTACTTAAGTCAATCAGTAGAGTTCCCATAGCCGTATTTCTAATTTTAGCTATTGGAGATTTGAAGTTAAACCAACAATAGTTAGTGCGAACCTCTGGTGAGAGATTATCGGCCTCAAGCATAGTTCTTCTGAACTCTTGCAGAGTCTTTAGGAACTCTTCTCCGCGATAGAGATTATTATCCTCTATCAACTCAATTACGGTTTCTACCGCACTTAGTTTAAGCTCGGAAAGAGAGCGTTCAAAGACACCAGCTCTAGCTCTAACATCTCCGCGATAACCTGCGGCAGAATCGAAATGATGTACTCTCTTGTTGAATTTAAACTTGTTAGGAATAGTCACGTACAAGTGAGTCCAAGTTCTAGTAGTTCCATCAGGAAGAAGTTGCACATTATGGTCACAACCGTGAAACTCATTAACATCCTGAATGAATATATCTCCTATTCCAGCTTCCTTAACGAGCTTAGCTAAATCAGATGCGGTCTTTTCATAGCCAGGAGTGTGAACATCATCCCAGAAGGTTTTCACCTTGTAGGTTTGAGGGTCTATAGCGACTACCTTACCATAGTGACGTATGAAAGACTTACAAGCATTACAATTGTGATCTTGCCGAATTGTTTCGTCCTCAAAGGAGAGAAGATAACTCATCCACAAAAGGTCTTTGTCTACATTAACTACAAATAAATTATCTGCAATCATAGCATTGAAAGCAGACTCTACATCTTTCTTGAAATCTTTAAAATCTTTAAAATTCATAATCTTTATTCGTTAAATATTTGATTGCATAATATAATAGTTAGACCAGTCATAACTGCGGTCTCAAAACCCGTTACTTCCCTAGTTACTAATAGTATTGTTCCCATCAGAACTATTACTAGTAATCTTACTAATTCCTTTTTCCACCATTTCATGCTCTAGCTTCTTCAAAGTTTCTACACTCTCCTCATTGAACTTATCCACTCCCAGTTCACTAACCTTATATATCATAAGAATTTGGTGAAATCTTAGATAAGGATATTGGTCAATGATTTGACTTAATCTAGTTAATATCTTGAAATTAGCTTTCTTTCTAAATTTGATAGCTTCTTCAATTTGAGCTTCCATATTTATTAAGTATATCTAATTCCAATTCCTTAACTTTACTTTCATACAAGGAATCCTCAGCGTAGCCAATTCTGTCTAGGAATTTGTAATAATCCTCTTCTGGGTTATACTTACTAAGGATAAATTGCTTATAAGCGAACACGCAGCTTATCCAACTATCGAACTTGAAGTAAGACATTGTTCTGGAATTATACAATCCGAACAGATTGTTATTGTCCTTACAAAGTTTCGATTTAAAATTGCCAGATTCCAGAACAGCCTGAGCTGTTATAATTGCTGGATTTGGAAAATCGTAATGCTTCAAAGTATTGTACAATACTTCTTCGTTTACTTCATCCAATAAGTAGAATGGATGCTCTGGCAGCAATACCATTTCCTCCTGTTTCTGATTGAAATGTATCAGATGATGCAAAGAATAACCAGTTGCAAATCCGAATACAATACTAATCATGAGGATAATTAAAATTTTCTTTTTCATATCTCAATTGAATTAATAAATCTCGCATCATTAGCTAATTGATATACAGTAGTATTTAGCTCTGGTACATAGACTATATAGTAGTAATCAAAGAATTGATTATTATCCTCAAATCCTATGATTACTCCTTTTCGTCCTCCATCTACAATGCAGTCTCTATACATATATTTTGCGATATCTTGACGGATTCCGTCATGATTTATTACAGCCTGCAATGCAGAAAGTCCGTAGTAAGATGTATTTACACCCCTTATCTCATGTCCAAGCAAATCTTTATCAAAAGGAGAACTTACTATCATAACAATACTTTAGTTAGGTCCTCTACAGTTAGATTAGCTATCTTCGATAATTCACAGATTTGGTTTGAGAAATCTAGCCTTGTTTTAAGTTCTAAATCCCTCCATTGCCGTACCTCCTCTCGACTCTTTCTAAGTTCTTCTTGTAAGTAGGATATAGCCGCCCTTGCTGACTTTAATTGCTCTGTAGAACAAACGACAAAGTGCTTAGCTCCCTTCTTATTTGTAGAAGGAAGAGCGGCCTCAGCCTCTTCAATACTATCGAACTGTCCTAAGATAAAAGGAATATTATTACATTCCTTAATTAAATAGTACTTACTCATCTTTAATTCCTAGATAATCCTTTAATAATTGAATGTTTCCTTCTCTCAAATGCCGAATAAAAGCTTCCCTTTCTCTCTCAAATAGCAGAATTTTACTCTCTAACAGGTCTATTCGTCTTTGTTGATTTTCCTCGTATTCTTCAATAGCGTCAGAAATTGCTTTAAGTATAGAAGATTCCTTCATAGCGCTACTCATTGTAGAACTCTTCGTCCCCATTATCGTCGCCTATAGGATTCTCCCATCCATACTTTACAGCAGTAGCCTTAAACAAAGGCAACCCATACATAGCATAATTCTCTTCAGGATAATTCTCTAAGCCCTCTTCTAGAACTTGATTCCACCTTAGTACCACGTAGAACATTAGGCTAGCTGAAATGCCTCTCTGGTCTAGAGCCTTCTCAAAACCAAACTCCACGTCAGACTTAAGTTGCTCTAGGATATTCTCTCTAGTCCATTCCTTAGGCTCTGGATAAGGCTCATCACCATCGTACTTGAAGCCTATTTTTTCTAACTGCTCTTCTGTTAAAAACTTTGCTAATCTAGAACCGAAACGGTCATCGAGAACTACGGCATAGTCTTTGTAATTGTCTAAAATCTCATTTAACGTTTTCATTTTTTACATATCTTTTAGGTAAATATTTTGAGGATATTCCCCGAATACTGATAGAGTTACAGCACAAATCCATACCCTGTCATTGTAATTCTTACTTTTGCATAAGTAAGTTGCTCCACATTCATCCTCCTCAATTTTAGACAACGTTATCTTAGCTGCAGCTGGGTCAACCATCTGCAATCTAACAAACTTATTATCTAGAGAATCAAGAAGTTCATCTGCACCACCAACCATTGCTAGTTCCTCTGGTGTTCCGTCATAATCTGGCCACCAATAGAACCAGACTCCTCCAACCTTTACAAACTCAAATGTTTTTCTCATCAATTATTAATTATATTAAACAAAAAATACCCCAACAACTTCCGCTGCTGGGGTACATAGTAACGCCAACGGGATTCGAACCCGTATGGCAGGCGTGAAAAGCCTGAATCCTAACCATTAGATGATGGCGCTATCCTACTGCACAATTAAGCTATAAGCTTCTTGCAACAGTTTAATAGTTGGAACCATATGGTTATCAACAACTATTATTTTATAAATGTTCAGAATTTCTTTGTAGGTTAAAGATGTACAAGTTAGAAATATCTGCACATCTTCGTTTACAGAACCATTTGACAATCCCAAATCTACTTTAATCATACTGGGTAATGTTCCAATCTGAGAAATATCCCAAGTAGATTTAGTTCTCCTGAAAACTTCCCGCTGTTTGGAGGTAAGTTGCTTTTCTTTCAATCTAGACTCGATAATAGTACCATCGAACGTTAACGAACCTCCATCGGTATTACTATTATTTAATGCTAGCTGAATCTTCTGAACTGCAGAGTCTTTAGGTTTTGGCTTAAGTTGTACTCCTTCCTTCAAGCCCTTAATAATCTGCAATGAAGGAATAAAGTCTTTTATTTGAGTTGCATTCCATACAAGAAATTTTCCAGGACTATCCTTAACAGTAACTATATACTTAGTCCCTCCGTTCAATGGAATAATCACTTGTAAGTCTGCATCACTCATTTTACTTAAATGGTCTGATACTCTAACTTTGACGTTTCCAATGACAAAGTAGCGAGAAACAGTTGTTTCCGCTTCGATAATCTCAGTAGCAGTTGCTACTAAATACTTTTCTAATCTAGTCATAAAAATTAATCTGATTTAATGGTTAAGATCCCCCACTCGGATTCGAACCGAGGTCTCGAGATTACAAATCACGTGTTCTAACCAACTAAACTACAGGGGAATAAATGCCGAGACTGGGGGATTCGAACCCCAACCTTCACAGTGACAGTGTGATATGCAAGCCATTACACCACAGCCTCGAAAATGCAGGTATTTATCTCGTTACACCTGCGAGTCCGGCAATCCTTTCTTATATACCGCGTGAGCTGGCGGTTTTGTAGGGCTAATCAGACTTGAACTGATAACCTCCACATTATCAGTGTGGTGCTCTAACCAGTTGAGCTATAGCCCTATTATGTGGACCTAACGGGAGTCGAACCCGTGTCCAAACAACCCTCGTTACAAGGATAACGTGCGTCTCATTTTTATTATATCAGCTAGGGAGTTCTAGCATTTAGGTAGTTTTATAAGTCTTACAAGAGTCCATACTAAGTATTTCTCTAGATGCTTATCTACAAGCTACCAAACTATAGGGCTGACCGAAGTCAACGTTCCACCACTCCATTTACGTTGGAGAACGGGATGATACTTTAGAGATTCGTCACATCTCACGGAACACATCTTCCATCTGTTTTATGACATAGGAGATTCAGTCTTACTAACTCTTAGAGTGTTCTGATTAAGAGCATATTACTAGGATTAGAGCCTAGCTCTCCATTATATCAATATACTCAACCTCTTCTGTTTCTAGGTCTCTCCCGTAACCCGACTTAGTTAATAGTGTCTACCAACAAGCCAGCAGCTTAGGCTGCCATTCTTACTTCGCTATAAGTAGCATTTATTATTTTCCTTCGTTTAAAGAGATTGCGCTCTACACGTCCTTATAATTTGTAATCGCCTGTCAAATCCAAGTAGGCCCATACCCAGTTTATCTTTAATTAGAAAACTGGAAAAAGAAATTATAACATTATAGTTGTACCCTCAGGTAGTGTCCGTAACTTAGTATTAGTATAGTCTCTAGCACCCTTACTAAATATCTCAGGATAGTAAGAACAACTTCCTAATATAAATAGTGCAAGTCCACATCTTTGAATTATATCTCCGTTAGATACTGTTCCATCCTCAAACCATTCTATCACTTCTGCAAATTCCCCATCCTTTAGGTCTTTAAGTTGGATTATATCAGAGGCCCTATTTACTACTTTTGCCATAAATACATTGTTTGATTATGTCTTTAGTAATTATTCCACTATCACGAGTAAGAGAATCTAGTTTCTCTATATCAAACTCGTCTTTATGAAATTTGAATTGAATCCACGTTGGTTCACTTGGTCTGAAATCTAGATAAGTCTTACACTTGTCAGTTCCTAACACTTCATGCACCATAGCTAGAATACGCTCACCAGCAGCTTTGGTCTTTACAAAGCCAGAAACATCTGGATAGCCAGGACCACGAGAGTTCCAATATTCTCCTTCTTCTGGACGTTCGTCAACTGGTTCCCAATTCCATGCAGGAATACCTTTTCTAGGATGTTCAATTCTGATTGCGCTTTCCATAACCCATTTAGATTTCGGGTCTGAGGGATTTTCTGGATGGCAGCCATATTTGACTATTCCCATTGGATTTTCGCTTCTAACTTCAAATTTTAACTTGCAATGTCTACAAGTTCCAGATGTTAGACCTCCTCCAGAAACTCCACTACTTATAACGGAATCGCACCCACAATTAGGACAACCCCACAGCTCATATTCGCTATATAATACTGATAACATTAGTTATTCAATTTAAATTCTACTTCTCTTAAAACAACATACGACTTGCCATCTTCTCCTTCTTGAACACATCCGTTAGCCTGCAAGAAGCTAATAATGAACTCCATAGGGATATGATAACTATCTGTAACAAGCATACCGTTACTTATATGGTAACGTTCTTTTCTCTCTAATCTAGTGGGATTACCGTTTAGAGTAATCTCACCAGAATATTCATTCTCTTTATCAGGTTTAATCCCCTTTATGTAAATAGAACTGCCTGATTCAGCTAAGTAGACCTGTTGTATTACGCTCATAGTTCTGGAACATCTGAACGGTCATCATAATAGCCTTCATCCCCAACGAGCTGAGCCAAGCATCCGTGCATATACGGAACTAATTCCGGTCTTTCTCGATAAGTTCTGAATAAAAGCCAACTCATGCTCATAGAGTTTCCAGTATGTCCGTTATCAAAGAACTGAAGTTTGTCCTTAATAGCATCAACTAAGTCGTATAAGCTCTCATATTGCTTCAAGAAGTCTTGATACTGTTCATCACCGAAATCTTGGAAAAATTCCGAGAATGAAAGAGCCTGCTTTATACATAACATTTCATACTCAAACAAGTCATCCTCTTCAAAGGAATGGTCGGTTGCAGCTGAGAATAGACGATTAAATCGTTCGATTCTGTTTTGAAACTCTACGGGGAGAGTTTCTTTAGTAAGATTTTTGTAATTCATAATCTAAAAATTAAGTATCTAATTAATTACTAGTAGCGGGAGAGGGACTCGAACCCTCGACCTTCAGGTTATGAGCCTGACTAGCTACCTCTGCTAACACCCCGCGATATTACAAATGCTTTTTAAATATTTCACAATGATTGTATTCACCTCCCCAACGTATGGGATATTCTTCTTCCTTGGCTTTCTTATAGCCTTCGGCTTCCTTTTTATCCAGAAATATCTGACACTCAGTTTTATAGTTCTGAGGCGCATTAGCTGGATGATGGTTCACTACGACTACGTATACTTTCATAATTATTTAATTTTGTTGTGGACACGCAGGGACTCGAACCCTATCTTCCGGTGTGCAAAACCAGCGCTCTAGCCATTTGAGCTAACGGCCCATGTTTGAGATTTTCTTTTTAATTGGTGACATAACTCATAAATTTCCACTGTTAGGATTCCATAACCTAACATCACCAGATAAGTCTTTAATTAGTTATATTCTGGATACATAAGTTTGTAACTATATATCTTTTAACGGCAACCATCCGTTTAACAATTCTCAAGTTCAGCTTGCCTATTATAACTACGCAGGGACTGGCTTCGACTTATTAGCATAAATGCTAACAGACCCCGACTGGATTTTTACCTTGCCAGGTTAGTATTTACTTAATAATTACTTTCTTAGCGCTTTCTCTAGCTTTAGCTTGCCTAATCTTATAGTCTCTAACTACTTCCTTCATATGGGTATTAAATTCTTTCATATCCTCCCATGATACAGGATTAGATAGTTTAGGCTTAGTAAATATGCTATAACTTTCTAGGCTTTTCATTTTCTTCTTTCTGTTTACGAGCCTTCTCACACGCTTTCCGTCTCATTACGTATGGACAATCACAGCACCCACTGGCAGGATTATACCAACAACAATAATCACATTGATGCATATCTAACAGCAAATTGTTTATTTCTCTTTGTTAATACTTTAATCGCTTCCCATATGTCTTTAATATCATTTGGAATTTCACCTTTCTTGTCCATCATATTCCTCTTTCTGCACTCTCTAGACACTTCCCTAAGAACTCGTCTTTTGATAGTGGAGTTAACCTTCCTTATTTTCATACAAATCTAATTTTTCAAATCTAACAAAATGTCCACCGCCTTGTTGAGGCGGAAGTATCAAGTTTGGGAAGCGACTACTCCATAGTGCTAATCCAAGAGGAGACGTGCTTGTGAAAAACTCTCCAAGTTCCGATATAGGTTTTTTCAGTTCTCTAAGTTTTTCCGAAATTTCCTTATACCTTTTACTCTTTTTATTAATCCCACTTCGCTGTGCCTCTAACTCAGCTATATTATCTAATATAGGTTTGACAATAGACTTGTAGTCTTCCTGAGTTATTAACAGCTTAACTTGACTTATACCATTTGCATAAGTAAGTTTAAACTTTCCAATAGGTTGTACTATCATATCTAATTAATTAAAAGTTGGTGGATGCTAGCCGTTTCTATTCCACCATTGCGTACTACAGTGCTAGCTACCGTCTAGACGACTCTCTTCCTCACATCGGTCTAGAGTTTGCTGGATTACTATTGCTTAGTTAAAAACTAAGGAGGGTTCAGCAAAAAGGCGTATGGTGCAGGATTCGAACCTGCGATGGGATTTCTCACGACGGGTTAACAGCCCGCTGCCGTCGGCCACTTGGCTAACCATACATATTATTTCCTCCCAGACATCTGTAAGTACCCCATTGGTACTTACCTTTTAATGATATTTTTACTCTTGTCCTCTGTATGGAGGAGGTATTGTTCCAGACACTAACCAAGTGTAGTTCTTAGAACTCTGTTCAAAATACCATTTAGCAGCTTTCTTTACAACATTAATTACTTTCTTCATAACATTAAAGTTTAAAATTGTTAATAATTAATCTAATAACAGAGCCACAAAAGGAGTTTAGTTGCGGAGGTAGGATTCGAACCGTTTATGACGATTTCTAGGTTATGAGCCTAGCGAGATGACCAACTTCTCTACTCCACGATATTAGTAGCTAATTTACATCCGCTACTCAGGGATGCCTTTCACGATAAGGGACGCCTTCTAACCGTAGGTGACGACTGGGTGATAACGTAACCAGACACGTTAACTATTTGTAGTTAAAAGACTTGCACGTCGAGACTCGGTGGTCAGATTCGAACTGACGAATCAGCAGATTTGCAGTCTGAGCCATTAAACCACTCTGGTACACCGAGGTGACTACTTCTCCACCCCGTAAGACTAGCTATTCGGAGATAAGACCAGTTACAACTTGTAACTGCTGTGGAGCCTTGTTTCGTCGTTCCGATTAAAGGATTTGAACCTCTGACCTCCCACTAATGCTTTATTGGTATGGGCGCTCTACCATACTGAGCTAAATCGGAAAAGAGTGGATAATGAGAATCGAACTCACATCCTCGGCATGGCAAGCCGATGCACTAACCATTGTGCTATACCCACAAATGTGCAGGTAGAGAGACTCGAACTCTCCCCTCCAGATTGGAAGTCTGGCGTGCTCAATCCATTAACACCACACCTGCATAATGGAGAGTTTTACGATACTCTCCTAAACGAATTACTCAGATAACAGCTCCTGCATATCAATCTCGCCAGCTACCTTAGTAATAGCGATTTTGAACGGATTCCCCTTGATTTTGTCAAACAAGTGAGCATCACGAGTTTCTTTCACCTCGTCAGGGACGTTAAATTTCTTCTTGCCTTTCTCTATGGTTTTCCATGTAACCACCTCGCAGCGAGTTATCTCGTAAACGCTGTCGTTTCGGTCAACGTAAACCTTGAAAAAGTTCTTTTTGTAGTTGAACTTCTCAACCCTTTTGAAATTCTTGGGATGAGCGTGGAACTTCAAGTCGCATTTTCCATTAGCTAAGAAAATCAATTCTGCCATAATAATACTCCGCATAGTCGGAGATTCAAAGTTAAACTATGTTAATTCCAGTCTTTCGTCTGGCACTCCACCTCGTTTTAACCAATAGCTACTATTATTCACTATTTGAGCTAAGCTCTAAACTGGGATAAAGGTATTAGTCTATGTAAATAAACGGTTTTCCAAATTCTTCCATGAAGGATTCAAACCATCCCTCCATTTCTTCGTCACTATCAAAATAGATAGATTCATCATGTCTTTTAGAGAACTCTAAAATGATATGAGGTTTCTGATATACTATTCCATCCTTGTAGAAGGCATATCTTTTCTCTAAAGATGAAATCATTTTTTCTTCCGTATAAGTTCCAAAACATGGGTCCCAATAATACCAATAATCTCGATGTATTTTCCAAAACAAGAATCGGTAATCGTTCACATAATGTACCCAATCAGGATGCTTTCTAGTTTTAAAAACTAAAACTCTCTTTACTAAACTTCCATTAATATACTTGTCCATACTTTAATCCCAATATTCTGGGCAGTTTTCAGTCATTAATAATCCCTTTTCGCAAAAGCCTTTATCATAGAAAATGCAGGATGAACACGAAAGATTGTCCCTAGATTCATATTCTTGAATACCTTCTTGAATATCTCTTTTTGCTTTATATCTGTCCTTTCTATTCTCTTTCTTGTATTCATATTGCATCATTCTGCTTCTATAAGGAGAAGTACAATTCTTAAGCATCTTTGCGTATTTAGAACTATCAAGGAAATCCGTAATTGACTCACAGACCTTCAACGCCTTATTCCTTATTATAGGAACATTATACCTTACATTGGCTTTAATCCCGGCAACAGGTACGTAAAATTTACCGCAAGCGTTGTAAACCTTTTTAGCTCTCGAAATCCACTTTCTTTTAGAAAGTTCTCTTCTCAATTCTCTATCCATAAGCAATAAGATTAGTGTAGAATCTAGAGTGGGATTCGAACCCACGAAACACGGTTTTGCAGACCGTTCCCTTAGACCGCTCGGGCATCTAGACATAAAGGGGAGACTAGCTCCCCAAGTTTTATAGTACCAAAGAGTTGTAAGTACCTCTACGATACAGAGACGGTTTACTATTTGGATCTTTAACCCAGTAGTAGTTAACCTCATTATTTTCCTTAGTAACTACGATTCCCAACTTTTTGTCAATCGCAATGATTTCCTCATCATAGAAGTCGTCTCCAACTGACAGATTTGCGAACTTAATATCCGAGGATACATAGAAATATGACAGACTGTGGAAATTGTGGCGACGATATTCATAATACTCGTTAAGAGCTTTTCTTTCCTCAACAGTGCAGTTATCCTCATCGTCTACAATAGGCTTCGGTATCGGATTGTTGAATCTCTCAACAGCTTTATAGAACTCCTCAATAGAGAATTTACTCTTATCGGCAGAAATCTCATAAGCATATGCATAACCTCTGACGCAGGAATAGTCATACTCATTAGTTACTACATTGAAGAAGCTCTTAGCTCTTCTTAATCCTTCTATACCGTGAATATTGACCTCATTAACTATAGTTTTGAGAATATCAATAGTAGATATAGTCAAAGAATCAATGAAATCAAGCAAATCTTGACGAGCTTCCGGCACTTGAAGTGCGTCGTCCAGATATTCGTTCACAACCTTCAAATCCAAGTTGCCAAATTCCTTGACATAACGGATTCTAGACGGACGTCCTACCATATTCTCATTGATGGTCATGGCATTAGTAGTAAGCAGGAAAACCTTGCGATACTTAGAGTTGTAAACACCGTCCATGATTTGCAAGATAGTAGAATCCGATTCACTGAAATTCTTTTCAAATTCATCCAAGAACAGAATGCAATCTCCTTCAATACCAGAAAGGAACTCAATCATAGATTGATTATGGTCTCCCATATCCTTTACGATAATGATGGGCAGATTTAGCTTGTTAGCTAGTTCCTTAGCGGTAACAGTCTTTCCAGTGCCCTTTGTACCAGTAAGCATAATTCCGAGATTGCCTTCTGTAGCGTGATACGTCTTAATTACATGGTCAATAAACTCGTTCTGCAAACCATACATTTTGTACGGGAATACAAACTTATCCGCATATCTGTCTAGGTGATAACCTGTCATTGTCAGACAAATACTGTAGATTCCAACTGGGAGAGACTGCTCAACGCTATAGCCTGAGCTTACCTGGGTATATGTAGACCCAGAACACATCCAAACTTTGTTCATTTTTTCTTTTTCTAGGTTACTTAAAACAGATGCCTGTTTGAGACATCCTACTAATTGATTAGCTATAGATTCTATAGCTTCTTTGTTATCAGTTTCCTCTGAGAGTCTTTTTACAAACCACTCTTTAGAACGGGCAACTATTTGCTCATCAGTCTCATTTTCAGAGATTGTTTCAGCAAATTCATGGTAGATATTAGTCAGCTTACCTTCTAATTCTTCTACGGTCATTAGTAATCCTCCTCGTTATGTTCATTAGTTATGAGAGAACGAGCCTTTTCCATACCAGATTCGTAAGCCTCTGTAACAAACACTATGGCAGTTTTTAGGTCCATTTGACCCATGGAATTGCCATTGTCTACCATCTCCTGAATAATTTCACTTAACTCTTTCATATTACTTAATAAATAAAAGTTGTAGGGTAGGAGGGACTCGAACCCTCACGCCTTGCGGCACTAGATCCTAAGTCTAGCGCGTCTACCAATTCCGCCACTACCCCAACTGTTAGGTTGCTTTTATTTCTTTAGCAACCTTAACCATTTCGTTATATTTCTCTACTACTTTATTAAAGTCTTCTTCAGATATTTGAAAAACTTTGTGAGAGTTTCCATACCACTCTTCTTGACCAGGAAGCCACATTACACTAATATATCTCTTCTTTTCTAATTCCATATGTACCTTAGATGAATCAATATAAACTGAATAGGCATCCTCTTCGATTCTACTACTTCGTGGATCTGTTGGGTCGGATGTAAGTCTGAAAAACATTGTTGACATACCATTGAAGTCTATCTTGAAACACTTTCCTATATAGCTTTTAAGTAGTGCTTTATGTCTATTATCGCTATCTACCTTCTCTTGGTGTCTCTTCCGTTCTTCTTCCTTAACATATTCATTATACTCTCTTAGAGAGCTATCTGGATGCTTGTCCAGATATTCTTCTATAGGACTCTTTCTTCCCCACATATTATACTACTTTAAGATGGCAATAAATACTAAATTCTGGAATTGGAATCCAAGTTGCAATACCATTGCTATCTACTGGTTTACCCTTGTTGATTGTACAAATAGTGATATGAGGTTTAGCATTTGCACAAGGCAGATATTGGTCTCCCAATTCTACTCCAAAAGCTATTGCTTTCTCAGAAATCCCTATTTTGTTTACAATTAATCGAAAATTACCATCTATACGATATTGTAGGTCATTAGCCATCTTTTCTTCATGTTGATTTTTATGGAGAAGAGTGCAATGATCTAAATAAATAGTACTTCCTCTTTGGAACACCAGATTGCAAATAATGGGATTTCCAATGATAACTTGCATAAGTTTGTTTCTAGTTGGTTCATCTAAGAACAATCCAAAATACTGATAATTCATAAGTTTTATTTTTTAATTATTTGAAATCAGACCTCATACCCGTTCCATGGAGCGCAATATAAGCCGACTATACTCGTGGCAACCTATATTACTTGATATGTCTTTTCGGTTGTACTACTTTCTCCGTATCTGATTATGTGAACCTATTGGGACTTGAACCCAAATCTAGCCAACGCGTCTAGACCTTTATTCCAATTAGGTAGGCTCAAGTGTGGACCTAGAGGGCTTTGAACCCCCGACCTTCTGATTATGAGTCAGCTGCTCTGACCGGACTGAGCTATAGGTCCTAAATATTATTCGTATGCACTTATTGATTTGCATTCAAATATTACCGTCTTCCCTAGAACATCGCTTGGTTTTATATTAAACTTAGCAAATTCTAGCATCAACTTTTCCATTTCTTCTACAGAATGGGTTTCTCCTATGATACTTTTTCTATCTATAGAAGTTTGAAAATTGGCAAACAATTCTGTAACTAAACAACTATTAATTATTACTCTCATTTCTTACTATTATTTGTTCTTCTGGTTTTAACTTTTCTGCTGCATCAGAGTGTAGCTTACCACACCTAACACACCAACAAACTCCGAATGAATTTTCTCGAACTTTACATTTACCTTTGTCACAAAACTTGACAACTTTTCTATAATCTTCTGGCTTCATAATTTAGAACGTATATCGTTAATTAACGCTTGAATCATATGAGTTTGTTCTCTCCATTTGTAATGAAATTCAAGACTGTTAGACTCTTCTTCGGTTAATGGAATATGAAATAATATCTTATGGTGTATATTTTTAAACCATTTCCTCTCAAGCTTCCTACTTTCCTTAGTTCCTACCTCATATCCTCTCTTAGATTTACGGTTCTTAGAGCGACCACGTGCCCAACCAAATTGTTTGCCATCATTTACCCATTTCCAGTCTGCTCTGGCTTCTTTTTGCCTAAGCCTCTTGTTAATGATATTAATCTTTTCTATCTCTTCCATATTTGTTAAGTTTGTTGGGCTACTAGGACTCGAACCTAGACTGACAGAATCAAAATCTGTGGTGCTAACCATTACACCATAGCCCAATTTTGGCTTAGCTATTCTCACGAACCACTAAGTCTATTTACCATGAAAAACACACAATGCAAGTGGGACGAGGCAGGATCGAACTGCCGCTAACGTCCTGGATTTTCAGTCCAGCGCTCTACCTACTGAGCTATCGTCCCATATCCGTTTATAATGTAAAGGCATAGATGAAGTAAACGGATAAAACCTTCATCTATGGAAAAGAGCCCCAAAGCAAGTTATGCATTTCCGAGTATGTTACGCACGTACTAAGGCGACTTCAACGGACTTAAGGTTATTAGCATTGCGCACTACTAATAACGTTTTGCTGGATTTATCCCTCAGCCATCCACTCTATATACTACATAAGGGGTCTATGCAGTCGATAGTCTACTAAGTGCACTTTCAACTATCAGTTATTCCAACTCTAGTATTTTTTTGTTCCACCAGTTAGTTAAATCCTGTAAAGAAAACTTAAATTCTTTTTCAAAGTCTTCTAACGGAACAACTTCTTCTCCTACTTCTATAGCCCACTGCCAACACGCTTCTACTTCTGCTAGTTCAATAGGCTCCTCACATAGCCAAGTATCATCTAGAAGCATACTGAGAAATTCTTTATGAAGGCTTCTAAATATTTCAATTTTATCTTCCATGAACTTTATGATTTTCATCCTGATTCACGAACTCTGCCTTAAGTTTATCCTTATAAAGCGGAATAATAGTATCAGCAGAATCAGTAAAACAAAAGTATTGTCCATTACTAAGTCTCTGGAAACGGATATACTTTATCCACCAATGGTCAATAGAATCCAATACCAAATGCCTCCAGTCTCCCTCACCACCCGATGCAGTCTCTAAACTCTTTAGTAAGGGAATAATCTCGTCCTTATTAAACGAACATTGTTCTACTATAATTCTATTCTTTTTCAGGAATTTATTTAATACTTTCCAAGGTTGACTTATAGTATCATAAGTAACCATATAAAAATCTCTTGTATCGCAGTGTGCACATTCAAAATCGGATAGCTCTGCGATTGAATCTATGTATTTCCATTCGCTCATATCTAATAATTATTTAAGTTAATGCGGAGGCAGCTGGATTCGAACCAGCGGGACCCTTTTGAGGCCCGGAGTCTTAGCAGGACTCTGGTTTAGACCGCTCACCCATACCTCCAAATTGCGAAGGGGCTTTTGTTATACTTTACTAATTCTTTGTAAAGCCCCTTCGCTGTGATTACTTCACTTCTTCAAACTCAGTAGCTTCTACTTGCTTCTTTCCGAACATTTCCTTTACTGTGTCAGCGAAAGGAATAGAACGTAATAAGTCAAGAGCAGGATTCAAGTTCTCAGCAGTCTTAGCCATGAAATTACCAGCGGTATTCTCATTACCATAAACAGTAACCTGTCCAAGGTGAATGTGTTCAAACATCTGAGCAGATGCCTGAGCAATACCGGCCAATTGGTCAACAGTCTTGTACTGAACCACCATTTGTGGAGTCAAGCCAGATTCAATCATCTTCTCAACTGCCAAGGCTGGAGCCATTTCGATAGCTTGAACCTTATCAGCTTCTGCCATCAATGATGCTCTCTTACCTTCAGCTTCAGCAAGCAATTTCTTGCGAGTACCTTCTGCCTCTGCTTCTAACTGCAGTTTAGTAGCGTCAGCTTTCGCTTCTGCTTCTTTCAAAATCTTTGCAGCTTCTGCTTCTGCTTCCAATACCGCTTTGGCTTTAATTGCTTCTGCTTCAATAGTTACTCTCTCTTTTTGTTTCTGAGCAGGAACAATCATTTCAGCTTGAAGTTTTGCTTCCTCTGCCTTAGCAGCAGCTTCGTTAACCTCAATCTGGCGTTCTTGTTCTGTTTTGGCTACAGCCATTCTTGCTTCTACTTTAGAAGTACCAGCTACCTTTTCTGCTTCAGCTTGTGCCTGTGCAGCTTCTCCTTTTGCCTTTGATACTTCAATAGTTGCTTTCTGCTCAGCTACTCCAGCTTGCTTGTCAGCTTCTGCAGCCTTAATTCTCTTCTGAGACTCATACTCTGCAGTAGCAGCTTCTTGCTCATTAATTGCTTTCTGAGTGTCTGCTTCCTGCTTTTGCTTAGCTTGAGCAATACGAGTTTGCTTCAGAGCTTCAGCTTCAGCTTTCTTAGAATCTGCTTCTGCCTTAGCTTTAGCTACATTAGCTTCTGCTTCTGCGTCAGCAGCAGCTTTCTTAGAAGCAGCTTCTGAAGCGGATTTCGCTACATTAGCTATTCTCTGAGATTCAGCTTCAGCTTTAGCTGATTCTGCTTGAGTGTTTGCACGAGCAATACTAGCTTCTTGTTCCGCCTTCTGTTCAGCGATACCAGCTTGTTTGTTCTTTTCTGCTTCTGCCAAGCGAATAGCTTTCTCCTGATTAATCTCAGCAACCTTTACTTCCTGTTCTTGCTTAGTCTGAGCAACTGTAGTTTCTCTTTCCTTTTCAGCATCGGCTACGGCAATCTCACGCTGTTTGTTGGTTTCTGCAATCTGAATATCTCCTTTCTTCTTCTCTTCTGCAATGTCAGCCTGTGCCTGAGCAAGAGCTTTAGTTGCAGCTTTCTGACCAAGATTCTTGATATAGTTTGCATCGTCCGAGATATCAGCGTTGTTAATATTGATAATACTGAAACCTACCTTGTTCAACTCAGTTTCAATATTCTCTTTTGCCTTGCCGATAAATTTGATTCTATCAGCATTTATTTCCTCAATCGTCATTGTTGCCATCAAGCTTCTCACTTCACCAATGAGAATATCCTTGATTTGGTCTGAGATTTCAGAAGTTTTAGCTGTTAAGAATCTGCTTGCAGCGTTTTGCATTAGTACTTGATCGGTTCCTATACCAGTAGTTAATGTCACAGGAATCCTAACCTTAATCATTTGGCTGGATACTCCCTCTACCATTACCTGAATCTGAATAGGTTTCAAGGACATTTTAGCCCAGTCTTGAATGACAGGCATTACGAATGTACCTCCGCCGTGGATGATTTTAGACGGCAGTATAACTTCCTCCGTTTTACCAGTCTTCTCGTTAACTACCTTCTTCTTTCCTGCCTTACCAAATACTACCAGGATTTCATCACTAGCACACTTACGATACCGAGACAAAAGTCCGATAAAAGTTACAACTACTAAGAGTACAATAACACCCGCTACAATAAGAGTTTCTGTTGTCATCTTTAAAAATTCTTTTTAGTTAAAATAATACTTTCCATTCTCAAATTTTGAAATTCTCACTTTGTCCCCGTTTTTATACGTCTTATGCTCTTCTTCAGCATAAGCTGACAATTCTTGAAGCATTCCATTTATCTCAACTAAGATAACAGAACTACCACCAGAAATATCATTAGGAATAATGATTGTTCCAATTCTCCCGATTAAGGCTTCACCCTTTTCAGGAATAACTTGATGTTGGAGTTTTAAACAAAGTTTATATAAGTAGTAAAGTATAACCACAAAAAGAATACCGCATATTAATGCGATTAAATAATCGTACCATTCTATAGAATGAGAAACGGAATGCTTAATACAAAGCCATCCACTTGCTCCCATTACAAAATGTACTAGTCCTTTAAAAGAGACAATATCACTCACATCCATGTCCAATTCTCCATCTAAATCTACATCCAAGTCAGTGTCACCACCAAACCAAGAGAGTATGAACTGAACAATAAAAATGCCATACGAAATGGCTGCTAAGAGATAATAAGTTTCGCTCATTGTAATTTACATAACCCTCCTTGAGTCGTATTATGAAGTACGTAATACATTCTCCCAGGAACGGAGACTCTATAGACATTCATGTGACTATTAGGGTCGGTATATACCTTTTCAACCGAAAAATGATTTCGGTCTTCCCTAGAAGTAAACGAACAACAGACTGCCGTAACTATTGCTACAACAGCCATCATACAAATTAATCTAATTCTCTTCATAAGTTTTTAGTTATTGATATTTGCATAGGATAAAGGATTCGAACCCTTACCTTCGGTTTTGGAGACCGACGTGCTAACCGTTAACACCAATCCTATAGTTAATTGCGGAAGGACAGGGATTCGAACCCTGGGGACGTTTTACCGCCCGACGGTTTTCAAGACCGTTGCATTAAACCTGACTCTGCCACCCTTCCAAAGGGCTAACCAATTAGTTAGCCTAACATACATCCAAGAAGCAATAATACACAGAATATAGCTAGAATACACCAGCCTATAGCCTGGACTGCTCCTCAGCCAAATACACAAATCATAGAAGAAATAAAGAATACTGCGCCACCGACTACACTTATCCATCCGCCAGCATCTTCATCGTCTTTAGATAGTTTTCCTCTTCCAGTTATTAGTAAAAATAGAGATATTCCTAGCAGTAGTATACCTATTACGACTCCAGCTATCTCCTTATATAGTAATTTCTATACTACAATAGTTATCGCTGTTTGTCCTAGATTCAGATATTCTTATAGCCGAATCTTCAACTGCTTTTAGTGTCTCATTTACTGCAACTCCAATCTCCTTTCCGAGACTTGCATATTCAGATACTTCTTTGATTTCTCCTTTTATAGCCTTCTCGGTAGTTATTTTCTCGATTTGGGTTCTCGTCTCTCCAGGCAACCTATCATAATCTTCTTGAGATATGGTTATTTGAGAGAATGAGGCTACACTCATAAAGAGCATAGCCACAATAAGCATTAAAAATTTCTTCATTTGTTTAGTACTCTTCTTTTAACTATTCCTGTTCCATTGCACATACTACATGATTCGGTATCACAAAGAGCACCTGGACCTAGTGTAAGGATGCCTAATACAACTCTAGACCCAGCTGACATCTTTACTTGACCAATTCCATCACAATTTGGGCAATATATCTCTTCATACTTTATGGTATCAGTTTGATTGTGATTTACTACCTTATCGTGTGTGCATGAGGCAAGCAATAGTAGAATTACAATTAGTCTAGCCATTCAAATTCTTTACCTTCAAAATGTCTTACAAAACAAGCATCAAACACTAACTTTCCAAACTGAGTTGATACATATTTGGCAATCTCCTCAGATTTGCACGCAAGCATCCCGACATGGGAATAGGCATTGCCGACGCCATAGCTAGAATAGAAATAGCCGAGACCCGCATTGCCGCCATCATCCGCGTAGCCGCCCACCAACGCGAATTTCTCGCCCTGATAACGGAAGTGTCCAATGACCTCTGCATCTTTCGGTACTGATTTCATTCTAAAGAACCGAACCCAAGGATACCATACAGTTCCAGTTAATAGATTAAACTTATGTCCTTCGTTTAAGGCATCAATAATTAATTGTAGCCTAGAGAGGGATTCTATAGATTGGTTTTCTCTCATGTATGTAGCAAGACATACTCCCATCTCGTTGGTAGCGTCCGTGAAGGATTTTATCCTTTCTGTAGAGCTACTAGGAACAATTTCTACTTTTCCAGTCTCTGCATTGTAAACTGGTTTGTAGCCATCTGGACATTCAATTTCAATAGTTCTTTTCATTTGTTATAATATTTAATAAAACATGGTTTGGGTGTTATAGCGGATTTGAACCGCTGACCTCTACAGCCACAATGTAGCGTTCTGCCAACTGAACTAATAACACCATCTAATCATTTATTTAAACAACGGCAATAACTTTTTACCAAGAATCTTTACCGCTTTCTGTGCATCAGCTACAGTTCTAAAATAAACAATACCTGGATATTTTACGTTTTGATGCATAACGACGTACACTCCTTTTATATCAGTTTCCGTCCTTCCAGATAGAGAAGAACCTTTTCCAAGAAAATAGCCAGTATTACCTTCTGTTTTGATCCATCCTTTATTTAGATAGTTAGCAACTATTTGTAAACTAGCTAGAGAACTGAGTTGTTCTGTCATGCTTGGAGGACATACTAATGTATTCCAAAAACCATAATCTTCTTCAGACTCTACTATCTCCTTAAAGGAAGGAATTAGCATTTCCTCACTAAATGCAGTAAGAGCTAATTTCTTCAAGTCTTCATTACCACTTTCATACCATTCGCGTGCCTGCTCTAAAGTTACTTCAAGATAGGCTTTTGTCTTAATTCTATTCATTTTTGTTTATTAGTTTTTAATGGACACCAATCTGGAATTAATACCCTTTCGTAAGGTCTTAACATTCCCTCAATTAGTTTATTCCCTGCCTCTTTACAAAGCGCTTTTTCATCATCGTCATTGAACCAGTCATCGGGGTCTGGGTCAGGAGCGATTCTACAATGAGGACATTCCCTACACTGCGTAATTTCTTTTTGGAATATTACACTAGTACCAGATTTCTGGCAAGTATCCTTTTCCGTACTCATACGTTGTCATTTTATTCTTATTTAAAGTTAAACTAAGCTCCATCCATCATTCCAATAGGAATCCTGTCTGTCCATCCAAAATAACGATGAGTCAACTTTTACACCATCTTCGAACTCATATAGTCCGCTGGAATTTATAGTTACCCATTCGTCTTTACTAAAGTATCTATGTCTTACTTTCTTTCCTTCAGACATAGCTCTAATTGCTTCTTCTTTTGTCATAATCTAATTAATTAAAATGTGTGGGATTGGGAGGACTCGAACCTCCAGTCTCAAAAGAGAGCAGATTTACAGTCTGCGCGGCTACCAATTACCGGTTACAATCCCGAATCGACCTAGTAGAGAACCCTGGTTTCCTCGTTTAAACATGACTAACCTATATGCAGTGGGTATACATATTTCTAAAATCCATATCCTAGGTCTAAACTCTGCGCATCTCGCTAACAGAGTTTTACTCACAGAGAGACTGATAGTAGTCTATCCAATAGTCTGCTTCCATATCTTCGAAAATCTCTTTAAGTTCTTCGTCAGATAATCCTTCGTACTTATCTTCCATTATAGCTTTCTTCTATTAAATAGATTAAAGTAACTTGCTGAATAAATATCACATAATGCCTTATACTTTTTAGGAACTGGATAGTTAAAGTCATCAAAAGCAGATTCTTTAATAAATCCGTCTTTGAGAGCCATACTAGCAGTAGTAAAAGCAATGTTACATTTGTTCTTTTGTGCCCATGACATAATATCAGTCATTTTGGAATTAAAGTACTCTTTGTCGTTTTCAAGTAGTAAATAGATTTCTACTCTACAAATAGCAGGATTATTAAATCCTTGTTTTCCCTGTCTTAATTCTATCTTAGACACGAAATTTAAGTCTAACAAATCAGCTATTCTTTCCTTTGCGATAATTCTTGAAATTCTTATCATCTTCGTGAAAATAAGTAAACCCTATAGTAGCTATTATAGCTATTTCTAGAGTAATAAATACTAAAAATCCTATTAACATATTCATTAAATTTGTGGGAGTGGAAGGATTCGAACCTTCTAAGCCATAGGCACTTGATTTACAGTCAAGCCCAACTCTCCAACGTTGGCGCACTCCCATACAATTAACAGATTCGTTCTAATTAACATAGCTGTTACCGTTCTTCCATTTGGCACCCCAAATCATCTAACAGCTAATAGCCGCAGTGCGTGGTAACGATATTAAGGACATTGCCTCTGTTAATCGGAGTAATCAGGGATTCATCTAAAAGGCACCCTACAGTCCTAATTGCTGTACTAATAGTGAATGTTGATTACTTCTTGTCTGGATAGCAGGATTCGAACCTGCGGTCTCTACATCCCAAATGTAGCATCTTACCAACTCGACTATACCCAGATGCAAACACGTGTTTCACAACAAATGTTTACTAGCGGAATAAAAGAAAAAGAGTGACTCCGCCGAGACTCGAACTCGGGACCCCGATATTAAAAGTATCGTGCTCTAACCAACTGAGCTACGGAGTCATTAATTAGTCGGATTTATCTACTAAGATTATTTTATCCGACAAGGATATTAGGCACGCTGCTACTACAATCCATGAAAATAAAGAAAAGAATATGCTTGACAATAGATTACCTAAAGTAAATTTATAGTTCTTTTCCTTCTTATAACGATATTTCTCTTCTAAATACATTAGAAACCATGCCATTAATACTCCTAAGATATAAATAAATAGTATCATAGTTTTGTTTTTTAATTGTTAGTATCCCGTGTAGGATTCGAACCTACGACCCACAGCTTAGAAGGCTGTTGCTCTATCCAACTGAGCTAACGGGACATCGTGTTCGCTATTATATACAGCGAACTACGTTCTCCTTAGTTAAGAATTGTTAAATCTTCTCTTCAGAGATTAGTGCGTTCCCACAAGTAATTCGGTCAGAATCTTCCTCCTTAGATGGAACAAACACTATAACATCCCAACCTTCTTTCAATAAAGGTTGTTCAAAGCGACGATAAACGTCATAATCAGAGTATCCAGTTACCTGGAAACCATTCTCTATAGCAGAAGCTGTTTCATGTATAGGAGTGATTTTAACAATAAATTTCTCCCTATCAAATAGCTTTGACAATTCCTTCGCATCGAGAATAGTTTGTGAGGTTACTGGAAAATTTAGAGTATACTTTCTGCCTACTGGCATTGGTAACTCGTCAGCCAACCGAGAAATTTGTGCTAGTGACAAACTCTTAGAGTCAAACAGCTCGTTTCTCTGTTCATCGTCTGTAGAATTGATTGAAAACTGTAAGCCTGCTTCTCCATTGTAGAACTCATTTTTTATGCTACACCAAACCTGTAAGAAGTTTCTAAGCTTATTGTTTGCTTTCGGAAGCATCGTGGAAACTACTGGATGAACAGTTTTAGCTGTTAATCCTGCAGACTTAACCACACCTCTGAGAGCAAGTCCAAATGCTAATACATTGTCATTCCATGTTGGTTCTCCCATTCTAGCAAAGTGCACATTAAACCTGTCTGTTTCTCTGACACTTTCGCCTTCTATAATAGTTCGGATTTGTCTATCCATATCTTCTATAGAAGCATTTCCATAGAATCCAAACTTGGGAACATCACAGAATTTACAATGCATAGGACAGCCTTTCTGAGTTGAAATAGTTGCTACCCATTTCTTGCTTAGGTCTACTGCTGTATTCTCTACTCCATTGATTTCCTTAGTTAGACCTAAGAAATCAGCCTTGATGTTGTTCTCCTTACCATAGTCTCCTACAGTTAAGAACTCTAGTCTATGTTCTGTATCGACATAGATTTTTCCTGTATGGGTTAATACTGTTTTCATTCGTCTTCAATCATTTTCCACATGATGATTAATATTATAAATACAACGATGTATGTCATACAATCCTCCAATCTGGTCTATTTCTAGTTATACGAAATTTGTTAGCCTCAGACCAGCTTGAGAAGGCCCTAACGACCTTCCCATAACTGTCTAACAGATAATATTTCATAGCGAACTAGTTCTCCATTTATTTGTACTGTAATCAATACTATCTCTCCTACGATAATCATAGTTTCTACCACAATTATCTCACCGTTTATTTCGGTAATTCTTCTCATCATTGCCATAAGTCAAATACTTTTTTGGTTAGCGGATAGTTTCCTCTCCATTTTGTTGCATACTTAAAAATCGCAGACTGTCCTGTCTTACGCCAGATAGACCGAAATAGCGGATATAGTACCGCCATGACGATGATTACCAATACCAGAACTATTAAGGTCATAGCCTTAAGTATATGTTCTAGCAACCAAACAGGCAATGTTATTGCCCATCTTACTATTGTTAACAAATCTTCCATCATTTCACAGATATTAAAGTGTTATGTATTCTCAATTCTTCTTCGGAAATAGGAATTAACTTCCCAAATACCCGAATATACTTTTGTTCTTTAATTACTAATGTAGATGAAATCTCTGTAATCACTTCTATGTTCTCCTCGTGAAATCTTTGGAGGTACATTGCGTGAATCTTTCTTGACAACTCATAGTTGTCTGATGAAGCAATTCTGCTCATCTTAAATCTCTTTCTCATGGTTTCTTTTTTAATTCGTTAAATCTTTTTCTTGCTAATGTTCCATTCTCAAATGTTTCAGTAACTGTTCTTACTCCTTCTATGTGAATGGCATATTCGAAGGCATGGGTTCCGACTAAAGTTATTACTCGTCCCCAAGTATCTATAAATCTTGCGCGAACAGTTGAATCGCAATTTAATCTATTGTACTTTCTCATTTCTTTTTCTTTTTAATCCTGACTACCCAAAGATGGGTAGTTTCGTCTTAATTTTCAAAGACTCATCAGAGGATTTTAATTAGTCCGGTAATCATGTTATCTCCAGAATCTCTGTATTTGTATATGTCCAAGAATCTGTCTCTAGTTGGATCATACATACGTTTAACATATTGACGATATCCAATCTCCTTACATCTTGTATCATTTATAAACACGTAATTTCTTGGAATATCAAGTTCTGGGAAATTCTTTGCCAACCACTCAATCGTTCTCTCGTCTCCCGCAGTTCTACAACTAAAAGTAAATGTGATATACTTGTTTCTAATTGGAGAAAGCTGCATCTTCGTATAAATATATAGTAAATCTGCTCCATTATTTATAATGGACTTGCAGAAATCACAATCAACGAAGTTAAGCGGACTTCTCTCCGCTGGAGAATTAGTAAGTAAATCAAACTCTCCAATAAGAGAATTTCTTCTTACTAATGCATCTGCTGGATTGAAGTCAACTAGGACACAATTTTTATGTTCGGGTACAACTTCTAGGTATTTCTCAGGATGTAATCCTCCTAAACCTAGCATAGTTTTAACTTTAGTTATTTTCTTGAATAATTGCTTTTGAGTAAATCTCTTAATTTTTGCATCTAAATACTGTTCCATAATCTTTTTCTTTTATTAATCGCATTTTACACCTAAAACTTACTATCTCTCTGGTCTAAGACTTTCGAGGCTCTGTCCTGCCCATATATAGGCTTTTCAGAGTATTTATTCATAAGAAACTGGTGCCCTCAATGTCTTGGGAAGTTATTGAGTTTTTTATTCAGCCTAAGCTTTGTAGGCTAGGCAGGTCAAACAGCTTATTAATTCTCCAAATCCAAATTCTTGATGATCTTTTTTCAACTTTTCTGGAATCCAGTACAAAGCCTTCAATAATTGGTCTACTTGGAGGGAGTCGAGTACTATTGGACCCTCTTCTTTAAGAGCTTCTACTAGAGCTTCCATAGCCTGAAAGCTGGAGTGGTTGAAGAAATGAAGATGTCCGTTGGGCTTTCTGAAAACAACACATTCTTCGTCGGATTCTATCACTCGATCTCTGTTCTTGAGCAACATTGACAGACACGCCTCCATTCTCATTTCTAACGCCTGTATGCATACTTCTTTCCAAGCGTCAATTACATCCATAGGCGTATAGCATTTAGCTTCTACATCATTTGCCTTTTTGAATGGAATACGAAATGTTGTTGTAAACTCTGAATACTTCTTTAAGCTGTTAATTTCTACTGTGTTCATTTTTTCTATAATTTTTAGTTAAAAATACCTGTCTATTCCAGGCTGCCAACTAATTTCTGTTTTACTTCTAAATCAGTTAAAGGATGAAGAGAGCCGGGCTTACCGTTCTAGATTTCTCTTTTTAATTTTTGAGCTTTTACAAAGAGTAATAAAAGCCAGCTAGTTTTAATTCTCAGCTAGAATAGGAGTTATAAGAACACCTTCATGCCTGCAACATAAGCTCCCCATATTTCATCATAGATTTCATTCTCTGAATCTGGGTTTTGCTCCAAGAGTCTATCTAGTAACTCTCTCATTGCTTTAGTGTACTCCTCAATACGTTTCATTTTCTCTTTCATGGTAAATATTTTTAATTGTTACTAGAACTATTAGTTTCAGCTAAAGTAGCTTACTTATCTCTCAAACCACGTAAAGGTTGTTCTTATCTTGAGAGTAAAGGCACCGCTGTGCCTTTTAGTCAAAATGAAAATTAATAAAATAAGCAAAGTGACGACTAGACCTTCCTGTGCCACAATACTTTGAGTTGTTTCACAACAGCTGCATAGTCTCAGGGCATACCCATTATGGTCCGGAATTATATGAAAACTTCAACTTAATTCTTTAATTCTTATTATATTTGTTTTTGCAATAGTACATATAGGTTTACCGTCTTCCTTAAGAGGCTGCACAAACCAGTCATCTTGTCTATACTCATTACAATAAACATAATCTTCTCCGTATCTATACTTAAATTCAATTTTGTATCTCATAATATAATTTTTTTTATTTAATGTATTTTTTTTTATTTAGTTCCCTACTCTGGACTTGAACCAGAATCTTCTCCTTTAAAGGGAGACGCAATCCATTATACCAGTAGGGAAATCCTATCTATATCTAGAATAAGATAGGAGATTATTTCTCAGTTTTCCATGCTGAGGACGTTATCAACGTTCACTAAATTTATAGATAGCTAGTCTATAAACTTGCGAATAGGTTCGAGATGGAAAATGAACCCTTATGAGGTTCTCTCTTACTATCTAGAGATTTTAATCAGGCTTCTTAGACCTGGCAACTTCTAACATAATTGTATAACATATTTTATATGTGATATGTACGGTCACTGACATATCAGCAGTACTCATAATATTGCTATAAGTGACCAATCCTTATAGCTCAACCTAAATCCTATAGTGCTCAAGTTTGCGAATATGCACATAGAATTTGTAGCAGTTATTTTTGGTGTTAGGCTCTTCTGCGTAGCCTCGCTTTTTGTTGCCTTTTTATAGGCTAAATACTAAATAATGTCCATAGAGAGTGTGAGCTATATAACTCCTACTCTGGCGGATTTTTTGAAAATCGGAAAAAGTCCGGAAATTGAGGGTCTTTTTAGTGGACAATTTCTCTCCTTCCTTTACCGAATTTTCGCGTTGAACACTAAACCTATTAGCAGATAGGTATAAAGATTTTGCTTGTCTTTCCAAGCTGCCAGATATAATCCTAAAACTAAACAAAAACTTTGATTTGATTTGTTGTGATGTTGTTTTCCCCGTTAACCAACGTTCCGATGATGGGGTTCATGTGGGCACTTTATTTAAAACTCATAGTACCTTAGAGTTAATCTACAAAGACTATCCTAATTATCTCAGGAATATCTTCTTCTGACTTTTGATAGGTCATAATCCAAGCCCAAGAAGTTACGCAATAAACACGTTTGGCTTTGAAATTTAACTTTTCATTAGTCTTTGGGTCATAGATTATGCCCCAATTATACAAACACTTTATAGTCTTAAACTTTTTTCTTATGTCCATTTCTACAAAGATTATTTGTATGTAAAAGAAAGGGGATTTCTCCCCAATCTTTTAATCATAGTCTTCCACTACCAGCTTGTAAGTATTTTTCTTGTAGGCTTGGCGGTCGGTGGTAGCTTCGATGTCTTCCGTTACCTTTTTGTCTACCTTAAATGTTACATTGTGGTCAATGCAATAAACAAGGAAAGCGGCATTTTCCAACGGAGTTGAACCGATTGCCGGAGCATCGTCGTCGATTTCTACGCCCGCAAAGTGTTTTGCACCAATGGTTGCACCTGTGTCAGTGCTAAATGTAATCGGTGTAAAGTTGCTTTGGTTTGGTTGGTTAGCATTTGCAGGCAAATCTACCTTGTTCATTGCTACCAATTTAAACTTATCGCCCTTTGACAAGCCGACAACAACTGAGCGTTCATCTCCTTTTAAGCCTAATGCTGATACTACTGCCTTAGCTCTTTCTACTGCGCTTACGTTCTGGTCTTTCAATTCTTCGAGTGTCATAATCTTGAAATTTTAAAATGTTAATACTGGAAATTGATTTTTGTTTTTGTTTTAGTTTTATATCAATATACAGGGGGGGACTAAAGGGGTTGTGGACCGCCACTACACTCACTCTATGAATTTTTGGAATCTAGGTAATTGCCCTCCAAATATAAAAGTCGGAATTTATAATAACCCCAGGGGGCTATTTATATAAAGTACCTGTACCGGCTTTCCCCTTAATATATAAAATATGTATAATATTTGAATTAGAATTTTTTAACTTTGCGTTTAACTTTTCGGAGGTTATTGTTGTATATAACTAAAAAGAAAACAATTATGATTACAGACTTAGAAACATTGTTAAATTAGGACTAGTTTAAATAGCTAGTTGAGGCAATTAATACGAATCAAGAATATTATATGTCTGGTAATGGGCTAACTATTAAGTCCGAATCTACCGACGATTCTTTGTTCTTATTAATATCTTATGAAAGATAGAAGGAAGAAAGCTGTCTAGCTAATGAAGAGGTAGACCAATTCCAGAAATATTTAGAATCTCTAGATGATGATTTATTTATAGATGTATGCGAATATCTAGGAGAGCTTGAAGTTCATAAAATACAAGAATGCTTAGAAAGCGGCAAGTTAGAAACAGTAAGAGCTGGTATTGCTAAATTCAAAATGGCATTGTCAGATATAGCTAAAAAGAGAATTGAACAACTGAAAGCTTATGTATGAATAGGTTGCTCAAATGAGAATACTATTAGCTAATATCAACGCTACTATGCAGGCTTTATTTCACGAAAATGAACAATTAAGAAAAGAACTAGAGAAATTGGCAGCAGAAAATAAATCTCTAAAAGAGAAATAAGTTACTGCCCTATGGTGTAATGGTCAGCACAGATGACTCTAAATCATTTAGTCTGGGTTCGAATCCTAGTAGGGCAACGCCAAAATTAATAGTTATGATAAAATTAAATGAGAATTATGTAGTAACTCCAACAGGAGCTAAAACTCTTATTATAGAAGAGGGAGACGATTGGAATAAAGTTTGTGAGAAGGTAGTTGGAAGTAAGTTTGATTATATCTTTGTACCTCAAGAATTTGAGAATCAAGCCTGCTATTTTCTTCCGCAAATAACAGTTCAAGGAAAACAGATAGGTAAGATATGTACTTATAAGGTATTAAAATGAAACAGTGTGCAGTTGTATTAAATGGAAATGATGTTGTCAAAGTCTCTAATTTAAAGAGAAAATACGACAAGATAATGAATAACCCTAATATGAAAATATTAGAGGAATGTGATATGGAAATGTTAGATGAAAAGTACAACTATTGGAATAGAACATTAAATAGAAATACAGAAGAGGAGAAAAAAGAAGAGGCTAAGATGCACCACTTTAAAAATCCGAAAACTGGATGCTCTATAACAAGTATCTATCCAGATTTGGAAGAATGTAAATCATATATAAAAGACTGGATGGATTATGTTAAACTTGATTGAAAAATATAACGAACTTACTAAATCGGAATTAGAGGAACTAGCAGAAATAACACTATTAGCTACAGAATCTTTAATTAATACTATTGTAGAAGAAGGAAAACAAAACGAACAATGGTTCTTAGATTATCTAGACAACTTAAATAAGCTAAGTGTATCGTACTAATATGTCAGTAAATACTACGATAGAGAAAGTAATTATTAACAACACTTTTAAAGGATATGATAAATTATAAGAAAACAATAACTAATATTCATGAGCTGCTTCCAGAGCTAGACTTGGATACATTATTTAAAATAATGGAGGCTATAGTAGAGGAAACTACTCCAATTATAAATTGGCCCAATAGCATCAGAACTCCACTTTCAGATAAACCTTGGTGGGAAGAGCCAAACAGAATCACTTGTACGTATAATAGTAAATAAAAATAGGCGAACTTAGACAATTAAGTCTAGGCTCGCCTATTTTGTTATGCGTTAACTTTTAGATATTTTATCCATGAAAACATCTTTCTCTATCCTTCTAGATACTGTAAATTGTCTTCATTCATATAAGCTTCTTCTTCAAAGCTTACATCTCTGTAGCAATCATTTTGAGAATCTTTAAGTCTTAATAGTCGTATAATTAAATACTCTAATCCATACCAGATATAGAAAGATGGAATAGCTAACCATACCCATTCTAATCCAAATAATATAGATATAAGTATTGCAAACGCTATTGCACATTCCAAAATCTATACTGAATGGATATTCTCGTGATTCTTATCCTCATCAGTCAAATCCGACTTAGTAAATATTAATCCAAACAGATTAATTACTTTATAACCTCCAAACGGTATAATATTATTTTTAATTATCATATTATATAATACCAATCATTACGTTCCATAACTCCTTTCTCCTTGAGCTATTTGTTATCTAAATGATAGTCTCCATTTCTAAAATTTAATTCATTCTTAGTATAGTCCCAATAAAAATACCCTTTCCAGCCAGGGAGTAATAAAGTACGACCAGTAGCCGCATAAAGAGTTGCTCTATTATAGTCCATATTACTTATTAAATATAAATAGTAAATAAAGATATATCTTAAGTATAAATTCTTTAATTAATTTAACTACAGCGTTCATTGCTTTCTTGTTTTAATTAATCCATAATTTCCTTTCTTTAATCTAGTAGTAGGAATCCATCCATTATCTAGAATAGATCTATGTCCACTTGGTTTATGTATCTTAGCTCCATCTTCGTGTTTCCATTTAGCCGCGTTTCTAGCAAAGTTAGCACGCTTCTTCTGAAGAGGAGTAGCATTAGGATTGTTTAGTACAGATTTAGCATGTTCCTGTACAGACTATCCTGCAGCCTTAGCAGAGGCAGTAAATTTACCTTTGTTTTTCTCTTTAATATGAATGCCTGACCCGTTTTTAAAAATTGGACATCCAAATGTTACCATTTTTGTCATATTAGACATTTTTAATATAATGTATTATTTATTGATTTGTATCTTACAAAGAATATTAATATACTTGAAAAGTATCAAATAAATATAGATAAATGTGATAAATGATTAAATGAATTATGACTAATGGACAAAAGTAAAATTACAAAACAAAATGGGAACATAGCTTTCGAAGAGGAAGCTCATATTTATTATGATGTTACAAAGCCAGAACAGAAATTTATATCTGTAACGACTTTAATTCATTCTTTCACCCAACCCTTTGATAAAGAGTTCTGGTCAGCTTATAAAGCACTAGAGAAACTTCTACCTAAAGAAGATTGGGCTATCGAGAAAAAGTCTCTGCTGAATACTAAGAAATTTGACAAAGTTCTACTTGAACTTCATAACATTACAGAAGACGAGTTTAATAAAGAACAACAAGCTATCTTAGATGCATGGGATATGGAGAACAGAAACTCTTGCGAGAGAGGAACTAGAATCCATGCAGATTTGGAAAACTCTTTTTACAAAAAGAAGAAGGATATAGACCTAAGTAAATATCAAATAGGTGGCAAGTTTGAGTGTATAAAAGACTATAACAATCTAGATTTGGAGAATGGGGTATATCCTGAGTATCTAATCTCTAGAGTATCTGAGGACGGAAAACTAAGAATAGCTGGACAAATTGACTTATTAGTTAAAAGAGGTAATAAGATAATTATTGGTGACTGGAAGACTAATAAAAAAATAGAAACAAAGAGTTTCTTTAATTCTAAAACTAAGACATCAGTTAAGATGAAGTATCCTCTAAATAATTTAGATGATGTTAATTATTGGCATTATGCCCTTCAGCTAAGTACTTACGCCTGGATGATTCAGAAGAAAAACCCAGAATTTGAAATTGAAGATTTAGTTTTAGTACACTTCGACCACAGTGATAACATGACAGTATATCACTTACCATACTTAAAAGATGAAGTAATAAGAATGCTTTCTTTTTACAAGAAAGAATCTATATTGGCAGAAAATAAAAAGAAACGTCAACGTATTGAATATTAATTATGACACTAGAGGAAATAGAAGAAAGATGGAAAATATGTAGACGCTGTCCAATATGTAATCAAGAAGATGCAATATGTAATGGACAGTTGTATTTAAATCCAGAAAACAATGACATAAGTATTGGCCCAAAAGAAGGGTATATAAAAGGATGTGGATGTCTACTGGAATTAAAGATACCTAATGAGAAGAAGCATTGTCCTGCGAAGAAATGGTAAATAATTTATTACTATATGGGACTCCAGTAATGGCTAACCCTACTAAGGCTTATATACTTATGACTCAAGAACCTACTGAAAAGATGCCAAAGAAATGGATTAAAGCAATATTTACTAAACCTTTAGTAATATTGAAGAGTATATATTTCCATATATTTGGAATTAATCAAGATTTAGCAACCACAAGATTAAATATTTGTAATACTTGTCCTCATAAATTATAGACTTCATTTGGAGAAGTATGTGAGGAGTGTGGTTGTATACTAGAGAACAAAACTAGAATAGAAGATGAACATTGTGATTTATGTAAATGGTAAAATGAATTATGGAAACTTTAAGAACAGAATTGAACAGTAATGAGAAACTAGCACTAGCTATAACTGGTATGGAAGGTACAGGACAGCACCTTATAGTAAATGGAGAAGCTGCAGATAAAACTTTATTAAGAGAAAAACAGGAAAGATTCAATACAGCAGTAGATGAATTAGAAGATAAATTCTCGAAACATAATGCAGCTTTAGAATCTTACGCCAAATCATTATCTGAGGATATGAATGGTGTAGAAATTATGCCTATGTATGGGTATGCATTAATTAAACCTTTCGAACAAAATCCGTTTCAAAAAATTAAAACTACTAAGAGTGGATTAATTACAGACTTAGGTGGGTTTGCTCCAACATATAAATCTAATGAAACAGGAGAAATAGAAGAAGAACAACAATTTATTAAAGTGGGTACTGTTATTGAGGTTGGGCACAAGTGTGAGTTCCTAAAACCTGGAGATATAGTATTCTATACAATAGCTAGCGAGTGCATGGTTCCGTTCTACAAGTTTGGATTTGTTGTAGTTAATGAGAACAGAATTATGGCTGTAGTTAACGAAAAGCTAACTGAAAGAAGAAACGAATTGAAGTATGGAAACAATTGATGAAAAAGTTTATTTTAAGCCTGGGGATTGTGTTACTTTACGGTAGTGTAAAGTAATGCATTCTCCAGTTATGCTTGTTCTAAGAAGAGAAGCAGCTTTATTTAAAGATAACCAAGGATTACGAGGATTAAGATGTAGATGGTTTACTGATTCCGGACTTATGTAGGAAGCAGTGTTTAATACTAAGGATTTAATTAAAGTAGAAGAGTAATGGCTAACTAGGAAGAATTACAAAAAGCATTTATGGCATATCTAATACAAGATGCCGCTGCGTAGGGAATACAAGTACAATCTGAATAGGATTTACAAGCTTATGCTGAACAATTAGGTGAAGACGGCATTAAAGCTAAGTATCAGGAATTTATGCAGAAAATGCAAGGAGGAGTAATGGCTAGGCTTGGAGCTAAGCTTGAGTATTATAAGAAGCTAAAAGGAGTATGTCCAGAAGGAGAAGAGCTTGTATATTTTAAGCAAGGCGGTAGAATCTGTAAAGCTTGCCAGAAAGCACAAAAAGGAACTAAAGTTACTAAGAAAGCTAATGAAGTTGATAAATTTAAGGCTGGAAGAGCTTAGTATAAGAAAGATATGAAATCTGCTAGAGACGAAGCCTCAAGAGATTCTATATCAATCAATAAATACAATGATTAGGAAACTATGGCCAATAAGGGACATAAGGGTAATTTCCAGGGAGGAAAATGGGTTCCTGACAGAAAACAATATGCTAAGAAAGACGCTTGTGGTTCCAAAATGAAAGTCAATAAGTGCGGTTCCAAAATGAAAAAGAAATAATAAGATTATCTAATGTGTATGATAATGATTAATGATTATGAATGTATTTAACTATAACACTTTAACTAAATAGCTAGAAATAAATGAACCAGAGATATTGCTAGTTAAGGAATTTAAGGCTTTAATCTAGAGGGATAAATCTGCAGAAAAGGATAGAGCTACTAGAGAACTATCTTACATTTATTTAGCTATAGACTGGAAAAGTCCGTACAGTTAGTATTCGGAACATGAACGACATGACGAAGCTATTAGTGATTCTGGATTGACAGAGTCAGAATTTAATGACCCTATATTTAGAGAAGCTTGTAGGAAATACAGAGCGTTACAAGATTCAAACAAGTCAATAAAATTACTAGAAGCAGCTAAAAGAGCTGCAGACTAGTTTATTGATTATTTCGAAACTATTGTAGATTTAAATGAGCGTGATAATAACGGCAAGCCAGTATTCCAGGCTGAAAAAGTAATGAAGGAAATGGCTACCCTTCACAAAGTTCATGAAGAACTCATAACACTAGAAGACTAGGTTAAGAAAGAACTTACTGAACAATCTACTGTTAGAGCTGGAGCTGTGGATGGTTTTGACCCAGGAGACTTTTAATTATGCCAAGAAAAAAGATATTACCTGAAGAAATATAGAATATTGTAGATTAGGTAAGAGAAAAAGAATAGAAAGAGGATGCTAAAGAAGCTAGAGAATTAGTATAGAAAATAAGAGAGGAAAGGGTCAGAAATTCTGACTATTGGGATGTTAAAATAGGAGATAAAATAGAAGTATTTGACCCTACCTTATCTTATGAAATAACTGGATACAGACCTATTGACGAAACTCATGGATTGGACTTTAATCCAGATTGGTTTACCGAGACTAGGGAAGTATATAAACGAACTGGTCAATACTGTCCCTACCTTAGAGATAGTAAGCGGTACAACGAATTTTGGAAAGAGCAATATAGAAGATGTAAGTATGGAATGACAGTTAATGGATACACCATTACTGGAGATAATTACTTCTTCTTAAATTTCTATTAGTTACCTACTATTGACTAGTAGAAAGCCTCTGGTGAGGGTACTGATAATGACTTCCCAATATTCTTTGCATCACATTATATGTTCTTTCATTATCTATAGATGGCTAGGGTGCTACACAAGCACGCAGCTTTAATGAAAGCTCGTTCTATTGGATTCTCTGAAATAAACGCCTCTCTTTCTGCTCGTATGTACTCTGTTATTAGAAGAAGTAGGGTTATGATTACTTGCTTTAATGATACCTTCCTTAAGGGTACCTTTAGTAAGTTTGACAATGCTCTTACATTCTTAAATACCTGTACTGGAGGAGGATTTTTTAAATTGCGACTTATTGACCAGGATTTGAGAAAGAAATCAGGTAAACAAATCAAAATAAATGGTTAGTTTGAAGACGTAGGATTTAAATCTGAGGTTGTAGCAATTAACGGAGCTAAACCATCTAACATTCGTGGAGACCGTGTAGATTTATTAATATATGATGAAGCTGGTTCCTGGCCTGGACTTGATACCGCTGTGGTACAAGGTCAAGAACTTTGTGAAGTTCAAGGTATGCCTCGTGGAACAATGTTGTTTGGAGGTACTGGCGGTGATATGGGTGCTCCTCTAGAGGGCTTAAAAAAGATTTACTATAATCCAAGAGCATATAAGATTCTTCCATTTAGACATAATTGGACTTAGGATGGGACTACTATAGAGAGTGGATTCTTTATTCCATACTTTATACAATCTTTGAATCCAGAATTTATGGACCACAGAGGAGTATGTAATACTGTGGAATATAAGAAATTCTTATAGGAGGAGCGAGATAATCTATTAGCTGTACCAGAAGACTACCTAAAGAAATGTGCTGAACGTTGTTGGAATGCAGAAGAAGCATTTAATCTAGAAGGTATTAATAAGTTTAATAAAATTTTAGTTGCCGAATAGATAGCTAATATAAGACTTAAACAAATTGGTCCAAGACCCGAATGTGGTTATATTGATTATTTTTACAAAAATAATAAACATACTTAGGATAACATTGATGGTTTTAAATGGATTCCTAACAGCAATGGTAAAGTAAAAATTCTAGAGCATCCAATATGGTCTGACTTATATAAAGAACAAATGGAAAAGCTTAGATAGGAGGCAGAAGATAATGGCTAGGATTTTGAAGTTCCAGTTTATAAAGAGATGCGAGACTTATACGTAGCAGGTATAGACGGTATTGATATTGGAGCGAATTAGACTTCTAAGGAAACCAGAGACCCGTCTGATTTCTGCATAACGATTAAGAAACGTGCATTTGGTATGAATGACCCTCAGTATGTTGCTATGTACAAGGATAGACCTGGAGACATCAGAGAAGCCTATAAAATAGCTATGTGTTTAGCTCGCTATTATAATTGTAAAATAAATATAGAAGCTACTCGTATGGGTATGGTTACTTGGGCTAGAGAAAAAGGATGCCTTAACTATTTTATGAAGCGCCCAAGAGCTACTCTAACTGACGTTAGAAATGGAACTACTAAATAGTATGGAACTCCTGCTACAAAAACTATAATCGAATAGCATACTGATTTAACAGCCGCCTTTATAGAAGACTATTGCCATACTATATGGTTCGAAGAAATGCTAGAATAGTTCACTGCATATAATGATGAAAATAAGGGTAAGTATGATATTGTAGCCGCTGTAGGTATGACTGAGTTAGCAGACCAAGAGCTATCAGGAAGACAGCCCGTACTTGTGGAGAAAGAAGTTGAATAGTTCCAAGATTTTGGTTACTATTACGACGAGAGAGGAATTAAAAGATTTGGAGTTATTCCAACTAAGAAAACTCCTGAACTTAATATGCAAAGAAACGAATATGATGACCCATACAGAGTTGAAACAAGTGATCCTAGAATATATGAGGGACTTGTACAAAATGGAGTATATAGGCGGACTAGATATTGAGAGTTTAGACCCAGTTGGGTATAAAGTCTCTTTTAACTTTGATAGGTCAGAAATGCCATTAGTAATAATAGCAGATTTACCAGACGAAGAATTTCTGCCATTTATTAAGGAAGAATTAAGAAGTAGGAAGTTACAAAGAGTTAAGTATTATAACGCTACTAAACTTCCTCCAGAACAACATAATTTATGTTATGAAAGAGAAGGAATTGATAGACAAGACAAACGAGGCTATTGCGGAACTTGTATATGATAAGTATGAGTTACAGAAAGCTTATAATTATTATAATGGTAAAAGAGATCCTGAATAGTTCCGTTATCTGGAAGAAAACTTCGGAATAGGTAGCCCCACTTCGGTAGAGTTTACGCCTTTATTAAAGAAACACGTAGATGCCCTAGTTGGAGAATATTTAGGAACTCCTATACTTCCGAAAATTTCTTGCAAAGATTCAGATACTATCAGTAATATAACAAGAGAAAAATAGCTAGAAATAACCAAGGGAATAGTAAAGTTTTTGAAAGACCATTTAAGTAATTCAATTCTTAAGTTTATTGATGGCAAGGATATTACTGATAAAGCTGTAAAGACTTAGTTAGATAAAATTATATAGGATATTGACCAATCCTTTATTTCTCAATATGAAATTGCAGCTTAGAATATATTACATTATATTATGCAATCCAGAGAAACCGATTTAATTACTAAGTTACGTTAGTTACTAACAGACTTATTAATTACTGGTTATACATTCTTTAGAGTGAAATCATCGGCTTCTGGAACTAATATTGAAATAGAGGTATTAAACCCACTTAATACATTTGTTGATAGAAATCCAGAATCTCCATATGTAAGGAACTCATATAGAGTTGTAGTAAGAAAGTGGATGAGTAAGAGTTAGATTTTAGCTAAATATGGCAAAGAAATATCTAGAGAAGATTTAAGAAGACTAAAAGATGAATGGCGAGCTGATGATTCAGCTGCTGTTTATAGAAGAGTATATGGAGATACTTGTACAGTAGTAAATGAAGATTAGAATCATGAAACCATTCCCGGCTATCCAGACAATGAATATAGTGCTCATAGGTTCTAGTTAATCCCAGTCTATGATGTTGAATGGATTGAAACAGATGATGATTTTGTGATGTAGAGATACAATACTATCAGAATAGGAGAAGAGATATATATTCTTAGAGGATTAGACAAGACTGTTATGAGGTCTAAAGATAATCCCAACTTCTGTTCTTTATCGGTAAATGGAGTATATTTCTTAAATCGCTCTTAGTAGCCTTATTCTCTTATATTAAAATGTGCACATCTGTAGGATAGATACGACTTATTAAACTATTATAGAGATAATCTAATAGCTAATAGTGGTACTGCCGGAGTTATTATGGATATGTCTCTGTTGCCTACCAACTTAGGAGTTAAATGGCCAGAACGAGTACAAAAATGGTTAGCCTATAAAAAAGGTGGTATCATGTGGATAGACTCAAGCCAAGAAGGTAGGAATGATGGACAGCAAGCTCCAAACTAGATATATAACGGATTTGATGATACCTTAAAAGCATAGGCTGTATAGGCTATTGAATTAGCTATTCAATCAGTAGAACAAACTACATCATCAATAACTGGAGTATTTAGGGAACGACTTAACGGTATAGAAACTAGAGATGCAGTTACTAATATTAAGTAGGGAGTAGCTAACTCGTATATAGTAACTAAGCACTATTTTTAGCAGATGGATTTAATAACCTGCGAGATACTACTAGATAGTCTTAATTAGGCTAAAGTTACTTATAAGAAAGGATTAACTGGAACTATTATACTTGGGGATAAATATCAACAGATATTCACCGCACTTCCTGAGTATTTTACTGTTACTGACTACGATATTCATATTACTGCTAGTTCAGAAGTGATGGAAGATCTATAGACTATAAAAGCAATCATTCCAGAGTTCGTAAAAAGTCAACAGATGGACCCAGATATTATTTTTGAGGCTCTTACATCTAAGAGTCTGACAGACCTTAAATATAAGGTTAAGAAAGCTGTTCAAGTTCGCAAAGAGGAAAATAATCAGCTTCAGCAACTACAAGAAAAATTAGAAGAAACTTCTCAATAGGCTCAGTAGTTATAGCAAGAATTATAGAAAGCTCAGCAAAAGATTGAAAGCTTAGATGAATAGAGACTAGGATTAGAATAGTAGAAGATGCAGTTAGAATATAAAGTTAACTGGCTTAAAGCTCAGTCTGATTCTACTTATAAAGATAGACAAATGGATATAGAAGAAAAGAGAACTGAAATAGAGTTGGCTTAGCTTCATGATGGAAATCCATATAATGACAAAATAAGACAAATACATTAATATGGCAACTGGAACAATTGTATATAATAAGGATTAGCAATAGATTTATCCTATTTCAGATGGTTCAGTAATTATTAGTAATGCTTCTGGTTCTAAATCAAATGTGGAAGAAGATTTAAAGAAACTATTTAAATAGGTGTCAGACCTTTCTGGTTCTAGTGAAGCGGTAAATAATATTATTATTAAGATTCATTACTTACCTGCTGACACTGCTGAAGAATCTGAGATAAAATTATCTACTAAATAGTGGACTGATACTTTTGAACTTCCAACTGAAGAGAATCCATATATCTGGAAAAGAACTAAATTTACTTTCTAGGGGGCTGACGAATCTCAGGGAACTACTATTTATGAGATTGTAGCAAGCGATGTTTCTACTATTATCTAGAATATATACACTAGAACTGAGGGAATAACTCCAGTTATTGAGTATAAGCAGAAAACAGATGAGGATGGAAATCCTCTATATGTAGATTCGGAAGGACATGAAACAACGACTGTTACTCCAACTAAAGCATATGACTATAATTATTATTGGAATGGGGAACCAGCTGGTAAGTTAAATAGTCTACCACCGACCCCTGAAGGTTAGTCATATACATGGACAGACTATCCTCAAGATATTAGTTTATCATTTAGTTCAGTTTTTATGTCTAGACGTATACGACAAGAAGGTAAGTGGAAACCATTTTCTACTCCTGCTCAATATGGTCAATGGCCTACTACTGAGTCTTAATTATTATAATATGGAATTTAGTATTGATATACATACCCAGATTAACGGGGAAATAACTATTGAAGACTTTTCAAAGGAATATGGATAGTATATTGATGAAGATTTAGAGGTAGTAACTTCCTATGATTCTTATAAGTATAGTGAAAGTGCTACCCTAAATACTATCATAAAAGTTAGTATAGGAGATGCTACTTTGATAGACGTACTTCTCAATGACCATACAGAGGATTTAGACTCTTGTACATTTAAGGTGAAAGAAGATGGATATTATGTAGTAGACCACATAATTCTTCCTAATATGAAATGGTATGAAAATTCATCTGATGAATACAAGGAGTATTATGAAACTATCTATATAACTGATGGAGAGAAGCTATATAAAGAAGTAGATGGAGAGCTAGAGGAATGTACTGTAAAAGAAATCCTTGAAAGAAATATAGAAGGAACTACTATCAAAAAATGTAAGGTAGACGTGTTCTTTACAGGAAATCTGCAATAGTGTTATATTAACTACTGTAAGAAACTCTTTGACTCTTTATTAAATAAGTGTCTAACTAGAGATTAGGAAGCAGATATATTTGCTCGAGATTTCATATGGATGACTCTTAACATTATAGATTATTTAATATGCTTTAAACAATTCATGGAGGCTGAGAGATTACTAGCGATGTTCCGTACCTGTGGAGGATTCTGTGATAATCACCACCATGGACATAAACGTATAGGTTGTGGATGCTCTTAAGAGAAAGGCTATTAAAAGGTATGAGGATTTTCTAAGAAAACTCAAAAAGGGATATAAACCAGATTATCAAGATATTCTTAATCTAATTTGTTTTATTAACCTACCTGTAAGACTAGATAATCACGAATTTATTAAATAGCAATTATTAAACTAGAATGATACAGTCTATTTACACTTCGGTAAGTAACGCAGATATAGTGCCTTGTGGTAAAAAGGGTAAGCCTATAAAATGTGAGCCTATACCTCTCTTAAGAAATAACTATTTAGGAGAATATAGGACAGAACTAGAAAAAGCTAAAGTAAGAAAGAACTTAGGTATTGCTGATGAGTAGAGTCTATTGTGGGGAAACATTAGTGGAACCATAGAACTGCAAAAAGACCTAGTATAGTATATAGAACAAAAATGGACCTATACTAGTGACGTTGCAGAAGGTATTAATACTGTGAAGGATGCCCTAGACTATGCCCTATACTTTATTAGTGAATATGAATCTAATACAGAAGCAATAGAAGAACTGAAAGTCGATATAAGCAATATTAGAACTTCTATATCTGTATTGAAGGAGGATTTACAACGAGAAATTGATACTAATAGAAAAGGGATTAATAATCTATCTGAAGAAATAGTAAAAATCAATGAAGCTATAGTTGAGTTGAATAATGCTATTGAGAATATAGATGTTGATAAAAACATTCTTAATTGGATTAAGAATAGTCTCCAAAATTCCAAAACTATAGAACTAAAGGAAGATAATTCTTTAGAGGTGATTTTATCTACTTAGGAAGATAATGCTATTCATTTAATAGAATAGGAGATTGGAGAGGAAACCTCTTCTATTATCCTTCCAGGTATCTATGTTAAGAATCTTGAACCTGCTCTAGAAGAAACAAAGAAAGAAGTATAGAAAACTTAGGAAGCACAACAAGAGACAAATACTAAAGTAGAAGCTAATACTGAAAGTATTACTAATATACAAACTAACTTAGAAACTATAGCTACTTATTAGACAGAACTCCCAGATGATACTACTTCAACAGTAATTGAAGGGACTACAGTAGAGAAACTTAAGGGCAAGCCCTTTAATGAGATTATTGATACTTTACTATTTCCAACAGTAGTTAGAGATTTAGTATACCCATAGCTTTATTATAGTTTTACTTCTCAAATAGTAGAAGTAGGAACTGCTTTATTAACTCCTACACTTACATTTATAAAGAATGATGCTGGAGAAGAAACTGACAGACAAGAAACTATTACTTATAACAGTTCTCCTGTAGAGTCTGATACATATAATTCTATTGGTACTTATACTCACTCTGGTACAGTGAGTTATGCCGCTGGAGAATATTTGATAAACAATAAAGGAGAAGTTACAGATAAGAGAGTAGAAGCTGGTTCTATTTCCGCTACCGCTTAGGTAGTAGCCACATATCCTTGGTATTCTGGTAATACTGATAGTGTGATTAAATAGGCGCTAGTTCCTTTTGGACAATCGTCTGGAACTATCACATTTTCACTAAGTGGTAAGGCTATTATAAAATTGCCAGGAAGTAACACATAGTTAAATTCATTTACCGTAGATGGAGGACTTGGATATTTAAATGTAGACCTAAGTGGTTGGGAAACGTCTACCGAGTAGATAAATGGATTTACTTACAAGGTATGGACTAAGAAAGATACTTACTCCTCAGCATTGCCACATCAAATTAACTTTATTCTATCACAATAATGGCATTTAAATATACAGGTGATGCTACCTTAGGTGTCGCTTTAACCGTAGAAACTCCGAAGCCTCTCGATAATAGAACAGTCGTTAATAACTTAGACGAACTTTATTCTATTCCAGAGAAGTATGCTTATCAAGGTATGACCGTTGCTAACATAGATAACGGAAATATTTATATGCTAATTGATAAGTCTAAGATTAAATACAAGGAAGGATGGAAAGCATCCTATGAATCTATCTAGATAATCACCTGTACAGAGGCTGAATATAAAGAATGGTCTGAGAATACTACAGACGATTTTAGGCCCATAGATGAAAGTAAAACGTATCTTCATGCTGAGACATATTATTATATATATGAGGATAGCTTAGACGATGACTAGTTTTACCTATCCTCGGAATGGGGAAAAAAGATAGAAGAGCAATTAAAACAGAAGGCCCTTAATACTACTGTAGTATAGATTAGAACAGACTTAGATAACACTATTGCCAGCCTATCAGATTATGCTACACTGGAAGAATTAACTACTAATTATGTCTCTAATGATTTTTTAGCTCTATCCCTGACTAAGTATTATACTAAGGAAGAAACAGACGATATTTTCGTTACTAAAGAAAGTCTTAGAGGAGAGGGAATGGAAGGAGATGATTTTGTCTTCGTTACAAAGAAAGAATATGAGGAAGATTAGTAGGCCATCCAAGACGAGTTAGATAAAACTCTTAAGGTAGATGGAGATGGTTCCTTAGAAAGCATCACTGTTGGATAGATAAAATCTCCTGTAGTAGAGGGAGAGAGCTAGCTAGTAGTAGACGTTAGGTCTGAAGGATTATTTATAGGTGAAGATTAGATTGCTACTGAATCGGATATTCCGAACTTAGTAACATTAACTGAAGAAGAGTATCTAAAGTTAGTAGAGGAAGGGACGGTAGAGCCTGATACATATTACTATGTATATGACGTCACAAATGATGCAAAGGTTTATATTACTAAGGAATATTTGGATTAGAATTATCATACTACCAATCAATATCAGTCCTGGGTTGCTACAAATTATTACTCCAAGAAGTAGATTGATGAAATAGTTCAAGGTTTGCAAAAACTTGGAAACTACGTTACTACAGAAGATATTAAGGCTTATTATACTATTTAGCAGGTTGATGACAAATTTCTTACTAAGGAAAATGCTCAGTCTACTTATGCTACTCAATAGTCATTATCTGATTTATCAGATTAGATAGCCGAAGATTACGTAACAAAAGAAAGTTTAAGGGGAGACTCTCCTGAAACCGGAGATGATGATTTCATATTTGTTACCTAGAAAAAATATCAGGATGATTAGGCTGCTGCTGCTAAAGAATTTAGCACTGAGCTTTTGAAATCTACATCAGTAGAAACTTCTGATATTACTATTTAGAAAATTGGAGAAAAAGAAGTACAATAGGGAACAACTGGAGAACCTTCTGAGGAAACAGGAACTGAGCAAGTTATTGAGAGTTCTGTTAAACTTACCACAGAAGATAACAGGCTATTTGCTGGAGGCAAGCAAGTTGCTATTACTGAAGAAGTACCAAAACTTGTATGCTTACCACAAGCTGATTATGATGACCTAGTTGAGAATAGTAAGACTGAAGAAGATACTTATTATTGCACCTATGGAGAAAAAGATTTACAAGATACTGGATATGTTAGGAGCGAATATCTTATAGAGAGATACTACACCAAAGCTGAGGTAGAAGAACTAATTAGCTAGGCCGTAGCCGAATTGTAGAAAAAGATAGACGCTTTATAGCCAGGTTCTAGTGTAGAGGTAGATGGAGAAAATGAACAATTAATATTTTAAACAATATGGGAACAATTTATATTGAAGGACAGTTTAAGAGTTCTGCCAAACCAGTAAAAGTTGTTGGAGGAAGTATAGGAGGAGGCTCTGGAGTAGACTAGGAAGTTCTCAAGAACTATGCTACTAAAGCAGAATTGTAGAAGGCTGTTGAGGACCTAACTGCTTCCATAGAGGGAATAGATCACGATGTAGTTGATGAAACTTTAATAATACAATGATATGGCAGCAATCAAATCTATAAAGGTTGGGGAAACCACATACGATTTAAAAGCTACTTACGATGGTGCTGGAAATGTTATAGATACGACATATGCCAAGGCTAATGCAATTCCAACTAAAACTTCTTAGTTACAGAATGATAGTGGATATTTAACTGAGCATTAGGATATTAGTGAATTAGCTACTAAGGGTGAGCTTGAAGGCAAAGTAGATAAGGAGTTAGGAAAGGGACTTTCTGAAGCCAATTATACTGAAACTGAGAAGGAAAAGTTAAGTACTATAGCTAATAATGCTAATAATTATGTACATCCAACTACTTCTGGAAATAAACATATTCCATCTGGAGGAGCATCTGGATAGATGCTAGTTTTCTCAGCAGATGGTACTGCTGAATGGGCAGATTCAAGTTCTAAGCTAGAAGAGCAATTTACAGCGCTAAATGAGGCTTGGGAAGAATTGTAGAAGGCACAACAAAAGCTTGATAAGTAGATTACTGAGCTAAATAGTAATATGGATTTATATTCCTATGGAGTAGAATGGGATGTTACAGTAGCATCTCCGGAACTTACTAGAATAGGTAATCCTTTGCTACATAAATCTCTTCCTATTCAATCAGCGTATAGAGGTTGTGTAGCAAACAATGATGTAGTAAATTACTATCTGTTTCCAGATGACTGGTCTTATAAAGAAGACGGAGAAACTCCATCTGTCTTAGATGGAACTGATGGAACAGTAAGAGTTAATACTCCTAAATTTTATGGAAAATCTGGCAGCGATGGAAACAAAAGATGGGTTAGAACTTCTACTGTCAAAATTGATGATTCATGGGTAGAAATTCCTGAACTATTAATAGATGCATACAGAAGTACAGTTGATACCACAGTCTCCGCAACTCCAAAAGCTGTATCAGTAGTTAATACTACTACTGCATTTAGAGGTGGAGGAAATAGAGCTAACTACGATGATTATCTAACTACAGAATTAGAAACTAAGGATATATTCAGAAGTGATTTAGGAAAGCCTAGAACTAATATTTCTAGAGCTACTATGAGAACATATGCAACAAATGCTGGTTCAGAATTGCTATGCTATGAATATTACAAATGGATATTCTACTGGAATTATGTCATTGAATATGCTAATTTTAATTCTTAGGCTGCATATAATGCAGAGTTAACTGCGGATGGATATCATCAAGGGGGTTTGGGACTTGGAGTTACAGATTGGGCTAACGCAGCTACAAGTTGGTCAGGATATAATGCAACATATCCACTTACGCCTTGTGGTTACTGCAATGAATTTGGTAACTTCACTGGAGTAAAAGATTTAGTTATTCCAGAATGTACAGCTCAAGATGGCACAAATACAGTAGCAACTCATACATTTAAAGTACCTCGCTGGAGAGGGTTCGATAATCCGTTTGGAGACATTTGGACTAACCTGGACGGAGTAGTTATAGTGAGAGCAGCTGCTAATGAGATTAGCACTGTCTATACAACTACTAACGTATCGGAATTTACCGACGTAGTTGGAGAGAAAACCGTTGCAGGATACGAAGTAGCATCTGATGGTTATATTAAGGCATTTGACTTAGGTGAAACCGCTGAAATAATTCCATCCACTGTTGGAGGAAGTGCTACTACTTATATTTGCGATTACCATTACTGCAACGCAAGCAGCACAGCGCTTCGCACGCTGCGGGTGGGCGGCGGCGCGGATTATGGCGGCAGTGCGGGTCTCGGCTATTTCTATTCTAGCATTGGCGTCGGCTATGCCAGTTCCTATGTCGGGTTCAGGACTCTGAATAGAGTATCTTAAGATATACAATATAAAAATCGATTTAGATGATAAATCGTAGGATATTACTTCTAAAAACCGTTGATTGGCAAAAAAGTACTGCTAGTAGGCAGCAACGCGAATAATGGCAGCAATGCAGGTCTCAGCTATTTCAATTCTAACAATGACGTCAGCAATGCCAATTCCAATGTCGAGTTATTATATATTTAGAAACATTTTATTATTTTTTTTTAGTTTGCTAAGTAATATCCTTGCCTCTAGGTAAAAGATAACGTAGTGTTGAATGAAGGGTGTTAGTAGGTTAATTCTCGAACGCTTCCGATGAAATATATAAAAAATTGAAACGTGTAGGATATTTGCACGAGAAAGTATACGCTGAAGATAACATCGAACTAGCTGACGATAAAGCTAGAAGAAATAAGTCTATTAGATGTGGAATCAAGCAGCATGATAAGAATAGATTAAAAGAAAATAAGGAATTATCCGATAAGTTAAGGGATTTGATTTATCAAACCTCTGAATATAGTACCTTTATAATATACGAACCTAAAGAAAGATTAATCTTTAGACTTCCATACTATCCAGATAGAATAACTCACCATGCTATAATGAATATTATGGAGCCTATTTGGACTAGTATATTTATAGACCAAACATATTCCTCTATACGAAATAGAGGTATTCATAAAGTAGAGTATGATTTGTTCAAGGTGTTATAGAAACATCCAGAAGAAACAAAGTATTGCTTGAAAATGGATATAAAAAAATTCTATCCTTCTATAACTCACGACATTTTATACGAAATGTTATAGAGAAAGATAAAGGATAAAAAACTATTAAAACTGTTGAAAGAAATAATTTATTCAGCGAAGGGAGTTCCTATTGGAAATTATCTATCACAATTCTTTGCAAATTTATATCTGACATATTTTGACCACTGGGTAAAAGAGGAGTTAAAATGTAAGTACTACTTTCGATATGCTGACGATATTGTGATTCTTGGTAATGACAAGAATTATTTGAGAAATGTATTAGTATCTATAAAACTATATTTGAAACAGGTTCTTAACCTAGAGTTGAAGCCTAATTATCAAATATTCCCTGTAGAAAGCAGAGGTATTGATTTCGTAGGCTATAAATTCTATCATACTCATGTTCTACTGAGAAAATCTATAAAAATGAGGATGTTTAGGCTTATAAATCTATATAAATAGAATAAGATTGATAAAGATGAATTGAATAGAAGAATGAGGTCTTATTTTGGATGGATGAAATTTTGCAACTCTAAGAACTTGCTGAGAAAGGTAGAGGAGTTAACTGGATTGAAATTCTCTAACTGGAATGGAAAAGAAGTTAACATATCTAAGTTTTATAATAAATATATTCACATTGTAGAGGTTGTTGATTATGACAATCATTTTCGAGTGCATTTCATGTATAACAATAAACCCTACTATTTTAAAAGTAAGAATAGGAGATTACACTATTCTTTGCTTAGATACAAATTTCCTATAAATTTTAAAATAACACCTTATGTTAGAGCCGAATAGAATACAAATGGACGTTTATCCTTAGACAATCCAAAAACTTGGGAACGGTACTTATTACTATAACTATGATATAAAAGAAATTAGTGTTGAAGTACTTGATTTAGACAATACCATAAAAGAAAAAACTTACTATAGTTTTATCTAGGTATTATTAAATGGGCAGCCTAATTACAAAGATTGTGTAAAAGCTATAGTTAGAAGATTCCTTACAGTTGATGAAGAATTTGATTTAATCAATTCATATAATAGCTATTCAGAAAATCTTACTTCTGATTCTGAAGTTATTAATGAATATAAGGAATATCTTAACATATTAAAATAGATAAAAGCTAAAGTCAAGGAAGATTTTGCTAAATTATGATATATAGAAATGGTAAGTTAATATTACAGGTCCAAAAAGATATTCTAGAACTTGTAGAACAAGTTTAGCAAAGAGTACAAAAGAACATTGGAGCTATATATAAAGGGTCGTAGTTAGTCTGGCTTACCGTATACGATGCTGTTAGAAGCTGTTTTGGTAGCGGAACTTGGCTACAAGACAGACCTTGGTTAAAAGATGATTCATGGAAAAATAATTGATTTGTAAAAATGGCAAAATTTGAAAATTTACCTAATCAGATTACAGATTTAGCAACAGAATGGGATGGACATTCTGGAATGGAGGTTGAGGATTTCATAAGCCGAAAAATAGAGAAGACAGAGGGATAGGATATAGTAGATGCATCGTATGATTCTTCTACTAGCATCCTTACTCTTCTTAAGAGTAATGGAGATAAGGTAGAAACTGAAGTATCAGTTATTCCTCCCACGTACTCTTATGGTATTATGGTGTATGGAGTAATGTTAGACAATAAGACTGACAAAATCTATACTGAGGCTAATAGTTCTCTTTTGATGCAATATAACTCTGATAGAAATGTTAAGGTTGGTATTGCAATGTACGCCGTTGCTACTACTTCTGTAACAACAGATAGAATTGGACCTTTCAATGTTAAGATTAGTTATGGAACTCAATCTGGAACATTTAGAGTAAACAATATTAAATATAACTAGTGTATTATTGATCCTTCTACTGGAGCAATTACTGGAGTTAATGTATCATCAGAGGAATTAATTGATACTCTAGCTTGGATAGATATTACTGAGTTATTTACTAAAACTTAGTCTGCTAAGAAAATTACTGCTCAGGTAATAGATGACCCTGAAGTAGAAGATACTTTAGACCTTCCAATTACTACCGAAGTAATCACTCTTAATTACAATGGGGAAGTTGTCTTAAGTAACAACCTAGTTAATTTCTCTCTAACTGGAGGAACAACTAGCAATTATCACTTAGAGGGATTTAATAACGGCTCTGCATTTTCTACAAGTGGAGGGGTATTGAATTATTCTAGTTTAACCTCAGGACTTAATCAATTAGCTGTAAAGGCAGTCCATAATACTGAGAGTTCTATTTATACAGACTATATTTATGTAGATATTATTTATACATATAATTGCGCAGAAACAATCGTTGCTATTAATGGAGTAAGTAATGGTATTGCGAACAATGGCGTAGCTACTCTATATGAGTTAACTGTATTTAGCCCAGATAATAGCTCTATGGCTATAACTACTTATCTAGAGAATGAAATGCCAGACTCTGAAAGTATGAATCCTACTGAAATCATGAAGTATGAAGTTATTAGCGCTTCATCTTACAATGAATAGGGAGTCTACGACACTTCGTATAAAAAATATATAGAGATAAATAGTAGCGATTCTGAAAAATATTTAGTAATTAAAGTAGATGATACTTACTATAAGTTCTATACTGTATTTACTAATAGTTTAGGATAGACTACCGCCTATACAAGCAACTTCAAAACTATGAGAGTAGAGGCAGTGAATCCAGAATTTATATATTCGTAGGATATAGCTCCTTCTAAGAACTTTGACTAGATTGAAGGCTACTTAAATGATATTTTTGTTACTGACGAATATGCCACTGGTTCAAATCCGGCTACGGTAATATCAGATTTGGAATCGTCAGACGGATGGTAGGAAGAAGATGGGCGTACAATATTTAAAGTATCTGCACAGGATAATCCTATACTAAAATCACCTCTAAGTTTAGGATTAGGAAATAATTTCACTATTGAATTAGGATTTAAAACTTATAACATTAGTGATGAGAGCAAACCAATAGCTACAATAGGAAACTTCTAGTTGAGACCTACTCAATTCTGTTGGAATACTGAGGATAACGATTTATTTAATGCTAGAAATGCTCAATTCCAAGAAGGGGTAGAGACTCATGTATTAGTAACTGTATAGAAAGGCTTTGTTATCTCTAAGAGTGATATTTACTATCCGAACTTCCTAGCTAGCTTCTAGAGTGCTTTTGATTAGGCAGCTCCTACTACTAGCATTAACTTAGTTAGAATATATGTGAATGGAGTAATTGATAGAGAAATTTCTTTAACAGATTCTGAACTTAATACGTTTGCTTCTGCAGCACTATAGATTAATCCTACAACTGCTGATATTGATTTTTATCTATTCAGAGTATATAATAGTACTGCTCTTACTTTTAATCAGGTTTAGAAAAATTATCTTTCTTTCTTGAAAGAAAAGACCTCTAAAGAAGAGTTCTTCGACAAGAATGATATTCTTGGAACTAATGGAGAAATCTCTTTTAGTAGAGCTAATAGTAAATATAATACTTTAGTATATGTATTCCCGACTGGAGCTAAATTCCCACATAGAGCTTGGGGAGGTGAAGATAATGAAACTCCTCCACAAGAAACAGCATAGAAAAATTCTCCAGTAACTTTATTCGTTAACTATGCTAACTCTTCTGTTAATAACTTATACGGAGGTAGATTAACTCATGGTCAAGTAAAGGGACAAGGTTCCTCTGCAATGAGATATCTAATTTGGAATGTTACCTATGCTTTAAATAAATTAAAGGATTAGGAAGGACAGAAAATAAAGAGTCCGTTTACTCCATACTCCTAGTTAGATACAGATACTAATACGTTTAGAGAAGATGCTTCTTCTACGAAGGGTTACTATGTAATGCCTCCTTATGATGGATAGCAAGATACCACTGCATATAAGATAACTAAATTAGTAGGTAAAGTAAACTTTGCTTCTTCTATGCAGTCTCATAAGATTGGTTCTTGTAAATTATTTGATGATGCCTATAAGGAATCTAGAGGAAATTTAATTTCAGGAGGACAGAAAGCCGTACATGAAGAACCATTCCTATACTTCTATTGGGAAACTGATTTAGAAGATGTTTCTACTATAGAACTAGCAGATTTGTTAGATAATGATGAATCTATCAAATTTATGGGATTCCAAACTTGGGGAGCAGGTAAAGGAGACGATGCTTCCAGTGGATATGACGAAGATATAACTCCTGAATATCTAATGCTAGAAGGTGGTGAAAACACTGACCCATCTGTAAACTTTAGACGTCCTTGGTAGGCGCTTCAAAGAGCCTCTGGTGTACTTGGAGAAGATACTTATGGACTAACTAATCAACCAACTATAACTTATGCTAATTCTTTACTTCGTCCTTGGGATAATCTTTTAATCGAAGATGAATCTGTTGTATACGATTAGAGAGGAGCTTGGGATATTGATTATGGTTGTGAAGAAGTAGAAAATGATAGTGGAAAGACATACTTCCAATTTGCTGAATCAGTACATGAATCTTTAAAGAAGTTTAGAGAGTTCTACGACTTCGTTTATACACATGATTACAACATGGTTCAGACAAGCGCTACTAGTCCTTCTGGATGGGATGTAACTAAAAAGTACATTGTAACAGCTAGTACTTGTACGCTAAATCCAACTAGTCATAAGTCCGGAGATATTTATCGTTACGATGATATTAACGGAACTTGGGTATGTGCGGGAGTAAGCTATGAATCTGCTACTGGATGGGCTAGAGCTAATATCTACGAGTTAGCTGGAACAAGTAGCGCTTTAGGCATTCCTGCTGCATTAGATGCAATGAAAGCTAATTTCATTACAGGAATTAAGAACTACATAGATGTAAATGATATTGCTTTCCACTAGGCTTTTATTAAGTTTGTATCTGGAACTGACAATAGAGCTAAAAATACATATTTCCAAATTATTGGAAAACTAAGAGAAGAAAACGAAGAAGGAGAATTTGTTGAGAGTGGTAAGGGGGATTATCTAGTTAGACTTATTGGAGACGACTTAGATACTATTTTAGTAACTGATAATAACGGTCTTCAGTCTAAGCCTTATAATTTGCTAGAGACTTCCTACAGAGAGGCTGACTCAGTATATTGGGGAGATGCTAACAATGTATTCTTCTATATGTTTGACCAATGTTTCGAATCTGAAATAAAAACATATTTAGCAAGTGTTATAAATACTGCATTTAAGAACAGTAACAGTATGGAAGATAAATCAAATTACTTCTATAAAGTGTTCTTTAATGTTCAAGAAACGTTCCCAGCAGTAGCATATAACCATACAGCTAAGATATATTATGAAAATGCTTAGGCTATTAAAAATTCTAAGGTACTTTCATATTATAGTAACAACGAGATTGAACCTATCGAACAAAGCCACGGCTCTTGCTTAGCTTGTGAGAAATAGTTCATGACCAAGAGATTTGCATTCCTTTCTACTTATGCATAGACTTCTTTAGGAGCTATTGCACTGAGAACTGCAAGTTCTGCAGGTAGTGGTGATACTCTGAGATTAAGAATGGAGTTTGAACCATATTAGGATTGCTATCCTGTTTATCATTACAACGGTAAAAACCTTTATCTATCTAATTTCTAGACATCTAACTTTGATGCAATTAAGAATTTAGCATAGACAGGAAATAGTTATACAGCCGAAATCAATCAAGGAGATCCTGCAATTAACCAAGGTATATACTTAACTACTTTATATAAGAAGTTAAATATTTTAGGTTTAAAGATGTCTACTATTGATGCAGATTTTGCTAGAACTACTGAGTTCCAAATTGATAATGCTTAGTTAGACGATTATACTAGTCTATTCCCAAGCGATTATCCGGACTTAGCTATCAGCTTATTTACTCCTTCATTCCCAGTGTTAGAGAGCTTAACTCTTAGAAATATGACACTTCCTACAGAAATGGATTTGTCTAAGTTCTTAAAGTTAGAGACTATAGACTTCTCTAAGACTACTACTAAGAGCGTAGTATTCCCACAAACTGGTAGACTAAAGAATGTAATTCTTCCTGATACTATAGAAACATTTAGAATCTATGATAATCCAGGATTGACTGATATTACATTTGAAGGATTGAATAATTTATCAACAGTATATATTGACTGTGATAATGTAGGAAGTTTTGATGTAGCTAATTTCTGCGAATAGTTAATTAACTGCAATGCCCTTCAATCAGTAACTATTAGAAATGCTAATCTGTATATAACAGAAGATGCATTAAGAAAGATGATTCTTACTAATACTTGTAACTTAACTGGAGATATTTACATTGTAAATACTGCAGGAAGCACTTAGTTGAAGGCTATTAGCTTTGCTACAAAGCAGTTATTAGTTAATACATTTGGAGACATTTCTAGTTCTTCTTCTAAGATTAGAATCCATTTCCAAAGTGCTGAAATCCTAGACTTTAGTTGTGCAGGGGAAGTTTCTGTATATTACTAGGCTGGAGAATCCGGAACTATTGTTCGTCAAAACCTATTTGACATTACAGTAGATTCTGGTAATGATGTTGAAATAAAATCTGGAACTAACCCTTATAATCCATCAGTAAATGGATACTTAGATATTACTTACTCTATGTCAGGAGTATCAACTGATATTGCTACTATTGATTAGACTGGTGCTATTACCTTGAAGAAGGAATCTAGTAGTACTGCTACAGTAACTATTAGTATGAAGGTTGCTAATAGTGGAACTCCCATTAGAAAAACTGTTAAAGTAAGCTTCGCTTGGAAGGCTCCTTAGCTTGGAGACTTTGCATATGCTGATGGTACGTTTACTAGCTCATTTGATGCTACTAAGACTTTAGTTGGTCTAGTGTATGCAAAGGATGAAAGTGATGATACGTCTGGAGTAGTTTACATCATTGGTAAGGAATACACTGATGAAGAAAAGTCTTACTACTTAGGATATAGTGCAGATGGAAATTCTGGTTCTCAGGAATAGATATTACAACAGCTGTATTAGGTACAAGCCTATTTGTCTAGCGTGTCTGTTTCTAATTATGAAACTGTTTCTGGTACTGCTACTCCTAACTTAATTAATAATATTAATGTATCTACCTACAACATACAGGTAAATACAGCATTTGCTGGTAAGTCTGATACTGAATTATATATTAATCATGTAAATAGTAAGTTACTTCCTATTTTGTATAATAACTCGGCTTGTAAGCCTTATATTAGCAGAAAACAAGTTTCTTCAGGAGGTAGTACTTCATGGGAATACTACATAGAATCTAAGTCTAACTTAAATAATCTATGTGAAGCTATTCAGACAGTATGGACCAATGCTTCTGGAACAGATATTATGAGCTGTCTATTATATCCATACTTCTATAGTATGTAGGTATATGAACCGTCTGTAAAGGATGGAGAAACTCTAAATTCAGCTTATAAGAAAGGTAATTGGTATGCTCCTTCAGTAGCTGAGTTCTCTAGAATTATTTACTATAGAGGTTATAGTGTCTCTGGAAGTAATTTCAATACTGGAGATACAGTAAGATAGCCTATTAGTACCTCAGTTGCCAATGGAGGTGGAGTGCTAACAACTCCAATTTTCTCTATTGCATATTCTAGAGCTAACAACTAGTTCCCATCTGTATGGTCTAATATAGTAGGTTCTGGAGATAATGCTGGAGTAAATAATATTACTACTTCTATTAACTCGTCAGCTGCTAACAACTATTCTTATCAAAGAACTTAGCAATATGACGGAAGTTCTGGAGGTTATACATACTCTAATGAATGGGTTACTGGTAGTTATAACGACCCATCATACTGGAACACAGTTCAATATAATAATGCTTGGAGATTAACTAAACATCAAGGAGTACCATTTACTAAATTTAATTATTCTAAGAATGGCTGATAATTTCATGCAAATAAGTCACGATAATCGTTATTATGTAATTAATAAGGATGACTCTTTGAAATCCTTACTCACTCACGAGGAGCTGTTAAGGCTCCCCTTGAGTGTTTGGAAGGAGTTATTTGAGCGAAAAGATGGAGTATGTTATTTTAAATTAATGCTTCCAGTTTTAGAAGCAGCTATTAAAGCATATGATAAATCATCTAATGTTGATTCGTTCTATTATAACGACAAAGAGTATTGGTTAGATAAAGCTACTAGAGTCGGACTACAAAATTTAGCTAATTGTAGTACTGGTAATATGTCTTTGGTTCTTGGTAGTGAAATAATCGAATTACCAGTAGACAAGGTAAAAGAATTTCTAGCTTAGCTAGAGGTGTACGCTGGGAAATGTTATGTAAACACAACTCAACATCTATTAGCTATAAAAGAGCTTAAGACAGTTGAAGATGTTATAAAATATGATTATACTTCTGGGTATCCAGATAAGATTACGTTAAATGAATGAGAATTTAGAAAAGGATAAAATATAGCTAGGGAATGAAAAGCCCTAGCTACTTCCTTCTAAATCATTACTTAATACTATAAAGCTTGGCTATGATACTAAGCCAGTTCCTCCACCTCCTGAAAATCATATTGATTTTATAGAAGGGGATTCTGTGATGACTACCATAAGTACAGGGTTTGAGCATAATGACAAGCCAGTTCCTCCACCTCCTGAAATCAACCTTAGCTGTAAAACTCCGAAACATAAAAATCCAGATTCAGTTATAGGAAGTGTAGATACGGGATTCGGATGTGATAATTAGCTTATTAGAGAATGTCCAAAACCAAAATATAAAACTCATTTATGTAAAGAAAATTATTTAGGCGAGTTTAAAACAGAATCTGAGAAGACGCTAGCTAGAACTAATCTAGGAGTTTATAGTAAAGAAGAAATAGATAGAATTGTAGGTCAAATTGTGGAAAACAATAACAACAATTTTATCACTAAAAAGGAAGTTCAGAATATGATAGCCGACTTAGATTTTGTAGATTCTACACTAAAATCTTATGTAGACTACCAAATACCTAATAATTTATTTAAATTATGAGTACAACACAAATAAAAAGATTATTTCAATCAAAAACTGAATTTGTCCCTATTACCTTAGCGGAGGCAGTAGTAGTAAACACCTCTAATATTCCAGGACTTTCATCATTAGGAATAACAACTCTTGACAAGGTATTAAGAACTACAATGGGAGTTGTAGGAACTAATGCTGGAGATATTGCTGTGTTGAAGAATACAGTTCAACAAATTAATACAGCCTTAGAGGGTAAATAGGATAAGCTTACTGCTGGTGTAGGTATTACTATTTCTCCAGAAGGAGTTATTAGTACTACTAATAGCATAGAACTATACAAGATAGTTACTTAGCTACCAACAGCGTCAAAAGACTGTTTAAATTCTATATATTTAGTTCCTGCACCATCCGGTACTACAGGAAATATTTTTATCGAATATATTTGTGTGTATGAAAATACGCAGGCGAAATATATTTGGGAAAAAATTGGAGAAGTCCAAACAGATGTAGATTTATCTGGTTATGTAACTAACGAAACCTTTAATTAGACTATTAATATTATTAATGGCTAGTTAGCAAACACTATCACTGCTCAAGATGTTACTACATCAGATGGTGCTTCTAAGGTAGTAGTTAATTATACTATTCCATCAGATTTATATGACAGTATGGTCAATACAGATAGCACAGACCAAGTAATAGGAGGATAATCATGGAATTAACTATTAAACAACTTAAGCAACATGGTTAGATATTCGTTCCTTAGACTACTGCTGAAGCTGTTTTAGTTAAAGATGGTGAAGAAGTAATTACTCTTGATAATATGCTAGAGAGGAAGATTGAGTAGATTATTACACCTGCTGGGTCTGGACTATAGGCATTTAAGCAAGAAAAGAATATAATTCTTACTCACTCCAACTCCATAACTGCAAATGAATCTCCTTCTTCAGTAAAGGTAAAATACGATAATCGAGGACACATAGTAGAAGTCGCTCCTACTAGTAATGTGACGGTAATAGTGGACCAAGAAGGTTATCTTTAGTATAACGGGTCAGAAGACCGGAATCTGCTTCTGGGGAATGATTTTGGAATAGATGAAGATAATAAAATTATA